TACTAGTAGTAGAGTTGATACTAGTAGTAAGAGTAGATGACTACTAGTAGTTAGAATAGAATATTATTCACAATAAACAGATACGTTAATGAACGGTTTACCCGAGAAAGAGTGTGCTATACGAGCCGTACAGTACGGTCTTGAAGACTTCAAATCATGAAGATCTAACGAAATGGCCGCCGAAATTGAACCATATCCGACGGCTCAAAATGTAGATCTACGGTCAAATCAAATTTGAGAAGCCAATCAGGCAGGTTGGCATAGTTCAAATACTCTAAGGTGCTCTATAGGATGCTCTAAAGAGGATATTCAAATACTCTAAAGAGGATATTCAAATACTCTAAGGTACTCTAAGGTGCTCTAAGGTGCTCTATAGGATGCTCTATAGGATGCTCTATAGGATGCTCTAAAGAGGAGTTAATACTCCCTCTCTTACTACTAGTAGAGTAGAGTACAAAGTCTCTCTTACTACTAGTAGAGTACAGTTCCACACCGTGCTTGTTTGTCTGTGTTCGGCTGTGCGTTCGGTGTGGTCCAGGTCGGCTTCTTCTACTAGTAGCGTGTGCTGTCGTCCACATGCGTAACTCGCTTTTAAGCAGGCTGTGTGCTGAGCTTTGTTGTTACTAGTAGTTAGAGACTGTTATTAACTTGTTCGCGTTGTGTGCTTGGTTGTGCGCTCGTCATCGCAGCGGGGCCTGTTGCTCGTTGCACACGCTACTAGCGGCATCGCGCGAGGAAGAACGAAGGTAATAGTTATTATGTGTGTTTGATCTCTACTAGAATTTTTTCTTCTTTCTAGTTCTGTTTTTTATTAACTCGTCGTTGAGTTGTGTGTGTGCGCTCGTCATCGCAGCGGGGCCACCGGTGTGATCACACCGGGTTTGTTCTCGTTGGTTCTCTCAAAAGCCCGGATCGAGTTGATATTGAGAACGACGAGTATCTCGATCGAGTTGAATTATGTGCTGGGGCGGCACTCTTTAGGATCTATCAGTGTTTTATTTTGATTTTTCCAGCCTGTTACTAGATAATACGAAACACCATAATCAATCTTGTTGATTCGAATAGTTGATTCTTGAATCATAATACTAACTTTTCTTTTTATTTAAGTGTGCCTATCATAATTGCCTTAACTGATAACTCTATCAAAGTAAGAACCTTTGGGGTTATTACTTTAGGAAACATCATTTCGAGGTCTTTCAATTCTAGCTCGACCGTTGAAGAAGAAGGATGATGCCCGGTAGAGTTTTCTAGGTCTATTTGAAACAACCCATTTTCTTGGTCTTTTAGGTATCTACAGTTAACGTCATCCCTTACAAGTGTTATCCAAGTTTTAGGGATAAAACTTGAATTTGCTGAACACTTATAATAGTAAATATTATAAATGGTTTTGTCAATGCAAATAGTTGGTAAACTCATTAGTCTCTCAATCTAATAAAGGTTCAACCAAATAACATGGTTGTCCGGTCGATCTTAATAAAGTTAAATTCTTTTCAGGCCGAGGGTCTTCTTTAAATTTAAGATGAAAAAACCAATTAAAATTAGGTACCACTAATCTCTGCCACGTTTCTTTTCTTAGAACATATCTTTCATTTAACATAAATCTATATGCCTCTGCTGGACTTACTTGATATAAAAAGAAATCAATATATAATAAGTCTGCTGAATGTTTGTATGAAACTTCTTTTAATATAACAAAATCAGGCATAATTGGTTTTTCCATCTTAAAACCTATTCAGTTTTTTCAAATACGCGGCGCGCGAGGATTTCCTGACAAACGAATTAAAGTTAATTGAGATTCCGAAAGTATCTCATCGAGTTTTAGTCCGTTGATATCTAGTGTTGTACGGATAAAATGAAAATTTCTATCAATTCGCTGATGATAATGCACAGCGCTTAACCAAGTTTGAAAATTGGTATTTCTATTCTTAAAAACATCAACGAGAATTGATCTAGGATTATCTTTTAAATCGTGTAATTCTACACAAACGGGATGAGTAAGTCTCATTTGAGTTTACCTATTATTGCGTGTCAATAACAACAGTGTGTGCATCTTTGCACCGATCGTATCTTCAAATCCTAGATCATCACTTGTACCAGATAAATATCCACCGTGAATAGAATAGGAATCTGTTAGCTTTAACGAGTTATCTGATTGAATATCATAAAAGGCAAATGCTTCTTTTTTTATTAGAGTAACCATTTGACTATTATCACCTCCAAAGCGATCGGTCATCCTCGATCCGTTAAACGATCCTTCTATCATTTATTAATCTTCCTTTTAGCAACTAAACTAATAATGAGCCAATCAACCGATTTAATTTTATCCGGAGAATTATATTTTAAACATGGATAAAGTTTTGGTTGAGATACTCGAGAACCGTCGGGCAATTCCTGGTAGTGATCAACCCATTTTGTCATCATTTTTTGAGCCCTTGTCGTGTATTCAAGTTGTTTAACTCGAAAAGGATCGTCATCACTTCCTGAATACTCTATCAAGTATTGATCGTGTTCTTTCATCTTTGTTTGCCTCTGTTGCCCAAGCGAGTTCAACTCGAAAATCAAATCTTCCTAGTTCAGATCAAATCATTATTAAAAAGGATTCAGTTTGTCTTTTTGCATTCTTTATGACAAGGTAGGTTCGATCATCGTCGTCTTCAAAACGAGAATATATTCCGTATAGTTGCATATAAGAAATTGGAAATTCATCAAGTCTTATATATTCCGGATCAGACCGACCTTTTTTTAAGTTTTTAATTCGGAACTCTAATTTTTTCATTTCACTTCACAACAATACCCGATTGGTTATTTGGATCAACAATACCGATTGCTTCTTTCATCCCCTCGTTAAAACCTCGGTCATATCCTCTATCATAAGCTCTATATTGAATGACAAATAGTATAGATCCAAGGATAAAGAATATAATTCCTAATGCTGCAACAAAAGAAAGAGTTGGATATCGCTCAATCATTATACATTGGTCCTTTTAATGAAGGTGGACATATTCCCATCTTTAACAAGAGTTTGTTGTTGTCTGACAAAGATTCAAATTTTTCTTTTAATTCATACCAATTACCCAATTTACTTTTAAAAACTTCTACTACTTTGAATTTATCTTTTTCTGTTCTTAGAACCCAGTCTGCAGAAGAAATTAGTCTAATTGAATGTTGATTGAATAATGGTGTATGAACTAAGTTGCTATCTTTATAGAAATCAACTACTACAATTTGAGGATTATTATGAGGAATATATAACCAATTAGTATACCACATATTATTCGCTTTCTCGGACAACTGGATCTTCTTGATAAAAGATAACACCAACACGATCGGTAACCGAACTAAACTTTGGCATCCAAAAAGTTGATCTACCATAGATCGAGTTACTGGACCAACTGGTCTGTTTTCTTCTGGAATACGAGCAAGTATCTCATCAGATAAGGTAACTTCACTCGTGCGTCGTTGTACAAACGTACCTCTCTTAAAGCAAGAAGGATAATCATTAAAGTTAATTCCGGCTTCTTGAAAGAGTCGTTCTTGCATTTGTTTTCTGACAATCCCTCGAGGCTATTATGAGAAAAGCGATGTTGAGCGGCCATGCTGACAGCATTCTTTGTGGCATCCTGTTCTCGCCACAGAACTGCGCGTGCAGCTTCTGTGAGATTAGGTACATTGAAAACACGAGCATCAAAGCGAGCAGGACCATACCCATCGTGAGCAGGAAGGAATAGATCTTTCTTGTGGTTGAAAAAAGCAGCGGCTATCGATGCCAAGATCGAAACCATCTTCTGTTCTTTCCCGTCTAGATACAATTGACTCTTGTAATCTTCAGCATAGAATACTAGAGTGATTTCATCTGATTGAGTATAACCAATTCGAGCATGAGTTTCCTTAACAAGTTCTCGTGTAACTTCAATCATAAGCTGATTAAAGGAAAAGTCATAAGGGCGATCCAACCCCTTGGTCCATTTACTCGAGCGTTTACCATCAATTCGAGCAATGACAGGAAGGAGAGGAATAAATCGATCACTACTCTCGTAACCTTTCATTCGATCGCCAAAATTATCATAATTGGGCATTTCTTGTTCCTTTCTTATACAAAATTACCAGATTCCTGTTCACTGATAAGATCCTGTGCCTCTTTGAGAATACCACTATAAATTTTAGCGTCATCATCACTAAAACATACAAACCTTACATTTGGAATTCCCTCAATACCAACATAAGACATAATGGTACCAATTGCAACCCTTGCTCCGATCTCCATTGGAACTCCATAGACCCCACAACTAATAGCTGGCAGACCAACTGACTTAACTTTTTTATCTAGAGCAACTTCCATAATTCGAGAATATGTCTGCATTAAGATTGTAGAACACAACTCCATATCATTTACAATTCGATAGTCAGGACCAACTGCATGAATAATATTCTCAATTCCGTTATCGAGAAGACTACCAAATGCAGGTGTCATCACAGCATCTCCTGTGTGACAACCATGAGGATGATTTGAAAAGATATGTTCGTCTAGTTCAGGACCTGTTGCCTTAAAAATAGCACCACAAACACCAGAGCCTCGTCCCAATCCTGGATTAGCAGCATTGACAATGCAATCGGCATCTGTTAGAGTAATGTCTCCTACTTCAATAAAGACTTTCACATTTTAACTCCATTGTTTGTGTTTTGTTACTTTAATATTATAGCAATTAATTTTGGTAAAGTCAAGTAGGTATTCCTGATGTGTTAATCTCAGGACGAGGCGAAAAAGGTGTGTAGATTATGCGAGGACCGCTTTCCTCGCCAAATACACCAATTGCTTGTTTATTACACCATACTGAATTATTATCTAAATTATATCGGTTTTTACTTTCGTACGCAAGTCCTCCTTTTGTAGGAGTATGACCGTGTACAATAATTCTCTTCTTACCATCTAACGCTACATATTCACCAGTATACTCATTAACTGGCCTTGCCCAAGAATAAACATGTCCACCTTGACGATTAGGATCATCAACAGGCGCATCAAGTCTTACTCCGCCATGAACAAAAAAGTATTCACCATTGTCATGATAGTATGGAAGACCTAACATAAAATCAATGTGTCGTTGTGGAATAGAATTAATGATAGTTCTCCAATTCCAACTATCTGAATCTAATTCATGATCAAAATTTTCTGATTTTATTAAAGGATTATTACCATATGATTTCACAGCAGTAATACCACCGTTCTCTAACCACATACGACGCCAAGAAGCTTTTTCCGTACTAGGATGCCAAACAGCTCCTAATCCTGCTAACATGATATCTTCATGGTTACCGCGTATATGAATTTCTTTAAAATCTTTTAACGGATTAGAAATCAATTCTTCTAACACTTGAGCAGACTCGGGACCTCTATCCACATAATCACCTAAATAGACTATAGTAGAATCGGTGTATTCGTTTTTATTTGCATCTTGTTTAATAACATATCTTGCTGAACGAAGTAAATCAAGCCTACCATGGATATCGCCTATACAATAATACATATTCATCTTTCTTTCTTTCTTAAAAGTAAGAAAGGTGAACACGTTCTATGTTCACCTTTCTAAGTTTAACAAATGCACAGGTAAGTTTTACTTACCAGATTTCGTCAAGCTTACTGAGTGTTCTAGCGGTTGTAGTTTCCCATACCACTAAATTATGTCCATTGCTACTAACAACAGACTTGATGTCTCCATCTTCACATGCATCTATAACAGTTACAATGTCAACTCCAACATGATCAGCAACAGTTCTCTTGTAAAGATTGTCACCTACCAAGAACTTATTATCAATCATAACCATAACACCGCCACTGAATTCATACTTACGTGAGACAGGAACAGTTTTAGTGGCTACTGGATTAACAGGAGGAGTAGTAAAGTATCCATAACAGTCACGCCAGCGACCATTTGAATCCAACTTCTTACCTTCGTCAGAAGCTGGCTTAGGAGCCGCAACGCCTGTCTTTACCATAGAAGCATCTGCTACTGATTGACCCCAACGATGAGTAGTAGTTGGCTTGTTATTAAACTCTCCAACAACATCATATGCACATGCACGACCCTTGGAGTTGTTGTAATCTGTAGGAATTGACACAACATCTCTTGGGTTAATCTTCAAGATTACAACACGTCCATGACTTGCGTAAGAACCTAAATAACCTTGAGAACAGAAATGCAAACCATATGAACATGTGCGATCGGCATCTTCATCAACCTGGTTACGTTGTATGCTAACATGAACACCAATTGAATTGTCAGTCTTACCATCGTAGTGTGACTTATAATCATCTCGAACCATCTTATAAGCTAGGAAACAGCCATCATCTGTAATTGGAAGATCAGTTGCTTCTAAGAAGCCATATAGTTCATTCACTGCACGCCTTGATGGATTCTGATACAAGTTTTCAACAAACTTGAACATTGGAGACATATCAAAGCCTTCTTTATGCATTTGAACCGCACGATCACCAAGAACGCCATTAACCGGACGATCACCAAAATACAACAAACCGTGTTGAATCTTAACTGAGCCTGCGACAGAACTAAATCGTGCAGCCATTTCGCCTGCAAGATCAAGTAGCTTCTGTGCTTCATCATAATTACGAACCTTAATAGCTTCGCGAATTTCGTCGTAATTACGATGTGATAGTGCCGTAATACTTACTGTGTTGCCATCGGACGTTACAACTGTAATCGCCTGTGGTGCAACGGTAGCTGCTAGAATTCCCATTTAAATCTCCTTTTGGGTTGCGCCTAAATTTGCCTAATTAATATAGTATTCTTACTATAGCAGATGTTAGAGGTTTTGTCAACCTCTAACATCGATTTTATTTAAGATTTATCAACTAAGTTGACATATTCTCGCAAATCCTTCTCTTCTTGTGGAGAAAGATTTCCGTATGTGTTTATGTATTTGATCATAGGATAAGTGTCAATTAACGTTTGCCAATTAGCTTTAATTTTAGAAGGATCTCCCTTGATTCCACTAAGCTCAATTTTAAAGATCTTAGCACCTTCTCTAAATTCATTCAACCACTGTTCATCAGTATTTTCGTTGCTAAATGAATCAAAAAATTCAGTTACTGCCTTCCCACCTATTTTCTTTTTATTTAAGAAAGAAAATGGTCGAATAGTTTGTGGAAAGTTATATCCTTGTGTTTGACGGAAGGCATGTGCATCTGCAGCGATCTTCATTTCATTTAACAAAGCTGTTTTATTAAGATCGATGTATTTCTTAACTTCGTCTACAAGATCCTTTCTGTTTGGAGCATTCTTAGAAACTCGTTTTCGTAAATTTCTAGGCACTCCATATACTTTGTCGCTGCTTTTGATTACTTTTAACGCAAGAGCAATACGATAGATAATACTTGGACAGCAATTCTTGTAGTTAAATGCTTTGTTATACGAATCGTAATAATCAATATCACTTTGAAAAACATCAATTGTATATTCTACATCCTTTAATTCTACAGTTGAAGACGCTGACCATCTGTCTCGTTTCGTATGTGTGTTATTAGTAAAGTACGTCAAATCTGCAATAGTTTGATCAACTATTGGTCGACTTCCTCCACTAGCAATATTCTTTGGAGGTTTTGGAAAAGAACTAGCAAGTAAGAAAGGTTTCTTACCGTAACCTATAAGCTCAATAAACTCCTTCAAAGTAGCAGCAGTATAATTTCTAATCATAAAATAACGATCACCCGGTTGTGCATTATTTTCAACATAATGTTTGAAACGACTCGGACCATCTACTTTAGCATCATCTAGTACAAAATAATAAGTCTTGTGTGGAGCAACTCGAAGGTCTCGACGATTAAAATTTGGTTTATAATTTCTTACAACTCGAGAATTAGTATAGTCTCCTTGATTATAAGCCATTACATGGAAATCAACACTTGTTTCAACGTAAACTGAAGAAGTGTTAACGTCCTTGCCCTTCCATTTAGGACTGACCAAACCGTAATTTATCAACCTATTTACACCATCTTTATTTTGATTTATTTCGTTTAGTGCAACTGCGGCATCCCACATGTTTTCATATTTTAGAAATTGTTCATTTATAACTTCTGTTATCTCTTTTAGAGCTCGTTCAAATGCATCAATTATATTCTTAGAAGTGCGAGCATCGTAACCAAGATCTTCTCGACTAGCACTAACTTCAAGTTCACCTATTTCAAAATCAAGCTCAAGACCAAGGGAGTTGTATATTCGACGTTTTTCATGACTAACACCTTGTAGATTATCTGTACGAATAGGATAAGCCACTGTTCCTTGTATTGCGTACGAAGTGTTATCATTGTAATGACTTTGAGAAGATTTTATCATACGCCAACCGTCACTAATATGACTATATTCAACCTTCTTAATCTCAAAATCCGATACACCAACTACCTTTGGTACAATTGGATAACGCTTGAAGACTTCTTCAGCCTTTCTTTGAAAGTCTCGAAAATCTTCTTGTTTTGCTGCAATTTTAATTTCCATACCGTTATGTTCTTTAGTATGAAAAGGACTACCATCAACAAGACCAACAGTAGGAACACCATCGTCTCCGATGTCAATCATATAGATACGCTTTTCACCATTTACAATAGAAGTAACAGTAAATGCATCGGTATAACTAAAAGGGGACTTGGAACCAAGTCCCATGGCACCTGTAAATTCATTAGACGAGTCTTTTGTACTGTCAAAATAAGTAGAATACAATCCCATTACTTGTTCATGTTCTAGACCAGTACCGTAGTCACGAATAGAATACCAAGGTTCAATTGAATTAGGTAAATGAACTATAAATGGCTTTGATGTTGTACCAGCGGCAACATGGGCGTCCCATGCGTTAGAACCAAGTTCTCGAATCACAGCTTTTACCTTGTCAGAATACAAACCATCTGACAAGATTCGAAATGCTTGTGCGCTTGCCTTAATTTTAAATCCACGACTTTCGCCTATTCCACTACGACTAATTTCAGTTTTTGTACTTTGAATTTTCATCATTTATCCTTATGTGATTGTTTTAACACTATTTTAGTGTAAACGCATCTTCTAATAAAGTCAAATATTTAAACGAGCATATATCCTGAGTCAACAAGATCTACTCTTAGTCTGTTAAGTCCGTCTCTGGTTAAATGTGGAAGTTTGACCCTGTTTGTTGAACTCGAAATTGCCTCAACAAGAATCTTTGCTTCTGACAACCTAAAACCAGTAGCAGCTCGAATAGATTTAATTGCTTGAATCTTTCGAGTTTCAATGGCGTTTGGATCAAATGAAAGATATCTCTCACCACCATTACCTTGCATCAGTTCAGCAGTTATTCTTATTGGAAGATTCGGATGAATAACACACATTATATCATTTAGCAATTGATCAGCTTGTTCTGAATCTAGCAGTTCTCTAGCTAAATCTTCACCAAGTGCTATAAACATAGAAATTATATTATTTGGTATGTCACTTGAAGATTCCCAAATTAATGATTTTTTATCTGTTGTATCCGTCATATTATTAATTTCCTATAATTTTTACTTTGTTTCGTCTAATTCTTTAGATAAGCGATCCTTATCTGCTTTCTTATGAAGGTCCCACCAATCAGCTACTTTTCAAGATGTTGGATTACGTCCATTATAAACAATTTTTCCAAGTTGTTCTCTGTTTAGGTTTTTAATCATTTCACAAAGAGAATTAGTGTAATCAATCTTAGCATAGTAATCTTTTGAGGTATCAATTACCTCGTCTTCTGGAGTAAAACCTAACCTTTCAGTAACAAAAATTAAATAACTAGCAGTTTCTTGATAATATTTCTCTTTGTTAGTTTGATTTAAATGATCTGAATTACAAGGCATTTTCTTCTCCTTCTTGTGTTATCTCTTTAAGCATACGTTTTCGAACGTGACTCATCACAAGTCCATGTCCAACATATGCAACAACAGGCACAGATCGATCCCAACATTTACGACATTTTCTGCATTTACCTTCTTGAACAGAAGCAGGACAAACACTTGCTTCAGTCGGCCAAGCAGAAGTAGGAATAACGGTGCTACCATGTTCAACATCAAATGTACCATCTACATTTGGAGAACTATATCGAACCATTACATTTTCTTCTTGTTTGATTAATTCGAGTATAGGAAGCAATTTAGGAATAATATGACTTCGAGTTGGCAACCAATGTTTAGTCTCAGGCGTACCTTGTATAACTTCAAGGATCTTCTGACCAAGATCTGGATGATATACGTCTCCAGAATCAAACCATCGAAAGTACGGTTCCATTGAAATTTCATTGATCATCTCTTCTACCCAAGCGTCTCTCTTCCAATCTTCACGATTAAATTCGCGCATTTTTCGAGGAGTAGGATAGGTGTAATTTCCTGTTTTAGCATAACAAGATTTGCAGACTGGGATGATCTCGCCAGTCTCAATATCATGAGATCCTGGACAAGTTGCGCCGGCAGGTAAACTCCAGCTAGGTCCTGGCATCTTGACTGTCTTACTTAATTTAACCATAAAATCTTTAATCCTTAATCCTTATTATGTTGCTTATCAAACTTATCTTTCAAATCAGCAACAGTTCTAGCCAAACTTCCAACTTCTTTAACTATTACTTGTAAGTTTTCTAAACGTGGAATTAATACTCCTGAGTTAATTGATTTTCCAATATGGTCAACTGCTTCATCCATTTGATCTGCTAAGTTTCGAATTTCGGCAGTGGTTTTGTAAATTTTAGAATACATGCTCATGTAAGTTCTTTCTTAATCTTTTCTAGTTTTCTTTTTACTTTATATAAGGCTGTACTTTATCGCAGGGTACGGTAGCAAGTATCTTTGATCCCTGAGCATAACATATTCCAGTACGAGGATCTTTTGAATAGACCAAAGTAGAAGGATCGGGTGCCCAGCTTGATCCCCAGTTATTTTTTGTGCTTAGATACGCCAAGCTTAAAAGGACAACGAATATAAAACCAACAAAAATTACATAACTGATTTTCATTTTATTCTCCTAATCTATCTTCTTCAAGTATAGAAATTTGACTCATTCCACGCGTTTGATTCCAACAACCCATTAGCTATTTTCTTTTGTTGTATCGTCATTTAATTGCTGAGGTTTATTGATCTTAACAAAAGAATTCTTAACTTGAACCTCAAGCCATTCGATTCCTTCCCATCCAGGCCGGTTTGCCTTTATAACACTTACAAAGATAGACTTCTCTGAAAATCGAGTAATTACGCAATACCGAGATTCAGGCCACCTACCAGTTGTTGAGTAGAAGATATGATCTCCTACTACAACTTCTTCCCCAAGAAAGTCTTTAAAGGTTTTCGTCTGCATAACTTTGAGTCCTACTCAATGATTTATTACTACGTCGTTTCATTTCTTTAGAAATGATTTTTGATATCTTACCTAGAATGTACAATTTTTGAACTTTATTCGAGTAAGGTACAAGGTTACAACCTAAAAAGATATCGTCTGCTTCTTCATAGGTAATACCAAAAAACTGTGCTAGATGTTTCCCCTTGTTTTTAGGAGTTCCTCCATTTCTGTCTTTCTTTTTCTCATCAACACGTGAATAAACAGGATAATTTTTACTATCTAGAGAAAGCCCTTTTTTCATAAATTTAGGATGAGTACAAGCAATCCCACCTGCGCACTTAGTTTTATTAACCACACTAACCCAATTTTCCGTATTGAATTCATCATCTGGGTGATTTAAGACAAGTGATTGAAGTTCAAGAAGTCTTTTGAGACGGATTTTCATTTTTTTGTTTCTCAAATTGGATAAGGAGTGCCAATAACAGAATTAGAACCATATTGTCCAATCAACTGTTGCTTTGCATCATAAGGATTAGAAGCTTGAACTTGTACCTTCTGCAACCGCTGATTAACTCGAATAAGACCTTCATAAAGCTTCATCTCACTCTCCTGTGTTTGTGTTTGTGTTTTGCTATAATTTAATATAGCAATTTAACGTTGAAAAGTCAAATTGTATTATGAGAAAATTAGATGGCTCTCAATAATAATAATCGAACCTACAGCAAGGGCCATTCTTCCTATTTCTAATATTCTATTCTCCTATCGCAGCAGGATTAAACTCCTCGAATGCCTTCTTGTACAGAATGCATCAAACCTGATTCAAAGGCTCCAAGCATAGAACCACCGATAATAAGAAAGATAAGAGCCCAAAAAGGATGTTCTTGGACAATCAACATTAGCGCACCTACAAGAAAGAATGCACCAACGCCAAACCCTACAAGTGAAATATCCATTTAAGTGTGTGTCCTTCTAGTTGCTGGTTAAGAGGTTTCTTCGTCTACAAGATTAGTTTTCCTGTAGTCAACCGAACAATAGTCACACATAACTTTTCCATCGACGATTTGTTCATTACCTCTAATTCCACCTGACTCGCCTCGACAGATTTCACAATCATCGAGCAAACAGACCCATAGGAATTCTAGTATATTATTGAACAGTCGTTTCATTTTTCGTTAGGCTCCTTGTGTGACTATTAGCTTACTTTTACAGTATAGCAATTTTCACACAAAGAATCAACAGGTTTATAGATTTTTTCGACTTTATTTTGAATTGTCCATTTAAACGTGTCCCAAGTAAACATCAAAAGAACTGGAACAATCCAAAGGAGGGACATATGTATTAATGAAACGTTAGTTAAGGCAAGTATAAAGTACAAAGAAATCCAGCAAATACCTATAAAAATTTTATTAATCGTCATTGGCTGAAGAGTCATTGTCTTTGCCTCCCTTGATAACCCCAAATTGAGGTTTTCCATAAATTCTGTGAAAAGGTACAATAGTGCTACCATCTTCTACAAAATCATCTTTGCTAATAATGATAACTCCGTCTTCGTCTTCTTCATCCTCGTAATTAAACACTCCTACTTCTGGCAGATTAAAGCGTTCATGCACTTCGGCTAAAGTTTCAAAAATACTTTCTCGAGCATTTGAACAAATTTGTGAACGAGCAAGTATATGGCCAAGTTGCAGAGCTTCCATAAGGATTTCAATAGTGTCATCGTCTATAAAATAGAACGGTTTCTTATCACTCATTTGCTATCTCCACAGTGTCTACGCCCCATACATTTTTAAAACTAACAACAAACTCTCTATCAAGATCGAGATCAATTATTTTTAGCAATTCTTTGTCTGTATCTCTAGTCTTGATTATACCAAAGCCGTTGTAATCACCTGGTCCCGGAAAAGACTCACCAATGTTACCTCTTGCAGGATTTCCTGCATTGTCGAGCATTGTATTAACTCGAAAATAGCAAGCATATGATTGTCCTTCTACTATGTCTTCAATTTCAATCTTATTTTTATTCATTTTTGATCCTTTTCAGTATTTTTCTAACTTACAGGCTATGATTGTATTTACAAGTAATCCATTAATAACATTAATGAATCGAATGAACTCTAATCAAGGATCTTTTTATGAAAAGAGAGAACGTGTGATTCACACGTTCTCTCTTTCAGTTATGCTAAGGCAAGGTCGTTGCCAACATCAGCACGATATACAGGTTTACCGTTTTTCTTAAACCGAACAACTACCGGTCGGGCTAGATCCCAACTTAGTTTTTCAGCTTGGGTTTTAGCTTCAAAGAAAGAAGTAAATGTAGTTTCAAGAACTCTATATTCTTTTATTTCGGACATTACAATTTGCCTTTTATTGGTTAAGTTTTTGTTCTTCCATTATTTTATCAATATGTTTACACCGTCCACGGAATTGATGGCCTGGACAAGAGCAAGATGCTCGTCCGTTCCTTCCGATAGTAACTGTATAAACGTTTTCGTTTGATCCCGTGACTTTGAAGACCTGTTCCCTTGGTTGAGTTGGGTCTGCAGTCTTTTGCTCAAGTTTAGTGTTGTTGAGTTCAACTATCCTCTCCTTGTTTATGCGCCGAATGGGCCAATTTTTATTAGTAGTGGTAATACCTATTTCATTAGGAGCATACCACTTTTCTCGAATTAATTGTCCTGTGTATGTGTAGAATTCAGGTATATAAACATTGATAGCATAACGATGACGATTTGGCCAGAGAACGTTCTTCACTTTAATCGTAACGGTCTCACCTAACTTTATCGCTATTTTGCTCACCTCAAAGCCTTTCTGAGAGATTCTAGTTGTTCGTCAGTTATCCAACCTTCGTAAACAGAACGAGCTCGCATCTCATAAATCTCTTGAGTTTTTGACAAACCATTAAGATGATTTGACCATATACGAAATGCTTCATCTGAGATAGATGGATCATTTAGAATAGCCAAAATCTTTTCGGCACGATCAATTTGATTCTCTTCTGACCAGGGACCCATCGACTTTACCTCGTGTCTGTTGCTATATTTAATTATAGCATGTTGCTACGAAATGTCAAGTGTATTACCACGTAAACATTACAGTGATAGAAAGCAGCCAGATAACTATTAGCAGAAACCAATGTGCACCAACGTATCCACTTCGAGAATCCATTCCATTGGGTGATCGATCATATGTTACAGTTTTGACAGGTTTATTTTGATTATCGGTACTATGTTCAACTTTCTGGATTTGATTGCTACACAACTTTCGAAAACTCCAAAACCAAATAGGAATCATAATGATTAACATTATGAATCCAGATACTACATGGACAATCATAGATCCAAATAGATGGAAGATAATTAGGTAGATAGAGAGCTTGCCTACATCTGTTTTAGCAAAGTTGTTAACCTCAACACCCAATTCTCGAGCAGTAGCAGCTAGTGCTTTTCCGATATTAACTCCAAAATCAGATCCAAGGTTAGCATATTCTTTTATTGATTCCGGACTAATAATATTGGATGATTCCTTATTTGCCTTTGCCTTTGCAATGCTTAGCGCTATTTCTGCCTTTTCAATTTCGCTTAGTCCAGAAACATTAACCTGTTGGGCAAAAGCCGGCGATGTAAGAAAAAGCAATGTTAGGCATCCGGCGAGAATGAGAAATTTTTTGATCATCTTATGTCTCCTGTTTTTTGGTACCGTTTGTTGTACAGTTTGAGTTCTTCAAAAGTTAGCATATCAAAATACTTCTTTAGAAGTATTGGTTGTAGTTTTTTCACGATAAGTCAACCTGGGATTATTTATATTAATAGTATGCCAATCCCAAGGATATACTCTATCTATTTTATATTGAGAAAGAAACAACTCTGTTTGGCCTCTATGAACATCGAGCAATTTTTCATAAGGAAGAGTTATAATCTCAAGTTTCGAAAGATACTTTTTTAACGCAAATTTAATTGCTAGAGGAGCACACCCAACCAATTGATTTATCTTGCTATCTGCTGCAACAATATTCACATCAAGACTTTTGTATCCAGAAGGAAGAATAGATTGTGGAATTAAATGTTCAATTGAACATTTAGCGTCTTTTATCTTAAAGAGGTCAAGCCCAGAGTAGAAACAAACAGACAACTCTGTGTTTTGAAATTTTTTCGGAACTTTAGGTATAATTTGTGGCATTTGACTCTCCTTTCCGCTAAGTGTGTGCTACTGTGTGCTTATATAATAGCAATGTCAAAAGAAGAAGTGAATAGTTTATTCAATAATAACCAATTTTCCACAATCAGATTTCCAAACACCGCCCTTAAAAATCATTAGATATCTATTTTCTTTAATATCTTTATCGATTAACCAAAACCCCTGTTCATCTGTATCCTGATAGATTTTATCTTTCATAAATTTTCCGTACATTCCGGTTTCGTTTAATTTAGCTTGAAAAACCATTCCATCCCACGATCTCTTAAAGATGGAAGAAGGGATCCCAGAATTGCCTAAAATTATTAGTTTTTCATTTTTCATAACCGTTCCATTTCTCCTTCACTGATTGAATAAATTCTTGATCTATTAAGAGCTGGTTGGGATCTTCCCAACATTCAGTAGAATATATTTTAGTTAATTTATTAGAAAGCAAGTCTACTGTTTTCTTTATTTCAATTTTCTTTTCAATTAAGGGAAAATCACTAATAAAAAATATATAATCCCAAGAATAAATATTTAATTCGTTAATTGGTTCTTTATTTTTAGAATAATAAAAATGATGATTTATATTTTCCCACGGACCGTCATAACTACCTGATCCACCAGTACCAGGATAAGTAAGGGTGTTGCCAAAAGAATGATAAGATCCTCCAACATCATTACTTAATCTCACCCACACCCTGCCCGCAAATCCTGGATAACCACGAACATCAGTTTTTCGGTTGTTCCAGCCCCAATTGGTTGTACCGTTTTGTGGGCAATAATGGCTATTACTTACAAGACCAAAATAGCTAAGATTACATTTTAGTCCTAAAACTCTTGGTATTGATTTTTCTTTTTTATTTCTTGATGAATTTAGTGCAGCTAATTTCAATTCGTGATTTAAGACATCAATAGTTGAATAAAACAATTCGTTTAGAGTTTCTGGTTCTTTTCCAGCTATTTTAAGCCATCTTTCTTTTTTATTAAGCATTACTCTTACTCCTCCAGCCCCTGGCACGATTTTTCGATTCGGTTTGCATTTTATTAAGTCTTTCTTCTAATTCAATTTCATCTTTAACTTCACTTACTGTGAGATGAAATAAAACTCCGGTTATTATTCCAATCATAATTAAAAATAAAGAAACAAGAAATCCTATAGGAGGAGAATTGTCTCCTGAACGAAACCATTCATCTACTGATAATCCAATAATTACAGACACTATTCCATACAACAGAAATAGACTAGGAACAATTAATTTCTGAAGAAACCTTTTAAAGATTAATTTAGTCATTTGCTATTCCTTATTATGTCTATAGTTTCTTGCCGTTCTTTTCTTAATTCTGTCTTAGCTTCGTTCCACAAATGAACACAAAAAAGCAACATTAGAGAAATAAAGAGAATCCCCATTGACGTAATTTGTGCGATGCCAGAACCAAAAATCATAGTTCCAAGAAGACCCACACTTAAAATAACAGGAATACCGTAATAAAGGATAGTTTTTATTTTCATCCAAAATCGTTGGATAACTAATTTTTGAAAGTCACTCATCGGAAAACCTTAGGCTTTGACCAGGCTTTGCATCCGGGTGTTTCAAAAATTCCGTATCTCCGTTTGCGTGCAATTCTTTAGTAGCAAGGTATCCTTCGGATATCAACATGATGACTGTAGTCCCAGCACCTAGCTTTATACCAGTTGATCGACCCCATCCGTAGGCTATAAACGTGATAAGAATATACCCTCCAACAATTACTAACAAACCGGCAGTAGTAACACCTTCTAGCATGATATGCGCTCCTTGATTAGTTATACTAAAGTTATAAAAGATAAATGTCAAATGTTATTATGAACATAATATGGACACATTATATACTATATGCCTCCGTCAGGTACTTCAAAGGTAAAAGTTGGATTAAAATCTTGATTCTCTGGATTCTTACTATCCGAAACATACCCACGAGGATTACAAATGACTCTACAATTATTAATTGTATAATCTTTGTTTACATGAACATGTCCATGTACCCAAAAATCTGGCCACTCAAAAGCAGATAGCTGATCAAAGGTGTTAACATAATAAACATTACTGTTTTCACCATTAAATTTTTGATCTAATGACAAATGACAAGGAGCATGGTGTGTCATAAAGATGACGCGATATCCCTGATTTCGATAAAATGTTAATTGATCTTGCAACCACATAGATGAATTATGATTTTCATTCAACAAGTCGAGTGGTCGAATACCATTCTTCCATCTGTAATCATTCATAACACTTGGTGCTTGAAGTAAATCATTTCTTTGATTTCCATTTAATTTAAAATCAGTCCATAAAGTCGCCCCAAGAATGACTATCCTTTTATCTTCGTACACTCGAGCAGAGTTTTGAAGGTAATAGAGGTTGTCGTTTAATCCCCAATACGTGAGACGTTCTCTCACTTGATCGTATGTATAACGACGGGTATAGAATTCATGATTACCGGCAATATAAATGGTTTCAATTCCGTTATAGACGAAGGTTTCATAAGCCCATTTAATTCCCGAAGCACCGGTTGAAATATCACCAGCAAGAAGCATTACGTCTACTTCTGGTAAATCGTTGGTTTTTATAGTCATGCTTCTATATTCTCGATGTATATCAGATATTAATCCAAATTTCATTTTTGCTCCTTATTAGATAATGGAGGATGAGATAAAAATACCCAATTCTCTCCGCATTGCACACAAGTATCGTAACTTCTGTATCCATTCTTTTGTTTATCTGGTATTAAACCAATTGATGCTAATCCATTTAAATTTCTATGGTGATTGAAGTGGTCATAGAAAGTAGAATTGCATCCTGATAACAAGACTAACAAAAATATAATTGATAAAGATTTCATTTAGATCCCCTATTTGTGTGTGTATTTTAAATTGTAACAGTTTTTAACAATAATGTCAATAACTAACACAAACCCCGCAGCGGGGCCATCATTATAAGTCGGTTATTAACTGTATACTAACTGGTCGCAGCGGGGCCAGCTAAATATTTGCATGTTGAAGAGGAGATATCAAATGTCAACACTACGCAATATCAGCCTGAATCTAGAACTTGGTCAAGAGATATGTGTCGGTCCTAATGGCGACCGTGCTCGTATTACAAAGATCGAATTCCATCCTAAGACTGGAGAGATCTCCCTAAATACAACCCGAGGACCAAGAAAGGCTTTGACCTTTCGTTTGACAGAAGATACTTCTGAGTTTAAATCTTCAGCAGATCGTTATCGTTGAGCGATCAACGATAAATACTTGTATGAAAATACAAGATATTGATCCTGCACTATTAGATGAAGCGAAAGCTTCACGTGCCCTTTGTAAATCAAGCACACCTAATTTTAAATTAGGTGCTAGCCAACTTGCCTCGTGTAAATCACAAGGTCTCCGTTCAAGAGAAGGCGACAAAAGCCATAAGTTAAGCAAAAAAAAGGGTTCAAGAACAAAAGTAGGCGGCAGGAAGATAAAAGGTAAGAAGTACGGCGGCCCTCTTCCGGATTGGAGTTAAACGTGTCTTATACTGGCAAGTTGCTCATCGCTCGTCCTGGTATTGAACATTCTTTATTTGCAGAGAGTGTAATATATGTTTGTCAAGATCTTCCAACTGGCGCAACAGGATTAATACTTAATAAACCGTTAGATGACCTTAAAGTTTCTAATATATGTGATATTGGAGATATGACATACCTTAATCATGAACCTTTATATCAAGGCGGACCAATTAAGGCAAGTTCTGTTACAATGTTACACACAAAGGGTTGGTGGTCTGCAAATACAATAGATGTTGGTGAATATATATCATTGAGTTCGGATGAGTTTATGTTAGACAAACTATCAATAAATAATTCACCAGATGAATGGAGAATGTTTGCAGGAATATGTATGTGGACACCCGGACAGTTAGAAGCAGAAATAGACGGCACTGGAAGTTATACATCTTCTGGTAATTGGATAATATTAGAACCTAAACTTGAAGATATATTTGTAGACAATTTTGAATCTCATTGGGAGAAAGCAGTTGAAATGTATTCTTCACAATTAGTAAATACTTATTTTTAAAGGACACAAATGAAAAAGATTATAATGATAGTCTCTGCTCTTATCTTTCTTTCTACCTCAGCATTAGCTCAGCAAGGGCAAGTATTCTTAGCTTTAATTCCGTGTCAACTTGAAAGTGAAATGTTAAATGAGATTATTGTAAAAAGGAAGATGGAGATATTTTCATCTTCATCTGGTAGAATTGTTGCTCCTAATCAAGAAAGAAATGAAATATTGATATTGAATGGAGAAATTAAAACCTACGTACAATATGAAAAGAAAGAATTTATAACAGTGATTAATGTTAATATGAATCAACCAGAATTAATAAGCTGTGTAATAGCAAGCGGAGAAAATTTCCGTCCCGGAAATTAACGGAACCAACTTATTTTTTCTCCTGTAGATTTACGACGATTGTATTCCTCTACTGATCCAGGATATTTCCAACAATATACTGCTACCAATAACATAAACAATCCCGTCCCAATTACTGCAACTAAATTACTAGTGGATATATATGTGAACAAAAGAGTTGATGACATAACAACTATCATAGCATATTTAAAACGAGTAGGAAATACTTTCTTTTCAGTCCAGTTAACAAGGAATGTTCCAAACCAAGGATGAGTATAAAGCCATTTGTGCATCCGCTCGGAACTTTTTGCAAAACAAGTTGCTGCTCCTACTAAAAAGATAGAAAAAGGAATTCCAGGAGTAACAAATCCTATGTATCCCATAACTAGACAAAACATGCCGAGTGTATACCATAGTGCTCTTTTAATATTCATATTGTACTTATATAAATAACTGTACTATGGCAGCAAACGAAATATCAACCCTCGAAACAAAAGAGTTACGTCAAGTAGCAAAGTTAGATTTAGCAGCAACTGATAGAACAGAGGTTGGAAATTCTCGTAACGTGTATGATATTACTGAGCTTCCAACCCAATATTCAAACAATGATATAATTAACAATCCTAATTTAGGTGGACTGATTACAGGCGGCCCATGGAGTGCTGCATAAGAGATAACCCCGTCATTGACAGGGTTATCATTAATTAAGATTGAATATATCTTTTTAAATCAACGCTTGCTGTTGTTATTGACAAAATCGTAAAACTTTGTCGCTGCATTCAAAACGTCTTCTGGCGTAGGTACCTTAGGCATTTCTGGAATTTCTACCTTAGTAACAATAGTGTCACCTTCCTTGCGAACGGTAGTTTCGTATGCTCCGAGCTTGGCATAGTAGTCTTGCCAAACAGTATTGATAGCCATAGCCAATACATCTGATCGAATTTCATAACCATTGCGGTTAATCTTCACTTCGGGCATCTGTGGAATAACAGTCTTAAGGCTGTCAAACATTTCTTGCATCATCTTGTTAGTGTCGGTCATTTTTCTTTCCTTCTCTGTGTGTTTATAACGTGCTATTTGCGCACAATTAAAATATACAGCATAACATGATCTGTGTCAAGAATTAAACTGTATATTTCTATTTATTTACATGTAGTTAGCTATTGAAGCGAACAATACAATTGCAGCGGTTACACCATACATTATTAGTGCTGTCACTATTCCTGCTGAACCTTTCATTAAAATACTCCTCTGTGTGAATAATTGTCTTTTAGTTGATAAGGGGCTGATCCCCTTTGGATATTCTTCAACCTACGTTCAAGGTCGCAAATATCAGTCGAAGCTTCTAAATACTTCTTTTCTGGATCAACTGTCTCCAGAAGTCTCTTAAACCAATTCATGACTGTACCTCCGGATTCTTTCCAGATACCTTAAAATTCTTAACAGCCCAATCTCGGTCTGCTCTATTTCTAAACTCTGATCGAGCCCAGCTTTCTATGTCTCCGTGTTTTGGACAACTGCGTCCAAACATGGAAACAAATGCTTTAAAAAAGTTCATTTCTTTCTCCTATGGTTGGATGCTTAAGGTTAGCAATACCGCGGTTCTTCCCCGCCGCCACTACTTTTGAGGCATGTAAAATGCCCTAGTCTTTCCTAGCGTCTGCTTATACATACATATATATATGCTGCAATGCACAAAAAGTCAATAGTATTTGTTACACAGGAGTTATGTGGTTTCCACATAACTCCTGTGTATCTTAACGCATACACAAAAAATTAATGTAACCGTAATGATATTGTAACAAAATTATGTTATAGTATCTTTAAATAAAGTCGTAATAAGATACTTTATTTGCAGCATAACGAAAGGAAATTTCAATGCGTACACATTATATTATAGTAGCTATTGCAGCCCTTGTTTTCACTGCCGGTGCAGCTGAGGCAAGAGACCAAATAAGAGTAGTTGGATCTTCAACTGTATTTCCATTTGCTACTACCGTAGCGGAAAATTTTTCTAAATCTACTAATTTTAAATCCCCTGTTGTTGAATCAACAGGATCAGGTGGAGGATTTAAATTGTTTTGTAATGGAACAGGAGTAGAAAATCCAGACATCACAAACGCTTCTCGTGCAATAAAGAATAGTGAAATAGAACTATGTGCATCAAATGGTGTAACAGCAGTAGAATTAAAGATTGGATTTGATGGAATTGTTTTAGCTAATTCAAATCAAGGAACAGACCTTAATCTCACAATTGAAGAACTTTACCAAGCAGTTGCAGAAAAGGTTCCAAGTGAGAATGCAGGTTGGATTCCTAATCCAAATAATAAATGGAGTGATATTAATCCTACATTCCCAGATCTTGAAATAGAAATTCTTGGACCTCCACCTACTAGTGGAACAAGAGATGCATTTGTTGAACTTGTGATGCATGGTGCTTGTGAAGAACTTGGTGTCCCAAAGGAAGACATTAAGAATAATTGTTCGTCTGTAAGAGAAGATGGAAGATTTATCGAAGCAGGTGAGAATGATAATTTGATTGTACAGAAATTAGATACAAATCCAAATGCATTTGGAATATTTGGTTATTCGTTCTTAGAAGAAAATGGAGATAAAATAAAAGGTGCTACTATAAATGGTGTTGCTCCTGAGTTTGAACTCATAGCAAATGGAGACTATCCAATTAGTCGTTCATTGTTTGTTTATTTTAAGAAAGAACATTTTGGACAAATACCAGGCCTAGTTGAATTTGCTGAATATTTTGCAAGTGACAAAATGATAGGGCCAGATGGCGCAGCAGCATACAAAGGACTAATACCCCTTTCAAAAGAACAAAGAGAAACTAATCTTGCTAACCTAAAAACAAACTTCTAATATATTTAGGCAAGGCAGCAATTGTATGCTGTCTTGCCTCTTGACAAGCCCATAAGATTAGTGTACAGTTTAAACTTAACGTAGAGGTCAAAATGTCAGACGATGTTACTATCACAGCATTCTTAGGAGTTTTTGAAGAAAAACTCGAAAAGATGAAAAAGAGACTAAAATTAGAATTAGAAAAGACCAGCAAGGATCGAAACAAGGTTTGGCTTAAAGAATCAATTAAAGAAGCAAAAAAGATGAGAGACCTTGTAAAGAAGATGAAAAAAGAAACAAAAGATTCTTGTCCACACTGTGGTAAAGATCTTTAAAGAGGTATTAAGTATTTGGTAACACTAAATATTGGTGGAGAACAAATATGAAAAAACGTACCAGAAGCATTCTTGAAGAACTAAACAGTGTTGGCATGAGACGCGACACAGATCATCTAGTTGAGGCAACAGGTAGTAATCTTATCGAAAGTTGTATTAATTTGTTAAACAAGATAACATCATCATATGATGAAGATACAGCGGCAGAGCTTGAACGTAGATTTCTTAATTCTATAAGATCAGGCGATCCAAAAAAGTTTAAACGTTCTATGAATAAAGTAATAGAATCACGCAAACGAGGAAATAATGAGCGGTAATGTTTTTAAAGACAATAACGGAAACTCAATTACAACAAGAATTAAAAAAGAAAATGTAGATGTTACGATACAGTACCTTGAAAATTTAACAGGTATCGAAAATTTACACAAAAATAAATTAGGCTCAACCGGCCTTTACAAAACAAGTGGTGACATAGACCTTGCCGTTGATCACCATATTCCAAAAAAACTATTATACAATCTTTTATGTCTACTTAGCAATCCTAACTCAGTTAAGATAAGTGGTATCAACGTACATTATCTTTCGCATATCATTAATCAAGAAGGGGAATATGTTCAAGTTGATTTTATGTTTGGAGAACCAAACTGGCTTAAATTTGCTTACGCTGGATCCCCAAGAGAAGGATCTCTTTTTAAGGGTAGACACAGGGCTATTTTATTGGCTTCTATCGCAAAAGCAAAAGGAATGAAGTGGTCTCCTAGTAACGGATTAAAAGATAGAAAAACAGATGAGCTATTAAGTGATGATCCTTATACAGTTGCAGAGATGCTATTTGATGATTCGATCTTTCCAGATCAGCTTCTTAGTGTAGAAAGTATTAACAGGATTATCAGTCCATTAAAAGACTATAATGAATTAGTATCTGATGCTGTAGATACTTTTAAATCTGAAGGTCTAATTTTGCAACAAGAAAGAGACGACTAAAATGTTTTTAGATAAGGGCTTTATAGAAGATAGATGTGTTGGTCGATATTATTCTCATCCGGAAGATTTGCTCTTTTCGCGCACAACAGAAGGAAAGTGGTCATTTGATTTAATCCAAGCTGCAATCACTATTTTAAATGAAGTTGCAGTAGGAATGATAAGTCCTTCTATTAAGTGGGATGGCAGTCCTACTGTGTATTGGGGGAGAGAACCAGATGGTACTTTTGTTCTAGTTGGGAAAAATGGATGGGGCCGTAGTAAATCTACTTCTTCTAAAGAATTACACGATTTTATAATGTCAACCGGAAAGGGAGAAGAATGGCGACAAGATTTTGCAGATAGCATGGCTGAAATTTTCGAGATAGTTAAAGCTTCTACCCCAGACGATCAACGAGAATATTTTTATGGCGATATACTATTTCATCCAAATAATACCTTTAGTGAAGATGACCATAGTTATAAATTTACACCTAATAAAGTAACATACGAAATTGATAAACACTCAGAATTAGGAAGACTAATGTCTTCTTCAAAAGTAGGAATTGCAATCCATCAAGGTTATTCTGAGTTTGGTAACAAAACCGGCAGGATGATTCCAGATCTTAAATTTTCTAAAGATTCTAATCTTTTTGTTGTAAATCAAATTTATGTAAATGCAACATACTTTTGTGAAAATTTATCAAAACTAACAGAAGGTAGTCGTGCCTATACACTAGCTTCGACTTATAAACATGATATTTACAAGTTTTTACGATTACGAAAGGGATTGTCAGATCTTAATGAGATATTTTACAGATATTTTAATCATATGTTTCGAACTCAACAATTCCATTTAGTGGACGAAGATACGTTTGTAGAATTTTTAAAAGAGTCGAAAGTTTCAATAAAAAAACAAGAAGCCATAAAAGAACTAATAGAAATCCATGAAGATGGATTTCATGGAATACTAGAAGTATATAAAGCGGTTTGTGTCTTTAAAGATAAAGTTATAGAAATACTTGATCAAACAGAAGGCACAGTAACTTCAGCCACCGGAAATGTACCAGGTGGAGAAGGATACATAGTTGACAAATACAGACTGAAACTAGTTCCTAGATTAAGATGGCACCCCAACTAAATAATTCATACATTTGGAGAAAAGAAAATGACTAAAGAACTTAATGAAATGAAACAGTTAGCAGGTATGAGAATACCAATTAACGAAACGGCAGAATCAACTGCAAGAAAGTTGATGAATCTTGCTATGAAACAAAAGATAGATGAAAATGCAAATATGTTGTCTCGAGTAGGAGAATCACTTCTTGATTACGGACAACCATTTGGTCCTACCAACTTAAAACAAGTTGCAGAGAGAGCAGGGGTAACTGAACAAGTTGTGCTCAAAGCATTAGAATACGCCAAGAAGAATTAAGGTATTCTGAAAGAGAACCAAAAAGTACCTTAAGTAGGCGTTTTTCCTCCTTTATGGTAAATAAATGTAACAGGACCAGTAGACTTGGTCCGCCATAAAGGAGAATATTACAATGGCAACATTCGCACGTATTAACGGTTTCGGCAACTATGCTCAGGGAACCATTTATTCAGTAGCACAGCTAGATGCATATCTAATTGACGCACAGGCAGCATTAACCACAGAAGACGATGGAGCAGACGAAGCAATGGAGGCAATCATCCGTGAAGTACAGCCTCTTATGTATTACTCAGCCGGCACGGCTCAAACTATTACAGTAGTTGTTGACGGACATGCAGTTAACGCAGCAACTCTTCAGGCACGCCTGCGTAACTTGGGTTCAAGCGTTGGACCAAATGGTTTTGATCTAAGTGCAGCAACCGTTGTTGCAGCTTCGACACTAGTCGCTACCTAATCGACCGCTGAGGGTAACAGCCGAAAGGGCTCACATTTAATGTGGGCCCTTTCTTCTTGACGGCTATATAAGTTATGAAGTTTATAGTCCATACAATAATTGATATCACACAAACTCGTGCAAGAAGAGGCGAAGATCATTTTTTGGTTAATCAGCAACAAAATTTTATGACCTTCTTACAAACTTTAGGATTAAGAGCTAATCCAACAGTAAAAAATCCTCCTTCACAAAAAGAAATCTCGCTAACAGGAATGGGGTTTGGAACTCGATATAAGGGAACTCATCTCGTATGGACATTTGAATTTGATATAGAATATGAAGATGCTTTAGATTTAACAATGTTAATTGAAGATTTTGATTTAGTTCCTATTATATTAGGATTAAACGAAACAGCAAAAATAGAAAAAAGTGTCTTTCGAACAAAGGATAACAAAGAACGTAACATAATATTCAATTTAATAAATGACTAAATACTGTCGACAAAGGACGAATATAAATGAACGTAGAAAAAGAGAATTTAGAGGCACACGTTGAGTTATGTCGTCATCGGTATGAAATGTTGGAACGCAGACTCGGTATAATTGAAGGCAAAGTCGAAAATATAAGAGAAGAAGTTTCAAACGGTAACAAATCAATGGTAAAGGTAATAATTGGTTCTACTGGTACAATTGTTACGGGCCTTTTGTCTACCATTGTCGTATTGTTATTAAACTTTAATGGTAATTAAAATTTATTATGCTCATAAGGGAATTATCAAAACCAATTGAAGAGAAACAAGTATGGGGTCGTACTGGAAAGAAGATAACAAGAAAATATCGTTGTACTTCTGGATCAAGAAAAGGAAGAACCGTAGCCAAGTTAGCTCAATGTTTTGCAGCACCCAACTTTAAAAAGAGCATTAGACTTAAACAGACCAAGGCAAGACTTGGTCCAAAAATGATAAGAAAAGCACGAAGAACAAAGAAATATAATCCGGTTTCTAAAAGGGTACAGAGGATGAACAAACAATGAGATTAGCTGAAATTGAAGAAGCAGTAAAAACTGCATTTGGGCGTAAGGGATCTTCTATAACAAGAAAATATCGTTGTACTTCTGGATCAAGAAAAGGAAGAACCGTAGCGAAACCGTCAACTTGTAACGCTCCAAAAAATATTAAAGCTTCAACTTCCTTAAAAAGAACCAAAGCAAGATTGGGCGGTAAGATGAAAGCATTTCGTTCAAGAACAATGCGTTCGAGCGGCCAATCTAAAAGCATACAGCGTTTGAATAGAGGCGGACCTAAAGGAAGATGAGATTAAATGAATTTGAAAAAGGTGCTGTTTCTAATGTTAGAAAACAATACGGTGATGTAGTTGAGTCTTTACCTGCTATAGCCGGATTAGCAAGAGGCACCGGAATGGTAGCAAGAAAAGCAGCTCAAGCAACCGCGCGCGGAGCATCTAAATTAGCAGGCGCTGTTAAACAAACAGTAGGATCAAGTGGTCCTAATGCAACAGTAGGAACACAAGGTCCTACTGGCGGCGGAACATCAGGTGGAACAAGTTCTGTATCTGCAACTTCTTCTAAGATGGGAGCAGGACAAACACAACAAGGTGGAATTGCTCAAAAAGCTGCCGATAAAGCATTACAACAAGTATCAAATAAATTAATAAGAAGAGGCGGACAAGTTCCTCTTCCAAACCAAGACAACCAAGTCCAACAATACAAGGTGGACAATGTACAGGGCGACGAAGTAACATTGATAGACCCTAAAGCAAGACGGAAACCAGGGCAACCAGATAAGGTCGTTGTGAAACGACAAGACATTGAACCAGTTATCAAAGGGATGATGGGAAACAATGAAACTAAATGAGTTAGTTGGTGAATTCCGTGTAATTATGACGAATGAAGAATCTGAAATTCTAGAAAGAATGGAAGAAGTTTCGTATGTCTCTTCTTATAATGAAAGAGAGAGATATGTTATTGAAAATCTTATTCGAAAAAGCCTTGTAAGTAAAGTCGTTAGAGACGGAGTAGTCTTGGTAGTTAGGAATGATTGACGGTGATTTACTTGTTAAAGAATTAGAAAAACTTCTTAACGATAATATCGAAAAGTTACTCATCCCTCACGTTCGTGGAAATTCTATTCGCATCAAACATCATATAATAAGAAAATCGAAAGCTGGTTGGCTAATATACGATATAAAAGAAAATCAACAAATAGCCAAAATGTTTTCAAAAACTGCTGCAATCGCCCTTGCTAAAACATTAGCTCAGGGTCTAGATGAGATTGAAAAAATACAATATTTAGATTTTAATATAAAGAAAAATTATAATGATGCAATCTTTGCCAAGCACAGCTTAATAAAAACCAATAATCAAATAAAAAGAGAAGTATGTTTAGTTAAATACGAAGTAGCAAAAGAACGAACAAAATTAGCCAAACGTAAATTAGATGAATATATTTTTAATTGAGATAAATACTGATAATAAACTGCCAAGGAAGAGGTAACATGAAGTTAAATGACATTTCAAAACCACTAAGCGCAGCGCAACTGAATGAAAACCTCTCAAAGAAATTTGGACAGAGGATTAAGATAGAAACATTTACGCGCGAGCAGCTTGAGAATGTTCGTAATAAGTTACGCACTACACTATCACAAATTGAAACAAACGAAAGTTTTGATTCAGTAAACAACGAAGGTTATCAAAAGAATAAGATGTTCCTTGATGTAGTTAACGCTGCAATTAAAGAAATGGACGAATCAGATGATAACACTGATACGCCAGATGATAACACCGACGAAAGTCTTAAATTTCATAAAAAGCGTAAGTTCAAAAAGTCACATTCTAATCGTTGGAAGCATTTTGGTGACGAAGAAGAAAACAATGCCCCTGCAATAGAAGCAAGAGAAGAAAAAGTAGCCAAAAAATCAAATTTTGACGAAAGATCATTAAGGAGATTGCAAAGAGCTAGAACACTTGACCAAGCACAAGAAATAGCTTTATCAATTATAAATGATCCAGAAAATACAATTAAACCTGAAAAGAAAAAATATTTTGCAAGACAGATAGAACGAGCAAATAGTCCGTTAAAAATAGTTGACATGTTTTATCAAATGATGCTTTCGGGTGAAGGACTAGGAACAATAGGAACAAGAGACGGTATGGGAAAATCAACTTATAGAAATAAATTTGAATCTAAAAACCTTAGAGAAGGTGAAGAAGATAAAGCAGAAATTATTATGGCTGCAAAAGATATGGTTGACCGACTAACAGGTTGGATGGAAGATACTGCAGAGATGCAGACTGAGTCCATGCTTGAATTAGCAGATGCTATAAGAGACGAACTTGGGTCACAACAAAGTGAAGGATTCTCTTCTCAAGTTAAGCCTGCCCTAGAAACACTATATCAAGCAATGGAACAAACTCGTGTAACACTAACACAAGGTGTTGGTTTGTTAACAGGTGAAACAGATGATATGGGAATGATGGGCGCAGATGACGAAATGGGCGGCGACGATATGGAACCAACAGTTGATGGAGAAGATCCTCTAGCAATTGATGGAGAAGATCCATCAGCAGGCGACGAAGATCCGCGAGCAGGCGACGACGAGTTTGGAGCATCTGGTGCAGCAGACGGTGGTAGTGAATTGGCTGGCCGCCCCAAGAGAGAAAGCCGAGATCGTCGTATGGAAATGAAACGTAAGATGCTTGAATCTTCTCGTAGATTAGGTATGTTGCTAGGTTCAAAAAAAAACCGCTAAGTGAAGGAATTGATACAAACAAAATTTATCAAGTTCTTGAATATTATAAGAATGTAGGTAAGTTAAAGTTATCAATTAAGAAATTAGATATTGTGATGCGCAACATAGGTGCATCACAATTTAATTATGAAGTTTTCAAAGCAGCATATGATTCCGATACAAAATTACAAGAATTAGTATCTGATTTTGATGAAAACAATATTACATTGTCTGATGGTAGTGCAGAATTAGAACCAGGTGCAGCTGAAGTTGGATCAGGTGGTGATTCAGTATCAAGTATGGCCCGCCGAGCAACTGACCTGGGCGACAAGCTCTAATGAGATTAGTTGAATTATTTGATCGCCCACTTTCTTATACTTGGAAAGAAAAAGCTGAAGACCTCTGGGAAGGTTCTTTTAGATCGCCGTCGGGTCAACTAGTTTCTTTTATAGCAGAGAAACAAGGAAAAGCATGGGAAGTAGTATTTCATGTTAATCAGTCTCAAAACGTAACAGGAGAGGGTGACGAGATACCTATCTTTAGCACAGTTTTAAAGATGTTGTTTGAGTTTGCTCAAACAATGGAGCCATGGAAGGTAGTATTTGAATCATCAGAACATGAACCATCAAGGGTAAAATTGTACAATGCAATGGTATCTAAATATGCCCGAGCAAACGGATATTCTACAAAGATAAAACAAAAAGGTAGTGGTTCCTTTGTTTTTGTCTTGGCAAATATTTCTTGACTTTAGAGTGAAGATCAAGTATAATTATACATGACATTAATTAACCCTAAATATGATTATGCTAAACTTACAAGAGCAACAGTAGAAGGAAAGAGAAAGTACCAAACACCGGATGGTGGCAAGGTATCCTCGGTCACTACTATATTAGATGCTACAAAACCCGAAGAGAGTCAAGTTGCTTTAGATAACTGGCGTAAGAGGGTAGGGCATCAAAAAGCACAGAGCATAACTACAGAAGCAGCCAATCGCGGAACAAGAATGCACAAGTATCTTGAAGACTATGTAGATACAGGTATATGGCCAGAGGCTGGTTCTAATCCTTTTGCAAAACAATCACATATGATGGCAACTATTGTAAAAGAGCAAGCATTATCTTATGTTGATGAGATATGGGGGTCGGAGGTTGCTCTTTATGTTCCTCAGATTTATGCAGGAACAACTGACCTAGTTGGAATTTACAAAGGTAATCCTGCTATAATGGATTTTAAGCAATCAAATAAAATTAAAAAAGCAGAATGGATACAAGACTACTATTTGCAGATTTCTTTATATATCGAAGCACACAATGACATGTTTGGAACAGACATCAAGCACGGACATATATTCATGTGTGTACAAGATGGAACATATCAACAGTTTGACTTATCGCCTGCCCCTGATCCACATTTCGGCAGAACATATGAGGATTGGAGATATATTGCATTAGATCGCGTTTATCAATATTATGAAAAATTTAGTAAAAAATAACGCATAAATATGTTATGAAACATACTAAGGAGAAATAAAGTGGCTGTCGTTCAAATCTCAAGGATACAAGTTCGTAGAGGGCAAAAGAATGCAGGTTCTGGATTGCCACAACTTGCAAGTGGAGAACTTGGTTGGGCAATTGATACCCAACAACTTTATATAGGTAACGGATCTGTTAGCGAAGGTGCGCCTGCTGTTGGTAATACCGAAATATTAACTACAAATACTGATATATTTTCTTTAATTGATACGTACACATACGATGCAGACGATTTAATAGTTCAAACCGGCAGCACTCCTACTAATCCAATTGCAAGAACATTACAAGATAGGTTAGATGATAGAGTTTCGGTTCGTTCATTTGGAGCAACAGGAGATGGATCGGATCAAACAGAAGCTTTTCAACGGGCAATAGATCAACTCTTTATAAACACGGCTACAAAAGGCAATGCATCAAGTAGACTTATATTACACATTGAACCCGGAGAATACTTAATATCCGAAACTATCTATGTCCCTCCTTATGCTAACATCGTTGGAGCAGGAAAAGACAAGACTATAATAAATGGTGCTAACAATATCACTGTTTTTCAAACAGTAAATTCAACCTCTGTTCCGGGTAGTCCTGCACTTGATGCTACTAGCACCACACTCAATCAAGCAAAATATATTAATATGTCGGGCTTAACTATAAACACAGTTGGAGATGAAGCCAAGGGGTTGGTTTTAGAAAGTTGCACAGATTCAATATTTCATGATATGAAAATAACAGGTGATTGGGAAAGTGGTGATGCTGTTTCAATAACAGGCATTGGTATAAATTTGAAATCACTTTCAACTCCTGTTACTTGTACTCGTAATAGATTCTCTAATATAGAAATTGTTGGATTTTCATATGGAGTTGAATCAAGATATGACATAACCAATAATACATTTGAAGATTGTGTTTTTCAAACATTAGGGCAAGGTGTAACATTTGGAAGAAATACAAACGGGGGTGTAAGCGGACAATTTACAGGACCACTTAATAACACAATAACAAATACCGAATTTAGAGATATAGATCAAACAGCACTTCGAGTTATCAATGGAAAGTATAATTTAAGTGAAGGTAACCATTATTATGATATAGGCAACGACGGTGGTACAGAAGCCAGTGCTATATATTCTGTTATAGAATTTAATGATCCAACTAACAGTTCAGCAAATGATCATATTTCTAGATTTGCATCTCTTTCAGTTGACGGTACTTATATTAACGATCCTTTTGTTCCAGATCTAGCAGGAGATGCTATAGTTGAACAGGGGTTCGTAAATAACGCAACAATTGTTCAAACCGGAGCAGGAACTACTATATTTAGGCTACCAGCAGATTCAGACAAGTCATACGAAGTAGATTACATTTATAGATCCAATCAAGTTGATGCTTTAAGAAGAGGAACTTTACGATTTACAGTAGATTATTCGGAATCAACAGTTGAGATAGCAGAAGAATATGAGTATAATGGTAATTCAGCATACTTGACTTCTCTTTCATTTAATGCGTCGTTGACAGATGAAGATTCTGATGCTAGTATAGATACACTTGTAGTAACTTATGAAAACACTGTGACATCGGATACTGCAAATTTTTGGTTTAAGGTAAAGACTTATTCATTGTCATAATATGTTTAATGAAATTGACTACTACAGTCGATTAAAAAGTTGGAATGAACTTCGAGCTTCGCTTGAAGATTCTGACGACCCCTTTGGAGATCTCCAAAGGTTCTATAAGGAAGCGCCGCTTATTTCAATGGCAGCAGATCCTTATGATAAACTTTCTTGGCCTGATCCCTGGGAACAGATCGAGGAAAATATTTATTGTCCTTTTACGGTAGTACTGGCGATGTATTATAGTCTCCAGTTAAGTCGTCGCTTTAGTGATAGTAAATTTGAGATACATATAGGTACGGATGGAAACAAAGAACAGATTTTGTATTTCTTGCGTGTGAACGGCCGACCAATTGGATTATGGGATGATGAAGATGTGCAAACAGTTATATCACAAGAAGTTCACATCATGCCTTCGTCCCTATAAATAACCAGCTAATTTAAAATAGGAGATAAAATGTCTGACGGAATTATGATCATTAAAAGAGACGGATCAAAGGAACCTTTAAATATTGATAAGATACACTTTGTTGTTGACGAAGCTACTAAAGGACTAGCCGGAGTTTCAGCTTCACAAATTGAAATGAATGCAAATCTACAATTTTACGATGGAATGACAACAAAAGAAATACAAGAAATACTAGTTCGATCTGCTAATGATCTAATATCATTAGATAATCCAAACTATCAATACGCAGCCTCAAGGCTGCTTCTTTATGGAACATATAAAGAAGTTTTTGGTGGATATCAAACAATTAGCTTGCGAGAAGTAATTGAAGACAATATACTAAGGGAAGTATACGATAAAAAAATACTTGAACTATACGATGATGTTGAACTAAAAAGATTAAACTCGTATATAAATCATAAAAGAGACGAAAACTTTACATATGCAGGATTGAGACAAGTAGTTGACAAATACCTAGTTCAGGATCGATCAACTGGGCAAGTATTTGAAACTCCTCAATATATGTACATGATGATAGCAGCAACTCTTTTCTCTGGGTATCCCAAAGAAGAACGTATGCAATTAGTAAAAAGGTACTACGATGCAACCTCATTATTTAAGATTAACATACCAACTCCTGTCATGGCCGGAGTCCGTACTCCAATTCGTCAGTTCGCTAGTTGTGTCTTGGTTGACAGCGATGATACCCTTAATAGTATCTTTTCTAGTGATATGGCTATCGGTAGGTATACAGCACAACGGGCCGGCATTGGTATCAACGCGGGACGAATTAGAGGCGTCAATTCGAAGATCAGAAACGGAGAAATAGCACATACAGGTGTTGTCCCGTTTCTAAAGAAATTTGAAGCCACTGTTCGTTGTTGTACTCAAAATGGAGTAAGAGGTGGTTCGGCCACTGTTCATTTCCCAATTTGGCATCAAGAAATTGAAGATATACTTGTATTAAAGAATAACAAAGGAACAGAAGATAATCGAGTAAGAAAGCTAGACTATTCGATACAATTAAACAAAACTATGTATGAACGCCTCCTAACAGGAGGTGATATCACCTTGTTCTCACCACATGATGTTCCAGACCTATATGAAGCATACTTTGGTGATCCTAATGTGTTTAAGGAATTGTATGAATCTTATGAAAGAAAAATTTCAATAAAGAAAAGAAAAATTTCTGCAATGAAATTATTTTCTGAATTAATGAAAGAGAGAGCTGAAACAGGTCGAATTTATATAATGAATGTCGATCATTGTAATACACATTCTTCTTTTGTTGATAAAATCTACATGTCAAATCTTTGCCAAGAAATAACTTTACCAACAAAGCCATTACAGCATATAGATGATCCAGAAGGAGAGATTGCACTTTGTATTCTCTCTGCTATCAATGTTGGATTGTTAAAGGATATTTCTGAATTAGAAGATTTGTGTGATATAGGAGTAAGGGCACTTGAAGAGATAATTGATTATCAAAAATATCCAATCCTGGCAGCAGAAATATCAACTAAGAAACGCCGTTCTCTAGGAATAGGTTATATAGGATTGGCACATTATCTAGCCAAGAACAAAGTTAAGTATTCAGATCCAAAGGCATGGGAGTCTGTACATGAGCTAACAGAAGCTTTTCAATATTATCTACTCAAAGCATCTAACAAGTTAGCTAAGGAAAGGGGACCTTGTGAAGGTTATAACCAAACCAAATACTCACAAGGATTACTACCAATTGATCATTACAAAAAGGATTTAGATAATGTCGTACCAAATACACTCAGATTTGATTGGGAGCAGCTTCGTTCGGACATTCAAGAGTCGGGATTACGGCACTCAACATTGTCAGCACAGATGCCATCGGAGAGCAGTTCCGTTGTGTCGAATGCAACAAACGGAATTGAACCGCCGCGCGGATACTTGTCCGTTAAGAAGTCAAAAAAAGGCCCTCTTAAACAGATTGTTCCACAATATCAAACTCTTCGTAACTACTATACATTGTTATGGGAAATGCCCTCCAACGAAGGATACATCAACATTGTTGCCGTCATGCAAAAGTTCTTTGACCAAAGTATCTCAGGAAACTGGAGTTACAATCCAACACAATTCGAAAACAACGAAGTACCAATGTCCGTAATGATGAAAGACTTGTTACAAACCTATAAATTAGGATGGAAGACTTCTTATTACTTAAACACTTATGATTATAAAACTGATGATGAAATAGTATTTGAAGAAGAAAAGATAGCTGTTCCTTTAAAATTAGAAATAATGGAAGATGCAGAAGATTGTGAAGCTTGTAATATATAATTCTTGACAAATTGCACAAAGACGTTATTATAAACTATAAGAAGGAACAAGAATGGGTAAAACTGTATTCAATACTAATAAGGTAGATTTCACTAAACAACATATGTTCTTTGGTGAAGATCAAAATACACAAAGATATGATACATTTAAGTTTCCAGTATACGACAAGTTAAATCAAACTATGCTTGGATATTTCTGGAGACCTGAAGAAGTAAGTTTACAAAAAGACAGAGCAGACTATCAAAGTTTTCGTCCTGAACAAAAACACATATTTACTGCTAATTTGAAGTATCAAACCCTTCTAGACAGCGTGCAGGGTCGGGGACCATGCCTAGCATTCCTCCCTCACGTTTCGTTACCAGAGCTAGAAGGATGCATCGTCACTTGGGATTTCTTTGAGACGATCCACTCACGTTCATACACGCATATAATGAAAAACATCTATGCGGATCCGAGTGAGGTGTTTGATACTATACTTGATGACCAAGAGATACTAAAACGAGCAGCCAGTGTTACTAAAAATTATGATACCTTTACTAACACAGCTGATGAATGGTTTCACCACGGTCGAGGGTCATTGCACGAAGTAAAAAAGAAACTTTACCTTGCAATGATGAATGTAAATATTCTCGAAGGATTGCGATTTTATGTTTCTTTTGCATGTACTTTTGCATTCGGAGAACTTAAAATAATGGAAGGTTCAGCTAAGATCATTTCTCTTATAGCAAGAGATGAAGCACAACATTTGGCACTAAGCACACACATTCTTAAGAATTGGTCACAAGGTAAAGATGATCCCGAAATGGTTGAGATCGCAAAAGAATGTCGTGAAGAAGTAATTGAAATGTGGAAAAATTGTGTGCTTGAAGAAAAGGCTTGGGCAAAACATCTTTTTAAGGATGGTTCAATAATTGGATTAAATGAAACATTGTTGCATCAATATGTAGAATATATTGCCAATAGAAGATTAAAAGCATTAGGATACGAAGCAATATTTGATGCACCTGTTAATACAAATCCATTGCCATGGACTCAACATTGGTTAAGTTCAAGTGGATTACAAGTGGCTCCACAAGAAACAGAAGTCGAATCTTATATTATCGGCGGCATTAAACAAGACGTTAGCGGAGATACTTGGAAAGGATTTGAACTATGATTGGTAACTGGAATAAGATAAAAAATACTTTAGTAGTGGATTTAGAACAAGATAGAAGAAAACCATTTTTAGAAGTATTAGATCTTTATATGGAAAAGGTAAAACTACAAACTAATAATGAGTATGATTTGAATTTGCTTCATAAGATTTTCATTCCAGTAATGCGAGTTGCATACGGGAAGATAGATGATGTAATGGATCCTGAAGAATTTTTTAAATTAACACTTGAAACGATTAAAATAGAAAAAGTACCAACACCTACATTAGGTGACCATAAATTTGAAATTTTTGAGGAAGATGATCTTCCTCAACCTAAACCTGATGAAAATTTAATATCCAAACAATTAGGTGAGATAGCAAATACCATTATTTTTAGAGCTAACAGGAGATCTTAATGGATACTATTATATGGACAAAGAAACATTGTCCTTTTTGTGTAAGAGCAAAAGAATTATTCGATAGTAAAAAAATTGAATATGAAGAACGTGTAATTGGTGAGCAATGGACGCGTGATCAGCTATTAGAAGCGGCACCAGAAGCTAAAACTGTGCCTCAGATATGGCTTAGAGGAAAATACATAGGTGGATATGATGATCTACAACAGTATTATGAAGACCACAATATGTGGGGAGAAAATTAATTGATAATTGAAAAGAAATTTGCAACAAACGACACTGTTTCTATAAAGCTTTCGTCTGGGGAAGAAATCGTTGGACGATTTGTGTCTATGTCAGATTCAGAAGTTATAATAAGCAAACCAATGAGTTTACTTGCTACACAAAACGGAATGGGGCTTTCCCCATTTATGTTTACAGTTTCGATGGATAATAAATTTCCATTTAATCGAAATTTAATTTCAGTAATGATTCCAACGGAATCTAATATGGCTAGTCAATATATTGAACAAACATCTGGATTAAAGTTCTAAATGGCCGATCCGATAGAGTTACCAAGTTTTGTATCTGAGGGGATAGCTTCTCTCGAAACAGGTACAGAATCTTTGTGCAAAGCAACTTCTAATTTTTGTCAATTTGGTAGCACTCTAAATTCTTTATTACCTGATCTACCAGACTTTAGTCAAATAACAGCAGCAATAGAAGAAGCTATGGGAGCCGCATCTACAGCAATTGGTACCATTACAAAAGCCATAAATGATGCCCTTGCACCGGTTTATGAAATAATTGATCAAATTAATACTGCAATAGAAAATGCAATTGGAGCAGTGGCTGATGCACTTTCTGCAGCCGGTAGTGCAATAATGGATACTCTTGGTTCTGCATTTGAAACTTTCAATGCCGCAATAGCAAGTCTTACTGGAGCAGTTCAAGGGGTAATTGATTTAGCTGTAGGTGAGCTTTCAAATCTAGTTTCTAATATAAAAATATCAACTTGTGAAGAAGCTGCTTCGTCAGTTGCTAGTATCCCAGAAGGTGCAAGTGGATTTATTGACGAGATTTCTAATGGGATAGCAGGCGGAATTGATTCCTTTAGTTCTAATTTTGGGCCCGGAGTTGAATCAGCACTGTTAGGTAGCAGTACATCAATTAATAATGCTACTTCAACCGCTTCTTCGGCATCTGAAACAGTTATCGTAGAGATTGCCGATCAATTGTCAGCTTTGGGATCATTAATAATATGAGTTTTAGACCCACAGCAAGGCTAGGAGATAGAACACATGGAGTCTGTTATGCACATGATAGTCCCTTAACAGTTGGTGGTACTATCATAACAGCTTCCCCTAATGTTTTTACAAACAACAGAGGTACTGCTCGAATTGGAGATATTGTTTTAGCTGACTGCGGTCATCAAAGTTCAATAATAACAGGATCGCCTACAGTTTTAGCAAATAATAGACTTGTTGCTCGAATTGGAGACAAGACTGATGGATCACCATATGACGCAGAAATTATAACTGCATCACCCGATACATTTAAAGAACCATAAGAGGAAAAATGCAAAATTTTCAACGAATACTAACTGACGTAGACGGTGTTTTATTAGAGTGGGAATCTGCTTTCCACGCATGGATGAAAGAAAAAGGATATAATCAGTTAGAAGACCCGGAAGTTTCTTATCATCTAGACAGCTATTACAATTTAGATTCTTTGCGCGTAAAGGAATTGATATCACAATTTAATGAAAGTGCATGGATTGGTTATTTAAAACCATTGAGAGATAGTGTCAATGTTGTTCAAGAAATATACATTGAACATCATCATTTTGAAGCTATAACTTCTTTATCACTTGATCATTGGGCAGGTGAGCTAAGAAGAAGAAATCTTGAAAGATGGTTTGGACCTGCCGTAAGAAGATGTCGGTGTATTGGAACCGGGGCCGACAAAGATGACATCTTAAAAGAATATGAACCAAGCTGGTGGATTGAAGATAAACCAGAAAATTGTGATGCAGGGCTAAAAGCTGGACATCGCCCAATATTAATGGATCACGAACATAACCGTTGGTACAGCAACCCCAATGTTATAAGAGTTAAAAATTGGAAAGAAATAAAGGAAATCGTTTTATGACTACACATGAAGAAATAGTACAAGCATTCAATAATTATTTGTTTGAAGTTCAATCATTTGAAGATAAGAATGTAAAGGCAGCAGCAGCTAGAGCAAGAAAAGCACTTGGTGATCTTGGTAAGTTGTCTAAGAATAGAAGAGCAGAAATCCAAGAACGAAAGAATGGTATGTAATGACAACAAATGTCGGTTTTGAAGTAGAAGATATGCATCTTTATTCGAAGAATTGATAAAAAATCAAATTATTAGTTTTTCAAAAAATAAAATGTCTTCACCTAATGTTTATAAAACTAATTTTTCATTAACTGGTGTTTTTATTTCTGAAGTCAGTTATCATGACAACGGAGATATAAAGAGTGTAAAACTCAGAGTTGATCAGGTTACTTAAAGATCAAACTAAATAATAGTAGGGAACGCGGTTGTTCCCTACTACAAAAAGTCCACAAGGATGTGGCAGAACATAAAGGAGCCAAACAATGGCTAAATTACCAAATCCCTTTCCGAGAATCTCGACCACTACGGTCACTACAACTAAAACAAAGAACGAAAAGATCACAAATGGTGTTTCTGCAGGTTATAACGGAACACTTATCGCTTTCGTCTTAGACGAATCCGGGTCTATGAACAACGCATGGGATTCTACTATAGAAGGATTCAATGGCTTTGTCTCAGGACAAAAGAAGACTGAAGGCGAGGCTAAGCTAATGGTGAATAAGTTTGAAGGTGGTAACATCGTTGACTTGTGGGGAATGAAGGATATCAATTCTGCTCCTCCGTTGAGTGTTGATAATTATCGTCCATCTGGCGGAACTAATCTTAATGATGCTATAGGCCAGACGATAGAAGAGATTGACGCGCATCTTAAGACAATGAAAAAGAAAGAGCGTCCAGCTGTGATGATAGTTATCATGACAGATGGTTATGAGAACCAGAGTCGCAATTACAAAACAGAAGAGATAAAAGAGTTGATCAAGCTGCGCGAAAAGAAAGACTGGGGGTTCACTTTCATTGGTGCTGATGTTGATGCGTTTGCAGCAAGTTCAAACTATGGTATGAACGCAAACAACACCATGCAATACAGCAAGAGATCAACCTCTGAAGCTTTTGCAAGCATGAGTGCATCAACTACCCGTTTCCGTTTAGCAAAGTCAATAGGTATGGATACTCAAGGATATTATGCATCTGGTGTTTTTACAGACGAAGAACGTAACAAAAGTAATGGCGGTGAATAATGTTTGATTACACTCATCAATATAGTGCTCGGATAGTTATAAATGATAAAACTGAAGCAGATGAATATTATCATACAGACGGTAATACTTATGTCGAAGCCCGAAAAAACTCGGAATATTCGTTAGAACTAGCCAATAACTCAACTGAAGTAGTATTAATGGTTCCTGCTATTGATGGTCTTTCGGTTATTGACGGTCAACCTGCTGGATTAAGTTCTCCAGGATATATTGTTAAACCTAATTCAAGTATGCAAATAACAGGTTGGCTTAAAAATAATAAAGAAGTTGCTCGTTTTGTATTTTGGGATAAGGATAAATCTTATTCAAACATGACTGGAAGAGGAACAGAAAATACTGGTGTAATTGGTATTTTAATATTTCGTGAGAAACCATTAGATATTACCTTTCCTAAATACGTTGGATGGACTGCTTCTGCTTCTGCTTCTGCTAATACGCAGTTAAGAGCTTCGTCGGTATCAAATTCTGTTAATGATACAGGTACAGGACACGGAAGACTTGAGGAGTTTCATACAAATCAAACTTTCTTTGAAAAACGTGATCCAAATCATCCGGATTCTCAAATTGTATTGTATTATGATACAAGCAAAGGATTGGAAAGACGCGGAATAACTTTGAGATATAAGAGCACATATGCTCCGGATCCTTTTCCATCTTCTCCTGGTTATATCAAAAAAAGTCGTTGACAACTATCATATTTTTGTATAGTATATAAAAATATACAACAACACGTACAAAGGATATACAAATGGCAAAAGGCAAAGGTTCAAAAGGCACAACTTATGTGTCTAAAGGTGAAATTGGGTACGACCGGCGCGCCTCTAAGGAATTGCGTCGAGAATTTGTAGCAAGTGGTGATCGTGCTATCGCACAGCGAGAAGCATGGAAGAAGGGAAAGCGAGTAATGTTGCTGGTTCCTAATTCTGACGGTGCAAATACCCGTGAGCGCTTTGTCCGAGTAGAAGCCCAAACTATTTGGGGTGATCCACGCGGCCGTCGAGGAGATAAGAAGGCAGCTTAACCTATTTGATAGGGCAGAGAATATCTCTGCCCTATCTTTCTCTCTATAAGAAATCCAAAAAATAATTTAAAAGTATTTACAAATCCTCTTAACTTGTGTATAATTTAAACAGTTAAAACACACACACAACAAAGAGGTTAACATGAAAAAGATTCTGTTTGCGGCAACTTTCTTGTTGTCTTTTTCGTCTGTTAGTAATGCTTCAACACTTGGAAATCCTACTGGCTATGGTAAACCTCCTCCAGGACGTGACGAGAGTCAAATTGAATGCCTTGCGTTTAATATCTATCACGAAGCACGTGGAGAAAACCTTGCTGGAAAATTTGCGGTAGCAGACGTAACACTCAACCGAACACGAGACAAAAGATTTCCGGATACTATTTGTGATGTAGTTAAGCAAGGTAGTTTAAAATATCGAAAAGCTGACCACTCACCTAAAATCAACGTGTGTCAATTTAGTTGGTGGTGTGATGGTAAAAGTGACGAACCGTTAGACGAAGAACTTTGGGCAATTTCACTTGATATTGCTTATAAGATTGGATGGGGCCAAAGTTTCCGCGGTATTACAGAAGGTGCTACTCATTATCATGCAACTTATGTAGATCCGGCATGGTCTAAGGATTTCTATATCGTTGGACGAATTGGTAATCATATTTTCTATCGTTGGGATCTTGATTAAATCCAACTAAATACTGTATGGGATTAGCAATACTCGTACTTATAACAGCATTGGCAATCAGTTCTGTTGCTATTTACTATTCAGTAGCAGGATTGGTTGCTATTTTTGCGGCGGCATCTATACCTATTGTAATAATGGGCGGAACACTTGAGATAGCTAAATTGATTACAGCAGTTTGGCTACACAAATATTGGAATAGAACAACTTGGTGGTTAAAGGGATATCTCTCTATTGCTATTGTTGTACTCATGCTCATTACTAGCATGGGTATCTTTGGGTTTTTATCCAAAGCCCACATAGAACAAACTTCAGCAAGTTTTGAGAGTGAAGCACAAATAGAAAGATTGAATTCTGAGATCACGCGCCAACAAAATATAATAGAGAGATCAGATCAACGCATTAAACAAGTTGAATCTTCAGGATCAGGCGGTGACGCAAATCTACAACAACAAATTGATAAAGAACAACAACGTATAGATTCGGCATATAATCGAGTACAACAAGCAGAACTGAATATAGCAACTCGGTTAGAACCGTTTAAGACAGAGTTAACAGAAATAAATTCCTCATTACAAGATTTAGATAACGCAGTTACAAATGGTGATATTCGTAGAGCACAAGGAATAGTTGGTGCATCACAAGATGGTCAATTAGGTCCAAAAACTTCAACTAATATACAAAACTTTCGAAACGAAAAACAAGAGCGTAGAGAACAACTCTTAAATCAAATTGAAGAAATAAGAAATTCAAACGAAGGAGTTTCTATAGCTAGACAACAAATAAAAGATGGTAATGAACTTATTAATCGATTAAGATCACAACTTGGAAAAGGCACTACACAAGATATTGATACAATAGTAGACGAACAACAAGAACGTATCAAACAAGCTAATATTGAATTAGACATATTAAACGAAGAAAAATTTACAATTGAATCAACATACCGAAAATTAGAAGCAGAAGTTGGTCCAATTAAGTACATAGCAGAATTTGTATTTGAAGATACTGCTAAGGCTACTCTTGAAAATGCTGTTCGTTGGATGATAGTAATTATTATCTTTGTATTTGATCCTTTAGCAGTTCTATTGTTGATAGCTAGCCAATATACTTTTCGTTATTGGAGAGAAGATCATCCAATAACGGCACAAGTAGTAAAAGAAAATATTTTCAGTATTCTTCCTGGACCTATATCAAATACGTTTGCTATAAGAGATAGAGAAGAAAGTGAAAAGTTTCAAAAAGAACAAAGAAGGTTGTGGAGAGAAAGGTTAGAAAGAACTGACGCAGTTACATTAACTGAAGAAGAAAAAGATAGAGCTGCTCGATTTGAAGTATTAGAACAAGATTTAACTATGAAAGAAGCAAAATCTCGCTGGAAAGACAAAAATCCAGACGAAACACTAAAAGAATATAAGAACGCATATATACGTGGTCATATTGACAAATTACCATGGGAAGATTATGTCGAAGATTCTACTGATAACAGCACCGGATAGAATATACAATTTTGATCCAAGTTTTTTATTGATTAATCCATCAGAAAAAGCAAAACAAGAATTTCAAAACATATTAGCTAATGACAAACAAGGAGTAAGAATATATCTTTATCAAAACAATGATGATATTGATTGGTTACTTAGTGTTTTTAACGAAGTAGACTATGTATATTTAGATTTAGATAATTCCAATAATGAAATTAAAAATTTATCTTCATTTTTTATTGCACATAGTAAGACTTACTGGTTGACAAAAGGCGAGTATAGAGAATATAATAAACTTAGCGTGAACAGAACATATGACATGTCCTGGGCATGGGATAAAATAAAAGGAGAAGGTATCCCTAATGAAGAATAACCAACCGAGGCCTGTTGTTGGCCTCGCAGTCGAAGTACGCAACGGCGATGTCGGTAAGGCACTCGCAAAGTTTAAGAAGAAGGTAACTAATGACGGAATCTTGCAAGAGTACAAGGAACGTCAATTTTATACAAAACCTTCTGAAAAGCGCAAGCGTGAAAAAGCAGCCGGTCGATCAAGATGGCTGAAAGAACAAGCAAAAGAACGAGCAAAATGGGGATAACAGAGATAAATATTTCTTGACAACTATGGCAAAAAATGCTATATTGTTAATGTAGTGCTTTTTAAAGGCTACAGAGATCTTGCTTATGAAAGGAGAACTAGAATGAATACAAGATTAGACTTACCATTACTTGCACGAGGATCGATCGGACTTGATCGACTATTTGGAGAAGCTGAGAAAACTTTTCAAAACTCGTTGTCTAATGGTTTCCCTCCGTATAACATTGTCTTAAAGGACGAGAATACATATGTGGTAACCTTAGCAGTTGCAGGATTTTCAAATGAAAATATTGAAATCATGCAAGAGAGAAATAAACTTCGTGTAATGGGTACTGCCCCAGAAATGGGAGATGTTACCTATTTGCACAAGGGAATCGCAGCGCGTTCTTTCACGCGTGAGTTTGCGTTAGATAACCATGTGCATGTTGAAGATGCAACTCTTGAGAACGGAATGCTTACCATAATGTTGGTTCGTGAAGTTCCAGAGGAACTGCAACCTAAAAAGATCGCTATATCAAAGCGTTCTTAAAGTTGAAAACAGAGTGGGGACAGAGTGTCCCCACTCACTTTATAAGAGAGGTAACAATGTCAGATTCAGAACTTGAAATTACTATTGAAATTGATAATATAGTTGACGAAAGCGTTGATGAAATTGTCAATGAACCCGGCCGTTATAAAGTTATCTTTTTAAATGATAACGTTACTCCCATGGAATGGGTAGTAGATTTGCTAACTAGGGTATTTAAACATAAGGTTGAAAGAGCAGCCGAATTAACTATGGAAATTCATACTGAAGAATCAGCCGTGGTTGGAATATTTAATTATGAAGTAGCAGAACAAAAGGCTTTTGAAACTGTAAGGCAGAGTCGTGATAACGGATTTCCATTACAGGTCAAGGTCGAAGAAGAATAATTATAAGTAGCTTTATGAACAATTTAAAGCAACTTACATATGAACATCACCGAAATGCAGAAAGACAAGAGTTTGTAAAAGAACTAATGTCAGGATCAATCGACCCTGACAGATATGCTACATATCTTTTCAATCAACATGCTTGTTATAACGTATTAGAAAGCATAGCTTATCTTTATGATCTTTTTTCAGAAATACCAGAAGTACCTAGATCAAAATTAATTTGGGAAGATTTTAATGAACTCTGGGGAGAACGCCCAGAGTCTCCCCAACCTCTACCCACAACTGGCAGGTATTTAGAACATCTCAAGTCTATTATGGATGATCCGGAAAAAATACTTGCCCATGTCTATGTTAGACACATGGGTGATTTGTCAGGTGGCCAAATGATTTCTCGAAAGGTTCCTGGACAGGGTAATTTTTATAAATTTAGTGGTGATATAGAGGATATTAAGACTCGTTTCAGAACTTTACTTCATGATGGAATAGCCGATGAAAGTAAGATATGTTTTGAATTTGCCACTAATTTATTTAAGGATATGTCGGAGTTAAAATGACCACAGTATGGAATAAATTAGAATTATGCAAGGGTAAAATGATACACACTCTTGACAAATACCTTACAAGATATCATGAATCTAAATTAGAGAAATTTAATCAACCAGAAAATGGATGGTTAAATCTAACATGGAAGAGTAAAGATGTTAGGCGAGCACACATTGATGTGGTAGATGCTCGTGAAAAAAGGGGATTGTGGATGATGCACGTTTGCATCTTTCCTGATCTCACAAATGATTCTCCTATATACGGATTTGACGTTATAGCCGGAAAAAATAAGATAACAGGAGCCTTTCACGATTTCTCGGTATCAAGTGGTGAAGAAGAACATCCTCTTGTAGCTTGGTATAAAGATCAAGTAGAAGACTTTATACCTAGTAAGAAAAGAGAATTACCCGAATGGGCTACTAATATTTTTACTGAATCGATGATAGCAGCAGGTAATGTTACATCCGAAGAAGAGATTGACAAGATACTGGAGTTAGCTAATAATAATTTAATAGTGTATTTAGAAAGCTTGCCCGAGTTTACAGGAAATGGCAATTCTGAAATTACATTAGGTTGTCAAAATTATTATTCTGATAATCAACAAAAAAACCCTCATACACCTAAAGTAATGAAAGCATTGGGTCTCGATGATAAAGATGTTGAAACTTTTTGCAAAGACGTACTTTTTCCTATAGTATAAAACTATAGAGTTGAAAAAAGGAGATACCTATGCAGCATTTTGGTGTGCATAGTAACGAAATCAATCAATTGCTATATGGATTTAACGGACCTCAAAAAAGACAATTAAAAAAATTATTCCTAAAACTTGCAAAGACACGTTTTAAAGAAGGACAAGAACAGTCATTTGAAGATGAAAAAGCTTTTATTGAAAGCTTTAAAATCTTAATTGAGAAACTTGCAGCCAAAGCAACAGGAACACTAGAAGCAATCGAAGCTCAGTACCAAGAACAGTTTACAGAAGAACCAGACACTAAGATAAAAGGTGTATTAGGCAGAACTATGCCAGCAGCACCTGAATATACTCAAATTGAAAAAGCTGTACAAGATACTCTCCGTAGTGTTTTCTTTAATGCAGCTTTTGGTTCTAATACATTAGATGAACAAAGAGAAGATAGAACATTACTAACTGATTTCTTAGCAGCATGTGAAGATGGAATATTAGAATTAGGACCTCTCATAGACAAGAAATCAGGTAATATACTCGAAGAATTTCGTAAGACCAAATATGCCAAGTTAGAACCGTTTGTTAATGAATTACTTCAAAAGGTTCCAAGCGGATCTGGTGCAGGCAGTTGGGGTCCTGCAGAATTAGGATTATCAATTGTTGGTACCCCTGTTAAGAAAGCAGATAAAGGTGATTTGTGCCTAGGCGACGGACGTAAGATTGAACTTAAGGCAAGTCGTGATCCAAAATCCGGAGCAAGAATTAATACTCCTGCTATAGGCAGTGGACGATCAGGTGAATCTAATTATACAAAAGCATGGAATAAATTTACCAAAGACTTTGGATTTTCTTATAAGAAAACCAGTAGATCAAGAGCAGTATTGTACGCCCATGATTTTATTAAAGGAAAGAAATTAATACCTGGTCACCGTTCTATAACATTTACAAATTTTGGACCCACTGTGATTAACAAGGTATTAAATCCGGCTATAATTCTACACGATCCAACTAGAAACGAAATAAAAGAGTTTTTAACTGATGTGGCATTATCTTCTGTTTTAGAAGAATACAAACCATTAGGTCGTAAGTTATTTAGAGCAGCTAAAGTAGTTAAAAGAAACAAGACAATAGATGGTGCTGCTTTCGTAGCAGAATATCTTCATATGTTACTTTCATTCTATGCTTTAACAGATGAAATAGAAGAAATAGTTATAATTAATCCAATCTCTGGAAATTACGAAGTTGTTGATGCAACTGACACAGATACATTAAAAGACAAATTAGAATCAGGTGAAATAATATTAGGATCAACATATATTGACTTTTCGGATTCTCAAAGCAAGGCGTCTCCTCAATTAGGAATATATTGAGGTTGACAGACTTTGATAATCTTGCTATATTAATAATAGGGTTGCACCTTAATATGCACGCAAAGGCCACGGTTAGCCTTTAACATATTTTATAGGAGAAATAAATGGTCAAAGAAAAAGTTTTTATATGTAACTGCCATTCACCCGAACACCAAATTATTGTTAGTTATTTTAAAGAAGATCCAAAAGATCCATTTATATATGTACAACCAAGATTGAATCATTTTCATCCTCTTTGGAAAAGAATTCTTTTCGCATTTGGATATGTTTTTAAAAGTCACGAAGCTAGATACGATGAGGTTATTTTAAATAAAGAGAAGATGATAGAACTTAGAGATTTAATCGATAAAAAACTTGACGAGTTAAATTGATAATGCTAAATTAAAAACAAGCAATATTGCTTATAAAATTTTAGGAGTATTTTATATGGCTCGTTTGACTAAAATCGAAGTTAAAAATATTAGAGATGCTGCTCCAGAAGTTCCCCCGGAGACTTGCCCAAATATTGACTTTGTTATTGATCGACTTGATGATTTTAAATTTCCTACTGAATCAGATCAACAACGTCAAGAAATGATTGTAGCTGTAATGGAATATATTCGAGTTGCAAATGACACTCTTCGTCAATCTTCTTATTATTGGTATCAAGAATGGAATAAACTTGTTAAGTAAAGATTGAGATTATATGCCCGAATCCCAAAGATATTGTCATTTTGCACTAGTGCATAGCATTAAGAAAAAAAAAGAAAATGGCATAAGCTCGCTAAGACATATAATCAATAGTTCAGTGGACAAAAAAGGGTGTGTGTGGAGTAATAGACTCTTGAACTGAGAAGCACATACTTACCGTAAGGGATAGACGTACTGTGGGGTAGACCCGAAAAACCCGGTGTCTGCGGTACGCCGTGAGAAATTCGAAGCCGGAACAGAACGTGGCTCGAACCTGACAGGAGGGTGGAATGCCCTCCATTTTTAAAGAGAGAAGAAATGAAAGAATTAAGTGATTTTGCAGATGAATTAAAAGAAAAAGATCCTTATTTCCTTTGTGATAAAAACTCTGTGCAGCAATTGAGAGACTACGCTCAATGTTCTATGTTTGCGGCCAAAAAAGAAATAAATCGTAGGATCCTTTTAGATCAAATTCGAAATGCTGAATCAATTGAAGATATTAAATTAATCTTGGAGATAGCCTTATGCAAATAAAAAATCTTTTCATTCCGGTTTATTATGATAATATCTTTTTTGAAATTAAGACTAAAGAAGAAGTAGAAAATTGTCGCAAACAATTTAAGAGTTTTCGAATTTGGTTATATCCAACTGTTGTTTATGAAGATTGGTTTATTTCTCGTGAAATAGGGTATATAGGTTTTTTTCGAAATCCTATGCACGAAACATTAGCTATGATAAATTTAACACCAATTGAGAAAAAGGTTAAAGTAAGTTTCGTAGAGAAACTTAATGGAATACAAAGAATATGATAACTCTTGGTTATTATGAAACTTTATTTTTTGAATTATATTCAAAGAATGATCTTAAAAAGTTTCAATCCAAATATAAAAGTCTTGTTATATACCTATATCCATTTTATTGTGTTGTAAACGAATCTTATAATAGAGGTTGGGTATTTTATTTTAAGAATCCGACACATGAAACTTTAGCATTGTTAGAATTAAAACCATTGATTGTTAATATTGAGAGAACCTATAAAGATTATATTATAAGAAAGAAAAGACTTTAAAATGAAAACATTCTTAATAAGTGACACACATTTTGGACACGTGAATGCTTACAAGTTCACTAATTACGATGGTTCTCCTATGCGTCCTTGGGATAGCGTAGAAGAGGGTGATGCCATTATGATAGAAAGATGGAATTCCGTTGTAAAAGAAAATGATTTGGTATACCATCTTGGCGACGTTGCTATTCCTCGACGAGGATTAAAACTTGTTGAGCAATTAAACGGTCGTAAGAAATTGATTCGTGGTAATCATGATATTTTTAAAATGAAAGATTATACTGATTATTTTGAAGATATTCTAGGAACTCGAAAAATGGGAGAATTTATAATTTCTCATTATCCTGTACATAGAGATAGCATTCCTCGTTGGGCAAAGGCTAATTTACACGGTCATACTCATGGTAATAACGTTCGCAAAGAAGTTCGAAATCAATATCTTCCGTGGCGTAAAAAAATAGAAGAAGATCCTTTATACCTTAATTTGAGTGTTGAAAAAATCAATTATACTCCAGTTGACTTTGAAGAGATCAAAGCTAAATTTGCTTAAATATCTTGGAGAAGAAATGATGGAAAATAAAGTATTAGTTGATTGGAGATTTGGTAACGTTTGTGATTGGAATTGTTCTTATTGTCCTTCAGTATTTAAGAATGGGTCTGCCCATTTCTTTGAAGAAGATGAAATTAAAGATGCATGTTTTAGATTAATAGAACATTATGAAGAGATGAATAAAAGAGTTGAATTTTCCTTTGTTGGAGGAGAGCCAACTATACATCCCGAGTTTATGTCTATCATGCGAGCGCTTCACAATAGAGGAGCAGGTTCTATTGTTCACACAAACGGTGGCTCAAAGAATTTAGATTGGTGGAAGGAAATACGCCAATATGTTCATGCTATAAATCTTTCTATTCATCTTGAATATACTTTTGTAAAAGAATTAACTGAACATTATATACCGCTTATAGAATTATTTGAATTGTCAGAACGAAGTTATTTTCAAATACCCTATCTTCCGACGCATGATGAAAAAGCAACAGAGTTTCAAGGTATCATAAAAGAGAAAACAGGAAGAGCTGTTCCTAAGAGAGTTCTTTATCAAGATTCTCCTCGAAATACAAAATTATATGATTACGGTAATATAGAAGAAAAAGTAAAAACAGAAAATATTGTTAACGATAAAAGATTTGTTTACAAAGATTGGACTTGTTATGCAGGCATTGATCAATTGGTGATTGATCCTATGGGTAACATATATCGAGGATGGTGTCGAATGGGTGGATTAATAGGTAATGTATTAGACGAAGAATTAGATTTACCAACAGACCCAATTGTCTGTTTAAGAGAAGCATGTCGTAATGGCTTTGATCAACAAGCAAAGAAAGTAGAAACTGATGGAATATAACGTAGATGACATTTTTATTGAAAGAGAAGATGGAGATTTTGACATGATCATACCTCCTGAAATTGCAGAGAAGATGGGACTAGTATTTGGAGACAAACTTAAATTAGAACTTGGAGACAAAGGAACTATTATTATAACGAAAATAGAAGATGCAGATTGATATAGTTGGTGGAACTTCTAGACAAAAAGAATTAATAAAAGATATGTTAGAATATTCGGGAAAACACTTGTTGTCTTCTCGTATGTATAATAGAATATCAATATATGTAACGATCAATAAGATTAAAGACAAAAATGGTGATTGTTGTTTTTCTGATGATAACCGCAGACCTAGAGAATTTTCAATTTCATTAAACAGAGAATTAAGGCAGAGAGACTTATTAGAAACAGTTGCACATGAAATGGTACACATAAAACAATGGGCAACAAGTCAATTAATAGATTATATTAGTGACACTAACAAAGTCAAATATGATGGTAAGATCTATTACAAAGACAGAATAGAATATTGGGATTATCCTTGGGAAATCGAAGCATACGGAAGAGAAGTGGGCATTTTCATACGTTGGGCCAAAAAACGAGGAGAATGGGGGAAAAATTGGACTATGCGTTAAATTAAACATTGACATTATTTCTTGAATTGTGTATACTTTATAAAGTACATAAACACACACGAGAAAATAATGAAAAAAGGTCAGACAGTTTTGTTGAATGATGCATTAGCAGCAGCTTATACAGCGTATCGCGTTAATTATGGTTATATTAGAATTGAAGATGCTATTAGCAGGACTGACAGTTCTGGAGAAAGATACGCAGTAAGTTGGTCTAATGCAGAGTTAACCAAACATGCACTTGGTTACGTTTCTAATGTTCGTTATCATCGTAATATTCCTCAGGTCACAATTACTAAAGAAGATAGAGAAAATGCTCTATGTGTTAAAAAATATATGACCGAGCTCACTATTAAAATTCTAACAGGAAAAGCAACTCCTGGAGAATCCATTGTCCATAGACTTTCAAGTCAAGAATTTATTGACGTTCGAAAAGAAATAATTTACATTGTTGGTATTCCGTTAATGATAGCTAAATATAACGTTTCTAAAAACAGAAAAAAGCAAAACTGATGATCAAAGTTCAAGGAAAACTTCCAAGAAAGCTAACAATCGCTTGTTCGGGCGGAGCAGATTCGATGGCAATTCTTGATTTCTTAATAAGAAATCACGAAGTGAAGGTTATTTTTTGTAATCACGGAACCGAAACTTCAGCAAGGTCTCAAGAGATCCTTGTTGATTATTTAATTAGCAAAGGTCTTTCTATTGAGACTTCATATTACATTAGTAACTTTCGTAATAAGAGACCACACGAAAGTCAAGAAGAATATTGGAGAGAATTTAGATATTCGATCTTTAAAGCAAAGAAAGACGAAACTGTAATTACTGCTCATCATTTAGATGATTGCGTCGAAACATGGTTGTGGCGTAGTTTAAATGGCAACCCTGGAATCGTTCCGTATCGAAATGAAAATGTAATTCGACCTTTTCGTCTTAATAGAAAAAGAGATCTTGAACTATGGTGTCATCTTAATAATGTTCCTTATTACGAGGACGAAAGCAATAAGGATACCAAATATACAAGAAATTATATTAGGCATGAATTAATGCCACATGCGTTGCACGTTAACCCGGGATTACATAAAGTAATAAAGAAGAAGGTACTCGAAGATGATTATGAAATCAAACAATAGAAATATTTGGAAATTAAAGCCTGCTACAATTGAATTATCAACTGTGAGATTGCCGTTTAGAGAATCCGGAGGAATATACGAGACCTGCCTCTTCACAAAAGATGAGTTCGAAGTTCTCGAACGATATAAGACAGTCGATGATGCAATTTTAGGACATCGTCGATATGAAAAACAATATGGAGTTACTGACAAATGAAAATAAAAAACGAAAGTGAAATTTTTACACAAGACGGTATTACAAAAATTGAAAAATTAAGAGATTCAAAATTTGTATGTGAATCTTGTATTCGAACAAAATATCCGGATGGAAATTGGGCAAATCAACCTGTTGCAATCTTCTACGGAAAAGAACCTCATCCAATTAGCAACAGTAGATACTTTGCATTATTTATTAATGGAGATAATAATATAATGGTTGCCAATGCACAAAGTGCAGTGGATGAACCAATTACCGGAGTTATAGCAGATAACGAAGAAATTATCTATAGTAGATATAGACATGATTTTAGAAAGTCTTCTGATAATTCTGTTTTTATAGATGGGGGTAGAGATTATGTTAAGAGTGGAATTTATCCACCTGAAAGATTTGTAACATTAAAGATAATAGATGGTGATTTAGTTATCGTTAATAAGGAAAATAAAGATGCCTAATATGTATATGTTAATTGGTGTTCCTGCATCTGGTAAAAGTACTTGGATAAAAGGAAAACAAGGAAGAAAATTCTGTTGTGGTATCAAGTGATAACCATATTGAGACCATGGCTACTTTTCTTGGAAAGACTTATGACGAAATCTTTCTAGATGTGGTAGGTAAAGCTACGTCAGAGATGATGGAAGACCTAAGACAGGCAATCGAAAGCGATAAGAACATTTATTGGGATCAAACTAATACTGGTTCAAAGAGTAGAATAAATGTTCCAACCAAAACAGGCAGTCGTGGATTTCTAGTCCCATCTTTTAGATATGAACATATTTGTTCGTATGATTGTTTAGGAAATGCTTTTTATTCTATACAAAAGGTGTTATTGGAAAACTGGGGAGATCATGATTGGAAAATAGACGAAGGTGGGAAAATAAATTTCAAAGATTAACTTGACGCTATCAAGTTTTTTTGCTATACTTTAAAAATTAATAACAAAGGCACAAAGATGAATAATGAAGACAATCAACTTATACTATATATTCTGATGCGTAACGATATGGATTCATTAAATCCTGGCAAAGGGATGGCACAATCTTCTCATGCCACAAACTGTTTTTCTAAAAAAATAGAATCTCTAAGAGGGTTTAACGAATCAAGTCTTTCTGATATACAATTTAAATCTTGGTCCGAAACTACTGATTCCGGTTTTGGAACTGTAATTGTATTAGAAGTAAACGAAACTGAATTAAAGTCGGCAATAGATAACGCTAATCAACTTAACGTAATAGCCGATTATGTTCTTGATCCAACTTATCCAGTTCGTGATGGAAAGGTTACACATCTCATTCCCATAATTACATGCGGTTATGTATTTGGTAACAAAGAAGATAGTGCAGTAAAATCAATCGTCGGAAAATTCCGACTACACCCGTAGCTTAACCGAAAGAAGAAAAAATGAGTCATTATATTAAGCAAGGCAATACTTTCAAGGTTGTTGCAGAACAAGCTTTGGATTTGCACAAGAAGCTCCCAGCAGGGAATTATACTATTAGTCAAGATATATATGGAAATATGTTTCTTGAAATGATCGAGGGCTTTTCTTTGCCAGACAAGCTTTATGGAAATACTCTTCGACACACTGGTAGGATTTTAAATACTTTTCAGGATCGTCCATATAATACAGGTGTTCTACTTGCAGGCGAAAAGGGATCAGGTAAGACTCTACTTGCACGATCAGTTTCGATAGATGCTGCATCAATTGGTATTCCAACTATTGTTATTAATCGTCCATGGAAGGGCGATGGGTTTAATAGCTTGGTACAATCTATTAATCAGCCCTGTATCATCTTGTTTGATGAATTTGAAAAAGTATATGAAGATGATGATCAGCAAGAGATTCTTACATTGATGGATGGAGTTTATCAGTCTAACAAACTCTTTATTCTTACGTGTAATGACAAATGGCGTATCAATAAGCACATGCAGAATCGTCCAGGTCGTATCTTTTATTACTTGGAATTTTCTGGACTTGATATTGATTTTATTCGTGAATACTGTGAAGATAAACTTAATGACAAGACTCAAATTGAGGTTATTTGCAATATGTCTCTAGCATTCAGTAAGTTCAACTTTGATATGCTAAAGGCACTAATTGAAGACATGAATAGGTATGATGAGAGTCCACAGGAAGTTATGGAGCTTCTAAATGCTCGACCAGAATACAACGATGTGTCTTATTACGAAATCGAAATGATTTACAATGGAAATGTTATTCCACACGATAAGATACATGACACAGAGGAAGGAAACTCAATGAGAGCTAATCCTTTTGAAGGAGTTTGTGTTTTCTTTGAAGATACAGTAAAAGAAAGAGATGACGACGGGGAAGAGTATTTCCCGGAGCGGAATGTCTACTTTAAGCCAGACATGCTTCAAAAGATCAATTCAAAGACGGGACAGTTTGTGTTTATAGACGACAGTTCCAAGAGTAGCTTGCGTCTGCGTCGAAAGGCTCCTGTAGCTACTAATTATTGGTCAGCTTTTGCAGACCTCTAATATAAAATCTTCGCTCTGTCCAACCTGCAACAGGCGGTTGGACGGAGCATCTGGTAACGGAACTCCCAAAGAAGGTGACATTTCTATATGTGCCTATTGTGAGAGTTTTGCATTCTACAACAAGGATCTTACGTTGAGACCTGCAACACTAAAAGAAACAGAAGATCTTCTTAAAGAAGATGAAGTAAAAGAAATCATGTTAGCTGTACGAAATGTATGGGGAAAGAGTTTGCACTAATGGACATCATTTTTGATATTGATGGAACTTTGGCTAATATTGAACATAGACGTATCTATGTTCAATCTAAACCGAGAAATTGGAAAGCCTTTAATAAAGCCATTCCTCATGATACACCGATTCTTCAAACTACAACATTGCTTGAACTATTATATAATGCAGGACATACTATTCTTTTGGCATCTGGCCGTGGAGAAGAAACTAGACAAGATACACTTGATTGGTTAAAGAAATATAATCTCGACTCTTATGTAACCAAGCTCTACATGAGATCAGCAAAAGATATGAGATCGGACGACATTGTTAAGAGAGAGATCCTTGCTCAAATAAGAGAAGATGGTTTTGAACCTTTCTTTGTGGTAGACGATCGACCTAAAGTTGTTCGTATGTGGAGAGAGGAAGGTATCTTTGTTTTTGATGTAAATCAAACAGGTGAGGAATTCTAATGCCAGCAGTAATGTTTTTTGGAGTGATAGGACTTTTTGTCTTAGCATTCGTTAGTTGTTCTCCGGAAATACCCAATAAATCAAAAGAAGAGAAAAAAGCTGAATAAACAAACTCAAGGTAAGACGAGCTTTGCTCGTCTTACCTTTTGACTACTGTTAACTTTGTGTTATAATAACATTAAGTAAAATAAATTTAAAGGATGATGTTATGCACTATAAATTTCCTAAGATCAAACATATTAATGATATTCTACCTCATATCGAAGGACGTAAGGAATTCATAGTAGCAGAACGTGACGACTATACAGTAATCAATTATGTTGTAATGGGCAATGATACTTTCCCTCCAATTAAAGTTGTTGGCGGTTCCGCAAAGATGCGAGCAGAACGAGAAGCAGTTCATGCTCTCTTGCGAGAATGTCGCGGATTGATTTTTGATAAAAATGGATGTATTCTCTCGCGGCGCCTTCACAAATTTTTTAATGTTGGGGAACGAGAAGAAACTTTTGCGAAGAACATTGACTTATCTAAATCCCATGTTATCTTAGAAAAACTTGATGGATCTATGATCACTCCAATTTACATCAACGGATCTTTCCGTTGGGGAACTAAGATGGGAGTAACCGAAGTTGCAATGTTAGCAGAAGAATTTATTGTGGATCATCCACAATATGTAAAATTTGCAGGAATGTGTTATACTGCAGAAGTAACGCCGATCTTTGAGTTCTGCTCAAATAAACAACGCATTGTTGTTGATCATCCAACAGATCGATTAGTGCTCCTTGCTGTGCGTGATAACCTTAGTGGCGAGTATTGGTCTTATGATATGCTGATAGAATATAGTCAAATCTTTAACATTGATGTAGTCAAGGCATATCCAGGAACACCAGAAAGTATGGATCACCTAATTGAGTCTGTACGAGGTGAAGATGAAGGTGAAGGTTGGGTTATCCGTTTTGATGACGGACATATGGTTAAAATTAAAAATGAATGGTACTTGCGTCTTCATAGGGTAAAAGATCGTATTCGATTTGAACGAAATGTAGTCGATGTTATCTTAAACGAAGAGATTGATGATCTCAAATCGTTTATGATTGATGAAGACTTAGAACGTATTAATCGTTATGAATCTAAATTTTGGTATGAACTTAATCGTCGAATTGAACTATATGAAGGAGTTGTGCAAGCATCAGTTTCTAAACACCGAGGAGACCGCAAAGCATTTGCTTTAGAAAGCAACGAATGGGAAAACAAGATGCTTCGAAGCATTGTTTTTCAGATGTGGGATTATCCCACATCTGTACGAGATGCTGTAATCGAACGACTTAGAAAGAGTTTGTCCTCGAATGTTAAATTTAACTCTGAAAAGGAAAATTTCATCCCAAGTGTTTCTTGGGAGGAGGTTTCTGAATGATTGCAGAATATCTATGTGGATGTGGATACAAATGGGAGACTGAAATCCAAGGTGGAAGTCTCCCACTTAATCATGACAAAGTACACTCAAGTCATTGCCCAAACTGTGGCAGCTTATGGTTTAACTGGACTAATTATAAAAAAGAAAAAGAAGAAAAAAATGAATGAAGAGAAACCAATTTATACAAGAATAGAAGGATTTTTAATTGAAAGAACTAAAGATTCTTTTAGGATTATGGGAGAAGGCGAGTTATTGTCTTTTAGCAAAACTATCTTTGCACCGAATGCATCAGATGAAGATATAGCCGGTATGATAAGAGCAATTGAATATATTACATTGAAAAACATAAGACGATCATTAGGAATTGACCGATGAATTCATTCTCACACACTGTAATACTTTACGGACTTCTCGTTACGATATTTATTGTAACCGGTATTCATTTAGTTGGACATTGATACAGATATGATATATCTTATAAGGAATATAAAAACAGGTGAATGGCACAAACGCGGATATGCCGGGTATGAATGGAAGACAATGCCACACCAAAGCTGGCAAACTGGTGATTACAAGCGTGCGGTAGAAGAACTAGAAAGTGTTGGGTTTGATACGGGAGAGATTGTACTCTTTGGAATTGAGAATGTGATTCCTGTTGAACAATCAATTCAAGATCAAAAGAGATATGTCTGTAAACTACTTGAAGAGTATGTTCCTTACGAGGAAGCTGCTAAAAGAGACATTGATGCTATGTCTCAAAAAGATTACAAAAAATGGAAAGAAATACGCATAAAACTTAAGAGTCAAGACGCATTTCCAGGTTGACGAATATAAATAAAAGTGTATAATATAAGAGCTAAGGGATAGACCCTAACGCTATACAACAAGCAAAGGAGTTTTGCTATGAATAAAGAATATGATCTACTCGTCTTTATTGGACGATTTCAACCCTTCCATAATGGACATAAAAAAGTAATTGACCGAGCGCTAGAACTAGCCAATGATGTACTAGTTCTAGTTGGCTCTTCAAATCGAGGCCGTGAAGGCCGGCATCCTTTTACATTTGCAGAGAGAAAATTTATGATCGAATCATGTTATTATCATGATGAGATTGATTATGCTCTCCATGTAAACTCAATTAACGATTATACATACAATGATAATCGATGGATTAGACAGGTCCTTGATCAAATTGAATCAGCAAAGGAAGAACTAGATCTCCCTAAAGATGCTCGAATTGGACTAATTGGTTGTGAAAAGGATAAGAGCAGTTTCTATCTGAAGTTGTTTCCAACTCTTGAAAATGTTGCAGTTGATTACTCAGACAAGATTAATGCAACAGATTTGCGTCAATTGTATTGGACATATGGTATTTACAATCATTGGCGAGATACCGGAGCTCAAGGTTCTACATTGAAAGAGTCTGTTCCTATTGGAGCCTTTGATTTTCTTAGTGATTTTTTGAAGACAGAAGAATATTCTAATTTGGTCGAAGAAGTTAAGTTTATCGAACAGTATAAAATCAGTGTTCAAAAGTATCCTCGAATTGAGCACACAGTTGATGCAGTAGTTGTACAGAGCGGACACATTCTTCTTATTCGTCGCCGTTCTGCACCTGGAAAACACAAATGGGCTCTTCCAGGTGGATTTATTCATCAAGATGAACGTCTTGAGGATTCAATGATTCGAGAACTACGAGAAGAAACTGGTATTAAAGTTCCTGAAGCAGTTCTTCGAGGATCAATAAAGAATAGCAAGTGTTATGATGATCCACACAGATCTGAACGTGGTCGTCTTATTACTCAAGCATTTCATATTGCACTTCCTCGAGATACTACATTGCCGAAGGTAAAGGGTATGGACGATGCTGACAAAGCTAAATGGCTACCCCTTAACGAACTAGAACCAACAATGATGTTTGAAGATCATTTCTTTATCATCGACGACATGCTTGGAGGTGTGTAATGGAAGCAGCTATTGAATACCTTAAAAAAGAAGGCTTTGTATTTGCAGAGATTGTCGACAACGAGTCAATTTATCTAAAAGGTAATATTGCCGTGTTAATTGAACCTGCTGACGAGTACAATACAGCCTGGGCAATAGGTAGTGCCCTGCGCAAAGGCTATGACTGGAATATTTCAGGAATAGATGGGAATAATTACCTTGTTGATGTATTCGAGGAGGTGTTGGATGACTGATTATTGGGATTTACAGAAGAAACAAGTAAAACTTCGAGGTGAATTAGATGCTGTCGAAGAAAAGCTAAAAAGCGCCAAACAGGCACTTACTGAGAATCCAATTTTTCTTGTTGCCGAAGCTTTGCACAAACAACTTTGTCGTCATAACCATACAGACGGTTGTGCTTGGTACTACGAAAAATGGGAAACCCCTGGCGCCGAACGTATGAGATGGGTTAACATTGCAAGAAGAGTCATACCGTTGCTTAGACAGGATCCTGGTCCGGATGCACAGGATCAAACCGAATATATTGTGAAGCTGATCGACGCAGCAACCGGAAATTACACTTGACACAAGAGGTGACAAGTGCTATAATATAAACAATAGATGATAGACATCTATTTTAAAACAAGCAAAGGAGTTTTGCTATGATTACAGATAACATTCTACTGATGACGGACAGTTACAAAGCGTCACATTTCCTACAATACCCAAAGGGTACTGAACGAGTAAGTTCGTACATTGAAAGCCGAGGCGGAAAATGGAACCGTACAGTTTTCTTTGGATTGCAAATGTTCCTCAAGCAATATTTGTCAAAGCCAATCACTCAAGAAATGATTGACGAAGCTGAGGAATTTTGGACAGCACATGGTGAACCTTTTAATCGTGATGGATGGATGCACATTCTAAACAATCACGAAGGTCGTCTTCCGATTGAGATCGAAGCTGTTCCAGAAGGAACAGTGGTTCCAACTAGTAATGTACTTGTCCAATTGGTCAACACTGATCCAGAAGTTCCTTGGCTAACTTCTTTTATGGAAACTGCATTGCTTCGAGCAGTTTGGTATCCAACAACTGTTGCCACTAACTCTTTCTCTGCTAAGGAAGTTATCTATCGTGCATTGCAGGAGACAGCAGACGATCCTGATGCAGAGATTGGATTTAAGATGCACGACTTTGGTGCACGAGGAGTTTCTAGTCGAGAATCTGCTATGATTGGCGGTGCCTCGCATTTGGTAAACTTCTTGGGTACTGATACTGTTGAAGGGGTTCTTGCTGTTCGTAAGTTTTATGGAGAATCAATGGCAGGATTTTCAATTCCTGCAAGTGAACATAGCACTGTTACTTCTTGGGGTGGACCTCGAGGAGAAGTAGATGCAATGCGCAACATGGTCAAGCAATTTGGAAAACCGGGCGCACTTGTGGCTTTTGTATCAGACAGCTATGACATCTACAATGCCACAAGCAACCTCTGGGGCGACACGTTGCTTGAAGAAGTCAAAGCAAGCGGTGCCACTATTATTGTGCGTCCTGACTCTGGAGATCCAACAGTTGTTCCAATCGAAGTAATCGAACTCCTAATGGAAAAGGTTGGTTATGAAACTAACTCAAAGGGATACAAAGTCCTACCGAGTTACTTCCGTGTTATTCAAGGCGATGGTATTAATGTTGATACCATCAAAGTTATCCTTGATAAGATGAAGGAAAAAGGATTGTCAGCATCAAACATCGCGTTTGGTCAAGGAGGAGGACTTCTGCAACAACTTGATCGAGATACACTCAAGTTTGCAATGAAGGCTAGCTCAATTCAGATTAATGGTCGGTGGAATGACGTCTACAAAGATCCAATTACTGACATAGGCAAGCAGAGCAAGCGTGGTCGACTTTCACTAATTAAAAACGGTGAAGAATTTCGTACTGTGAGACGCGAGGATGCAGCAGGCGGAGAGCAAATGCTTGAAACTGTATACAAGAACGGTCGAATTCTTAAGACGACTAATTTTGCACAAATTCGTGCTCGAGCAGCATCTGCAATCTAATAAGAATAGGTCAAGTTTAACTTGGCCTATTCTCTTGACAAATTAGAGAAATATGTTAATATAGTGTATAAGAGATTATTAAATTAACAGGAGAGCAAATGAAAATTTATATTGGACCATATAAAAAATGGTGGGGACCATATCAAATTGCAGAGTTACTTTGCTTTTGGGTTAAAGAAACAAAAGATGAATATGGATTCCCGGCAAAGCCTAAATGGGTACATGATTTTGGTACTCGGCTTTCTGAAACTCCATTGTATAAAATATGCAACTGGATTGAGAGCAAGAGAGAACGTACTATTAAAATACGAATTGATAAGTACGATACCTGGAGTATGGACGACACACTTGCTCGAATTATATTACCAATGCTTTTGCAATTAAAGGTAGCTAAGAATGGATCTCCATTCGTTGATGACGAAGATGTTCCTGAACATCTTCGTTCAAGTGCCGCTCCTCCAACAGAAAATGAGTGGGACACAGATGACAATCATCACAAGCGTTGGGATTGGATTTTAGAAGAAATGATATGGGCATTTGAACAAAAGTTAACTGACTGGGAATCTCAATACTATTCTGGAGAACATGATATTAATTGGGATCCAGTTGATGAAAACGGAAATATAATCAAAGACGAAGACGATGCTAAAAGTTACCGCATGGTATTTGGTCCTAACGACACTTTTGAGATTGACATAGAAAAAAGAACAATACACGCAAATCGGATAGCAAATGGTTTCCGATTGTTTGGCAAATACTATGAAGGACTTTGGTGCTAATATGGAATATACAATCTTAATAATGCTTGCTCTCTTAACGACGAAACATTTAATAATTGATTTCTTCCTTCAGGTTCCTTTTATGCATCAGAACAAACATCTTTGGACTCACCCCGGAGGTTGGTGTCATGCTGGATTGCACGGAATAGGAACTATTCTTTGTTTGATTTGGTGGGTAAATCTTCCTTTGTTATTTACTGTTGCTCTAGCAGAGATCCTTATTCATTTTTTAACTGATCTCTCAAAAATGAGAATAGGTAAACATTTTGGTTGGGGACCTAACACTCATGCAGAATTTTGGTGGGCAATGGGAGCTGACCAATGGGTGCATAGTATGACTTATATAGGAATTATTTTAGCGGTGATAAAAATATGATAGTTTGTCAAGAAGACAAAGACCCAGATCTTTCTCAAAAATATAATATGGATATAGATCCAATTGCTCTTGAAATTGTTATAAGAGAAAAAGTTGGTAATAATAGTTCTTACGCTATGATATCTGCAGTAATAGACGACTGTGTAAGTTCCTTTAGCTTGCACATAAAAGATAGCCATATAAATCAAGCGAATCAAATTCGAAATTATTACAAACATAAGATGCTACATAAGATGTTGAAAGGAGAACATCTCTCAAACTTTCAACATGCTTTGTATGAGATCGTAAACAAGGATTTACCTAAACAAGTTACATATGATGAACTTAGGATACTTTCAAAATTATCAGATTTCTATAAAGAAGATAAAGATTACGAAGTTATAGAAAAAAGATTTAAAAATTATACCAAGATTAATAATGGTAAAATTTTTCATCTTAACAATGAAAAAATTCAATATATTAAGAATATAGAGAGAATATCCAAAACAGAAAAATCAAAAAGATACTGGTTTAACACGGAAAATAATATATTGCTTTGTATACTGCTAGACTTAAATAACCCGCTAGAGTGCCTGCTTAAACGCGAAGTAGCGCATGATAAATTGTTAACAGTAAATGCAACTTGTTATCCTGGTGTCATTCCAGGAAGAGATATTAAATTCTACCAATTGGGTGAATGGAAAATTGTATGAATAAAGAACAAAAGATTAATTTCGTCGCCGAATTAGCAATGGAAGTTGAAATATTTGACCGGATCAATTGGGGCGAACTAAATATTAATAAGGAAGAAGCCTTTTTAAATATAGCAGAAAAGGTATGTAATCAAGCCGAAACTGTTTCTGAAGACCAAAGAGATATAGTTAATGCTACAACTATAACTAAACTCCTTGTTGAAAACATGGTTTTAAACATTTTAATTGAGAAGATGAGAGATGGATATCGAGGAGAAAAAAACTGAATCTAATACTGATGAAATAGATCCCATAAAGAAACTTTTTCAAGATGCTAATCGAGAAAAGAGAAAATTAAGAGATCGGTTAAAAGAATTAGAAACAGAAGTAGAAGTACTCACACCAACTACACCAACCGGTACATTTGATTGGTATATCAAATGGATAGCTGTATTTTTTGGTGTTGGTGGAATTTTCTTAGCATCAGCTGGTTATACAATAATAGGGCCTTCATTCTATCTAATATCTTCCATATGTTGGGTATTAGTAGGAATGAATTGGCAAGATAGGGCTATAATGATAGGTAGTTCGATTAGTGGAACCGCGGTAGCACTACAAATGATGGAGTTATTAAAATGAAAACAAAAATATTTCACGAAGATCAATGTGAAGTAACTTGCACTGACAATGATAGAATGGTAATAGCAGAAGTACATCAATTTAAGATAGAAGATTATTTAACTGTTGTAATTGAAAAATCAGCTAAAATTAATATGAGATACAATAGACGACATAAAATATACATTGGTAACTTAGGTGTAATGGAATTTACTTCTCCTGGACCACTAACTCATGTAATTAACAAAGGTAGATAAATACTATTATGAAAATGTTATCATTAAATACAATGTCAAATATCTTTTTGTCATGTTGTCTTTTATTTGGATTTTCTCTATCAACTATATTATATCTTGATTTTAGAGTTTTAGATCCTATATATAACGTTACAGCTTTTTCAAAAAAAGATGTTTTTCCTGGAGGAATTGCAACTTTAATATTCACTTATACCAAACCCCATCAACTTGATTCAGAAGTAATAGATAGGTGGTTACTGTGTGATGATGATATATATTGGCTAACAGGCCCTGCAGCTAACACAAATAGAGCATCATGGCCAACTGGAATTGATAAAGAAATAGAAATTTTTATAAGAATTCCTGCAGAAGTTGTCCCTGGTCAATTCTGTATGTATGGATCCACTGTAGAATATAAAAGAATTTTACTTCCAAATATAACTTTGAGAAATCCTCCAGTTTTAGTTAAAATTAAAGTGCTCAATAATTAATTTGATTTTCCTTTAAATTCTTGCTATTGTATAATACAATTTATAGCAAGGAGTCAGGCCATGAGCCTCAAACAAATTAAAGAAGATACACTTCAGTTGCGTAAGTCACGCGATCCAATGGCTAGTAAGATGGTGACATTGCTGTCGGCTATCAATACAGTAGCAAAAGACGACGGAAATCGAGAACCAACAGATGACGATACTGTAAAGGTTATCAATAAATTCCTAAAAGGTGTTCGAGAATCTCTTGATTATTATGTAGTCAATAATCAAGACATTACGCCGCTTGAAAAAGAAATTGCACTGTATGAAAAATATCTTCCTAAAATGATGAATGCAGAACAAACAGATAATGCTGTTCGTATTTCTATTGCAGCAGTTGATGCTAAAGAAGCTTCTGACATGGGCAAAGTTATGGCGCATCTTAAGAAGGGATATGGTTCTTCTTTAGATATGAAGATGGCTAGCAATTTGGTGAGAGAAAAGTTGTCAAATGCTTGATCTTTTTGTAATAGAATCTAATGGACAACTTTTTCATGCTATCGGAGGAAGCGGCGATCAATTCGACTCTCAAGAACGAACTGCAATCTTTTACAGTCGTAAAAATGCAGAAAAGAAGATACGTTATTCTTTAAGAGCGGCAAAAATTAAGTTTTCTCAAGCAATAAATAATACCTACAAAAAAATAAGAGCTGAAGAGATTGAACAATGGAAGAATGCAAAAGTTCTTCAATTAAACATAGTAGGATTTAAGGAACCAGATAATGAAAGTTAAAGAACTAATTGAACAGTTGAATGATATTGATCCTGAATTGGAAGTTATCTGTCAGCGTGATAGTGAAGGAAATGGTTACAGTCCATTAGAAGGTGTTGATGCTAATGCAATCTATATAGCAGAAACCACTTGGTCCGGAGACGTGTATGATAGATCCGGGACGGCAGAAGACGCAGATATGGCGGAAAGCGAATGGGGAAAGTTAAAGAAAGATCATCCTTGTGCGGTTATATTGTTTCCTGTTAATTAAGGGAAGAGAAAAATGGCAGAGTTTGAAGTAAAAATCGTTCAGGTCGATAAGGTAATCGAGCATCCAAATGCAGATCGTCTTACTATTGTAAAAATTGGTGGATACAACTGTATCGCCAACAAGAAAGAAGATGGATCCTGGCGTTATCAATCTGGTGATTTAGTAGTTTATATTCCAGAAGGTGCTCTACTACAAGAATGGCTTTTGCGTCATCTTAATATGTGGAATGAAGAGAAGAATAAAGGGTACCTTGCTGGTTCAGCTGGCAATCGAGTTAAGGCAATAAATCTTAGAGGAGTAGTTAGCCAAGGTGTACTACTTCCTGTAACGATAGAAGACGCCTTTCTTGTAGATGGTAAATCTTGGTATATTTCGGATGTTCAAACTGAAGCTGAGCGTATGGCGATAGCAGAAGGTAATACTATTGACAAGGTAAAAACTAAAACATTAGGAATTGATGTTTCTGATATATTAGGCATTATTAAGTATGAACCGGTTATACCCTCAAGTATGAATGGTGAAGTAGAAAATGGCACAGGGATGACTTTGTCATACGATATTGAAAATATGCAGAAATATCCAACTGTGATTAAAGAGGGCGAAGAAGTTGTTATAACCGAACAATTGCACGGCACTTGGGCGTGTTATGGATTGTGGCCAACTGACAATTCTTTCAAACATATTATTACATCTAAAGGACTCTCTTCTAAAGGTTTAATTTTTAAACTAACCGAAGAAAATCTAATAAAGAATGTTTATTTTCGTGCACATTCGGGTACAATTGACCTAAATGACGAATACCTTACTCAAAGGTTGATGTCATGGATGAAAAATACTAATATAACCGAACCGGTTTATTTGCTTGGCGAAGTGTATGGTAAAGGAATACAAGATTTGTCATACAGCACCGAACGTCCTTTGTTTCGTTTGTTTGACATCTATATTGGAGAACCAGGAAAGGGTAGATATGTAAACTACGACGACATGGTTACAATAGCAAATTTGATATCTGTTGATACCGTACCATTATTGTACCGTGGACTCTTTTCAGAAGATGTTGCCAAAGAACACCGTGACGGAAAAACTGTTCTTGGTGGAAAAAATATAAGAGAAGGTGTAGTAATTACACCAATAAAAGAACGAAGAGATACTATGCTCGGAAGGGTCAAATTGAAACTAGTATCACCGGATTATCTATTGCGCAAGAATGCAACAGAATACAACTAACCTTTGGAGATATGAAAGATGAAAAATTCTAAACTTATTGTAGACCTATTTGTTACACATCATGATACCGATGTTTCTTTATATCCGCCAGACCGATGGTCTAGCTATAGAAATAATTCGGTTAATCTAAAAAATGGACTAACCGTTCCTCTTGCTATGATGGTTCCGGATGGACACCATGCTGGTGCTGTTAAGAGGAAAGGAACAGCAATTGAATGGGCGAACCGCAGCGGTGGTTGGGTTCCTGGTGGAACAAAATCAATTCCTGGAATTGCTAATACTTATAAAAACGATCCGGTTAATGGTTTTGAATTTGTTGGTTCAGTTGAACGCTACACTACCGCTAATAAATGGCTTCGTGTATTTGATCCCCGTGGATATGTATTAGAAATTAGTGTTGAAAATGCTGTTTTTCTAATGGAGAATTCAACTATTATAAAGGGTGTTGTACAAGAAAATTGTGTATGGGGTCGTTTGGGCGCAACGAATACTCTAGTTCCAGAGGGATCAGAATTATATAATGACATGAAAGCAAACAAACCTGCTTATTGATATTTTGCTTGACAATTCTCAGTTGTTACGTTATAATTTAACAGTAATAGAGGAGTGATTCATGCAACTAGCAAGTCCACAATTAACGACTACTAGAACTAAAAAGCGAAATAAGAAGAAGTCCCAAAGAGATCTTGATGCCAACAAGCGGCATCAAGATTACCTCCGTAGCATGGGCGTGCATCCAGAACAATTAAAAGCAAAAGCTAAAAAAGCAAAAGATGCCAAAGACAAGGCGTCTAAGCCCGCGTACAACGCGGACACAGTGCGGAGACATACTGCAAGCGCATCTAGTATGCAAGGCGTAGGAGCCAAGAAGGAACCAATGATTTATAATGGCGAACGTAAATTGCTTGGTATTGCTACTATGCACAAATCAAACATGGTCCCTGTATTTGATAAAGGAAATGCAGAAGAACTCGCAAAGATGCGAAGGAATTAAAAGGTTAAAATGGCAAAATACATAAAAGGAAATTTCAAAGGTCTTTCTAAGGCAGAGAGAGCACTTGCACTTGAGGTGCATTTAAAATATTTAGAAAGAATATTTAGATCAGGGCAAGTTCCTTTTGGTCAAAGACACAATCTTAATGAAGAAATTGAAGAAGTTAGTATTAAGTTGACTCGATCAAAATCTTCGCCCGGATTTGAAACAAGTGAATTTTTTGAATTACAGAGAAAATATAACACAGATCAAGAATATACAGAACATCTTGATTCTATCATCAACAAAGATATAGATGAGTATGCTGCCGAATTGTTAGAACGATCAAAACAAAAGTAGGAAATTAAAATGTATAAACCTTTGTCGGATAGATTAACCATCCGAGAGAGTAAAATTGAAGGTGTAGGACTTTTTGCGACAAAAAAGTTTCCGGCAAATACAGTTTTAGGAATGGCACATATCAAAAATGTAAATTTTCCACATGGATATATTCGAACAGCAGTAGGTGCATTTTATAATCATTCAGACGATGCTAATTGTAAAACTATGAATGGTTATTGGCAACACATGCCAGTAAAGTATCTTGTTACTATTCGAGATATAAATGCAGGAGAGGAACTTACTGCTCAATATACACTTTATAACGTAGAAGACATGTAATGATAAGTCGACCATCTTTAATCAAATATAAAGATCTAATAGAGAAATATCCAGAGTTGTTAGGCAACATTGAAGGCCCACCGGTTGAACAAGGTTGGAATAATATTCTTGATCAGATCTGTTCAACCATTGAATGTCAAATTAAAATAAACGGTGTAACTCGACCCAAAGTTCTTCGAATTAAAGAAAAATATGGAACTCTGTGTTTTTATTATCGATGGATTAAAATACCTCCAGTTCTCTTAAGAAGAGAGATAGAAGATACAATATCTATGATAGAATATACTTCAAACCATATATGTGAAAGATGTGGACGGCCTGGCGAACTTAGAGATGGAGCTTGGATAAAAACATTGTGTGATTTTTGTGAAACTAATGAGATACTGCAAGGTAAACGATGTTTGTAAATCATAAATTACATAAACCCGGCCAGGCAATACATATGTTATTATGTAATTATGATATTGGTAATACTCTTGAAGAAAGAGATGAAAGAAATAATAAAATTGATAGATGGATAGTGAAATACCGTAAAAAATCTAAAATAAAATTGGTTATGTCTGATAGTTTTTATGTACTTAAAATCTATTTTGAAGACCCAAAATTAGCTACCTTATTTGCAGTAACGTTTGGATAAAAATGAATACAATAAAAGATACAATCGCAACAATAAAGAATATTCCAACTAAAGAAAAATTAGAAAGTATTCTTCTAGAAAAGACAGTCTTAGTTGAATATAGAAAACTTGACGGAGACGTAAGAATGATGTCTCTTACTAAGAATTTAAAATCAATTCCAGTTACCCATCATCCTAAAGAGGTAAAAGAACCTCACGAAAAAAATATAACTGGTTGGTGTGAAGAAGCCGACGGATGGAGATCTTTTCGTTATGATAATCTTATTAAAGTAGATCAAGATGAGTCAAATGTTATACTACACATAGGCACTAGTCTTATTCAACAAGAAATTGACAAAGAAATAATTGATTCTTTAGGATTGAAAAAATGAAAATAGGATTTACCGGAACTCGAAATGAAATTACAACAAAACAGTTTGATGATCTATTTCATTTTATAAATCAACTTGAAAATGTTACTATGTGCCATCATGGAGATTGTGTAGGCGCGGACGCAACGTTTCATGATATTTGTGAATCTCTCGGTTTACCTATTACTATACATCCTCCTGTTGAAGATAAATTAAGAGCATGGAAAAAATCAGACCTAATAGAAGAACCAAAAACATATCTTGTTCGTAATCGAATGATTGTTGACAGTAGTGATTTGTTAATAGGAGTTCCGAGGGCGATGAAAGAAACAAGAGGCGGAACTTGGTACACTATCAATTACGCTAAAAAGAAAGGCGTTCCTCAAGAGATTATATGGCCGAAATAACACTTGACTATATAAGAATAACACTATATAATCTATATAAATAAAAGACGTTAAGGAGAGTTGGCTGAGCGGCCGAAGGCGGTGCCCTGCTAAGGCATTGAACGCGCAAGCGTTCCGAGGGTTCGAATCCCTCACTCTCCGCCATAAATAATAATAGAAATAATTTGGTCACATTCAAATTATTTCTTGACAAAGAGACTAAATAAAAGTATAATACAAAGACGTTAAAGAAACAGCGTTTAGTAAAATAGGAATTAAGAAATGCAAACAGAATTTATTCTTTTAGGTTCAGATAGAACCCGCGGATTTCCACAGTCCTCGCTCGGAGAAGAGCGCGGTGCGAATTCTAAAGAAACCATGATTAAAGAAACCATCATTGAAAAAGATCATGGTTTTATAAATCCTGGAATGTATATTCCAACAGCTGACAAGCCGTGGAGTGTGCAAAATTCGAATAGCCCTGGGGGTAGCAGTTGCTAGTCTAGCAACAACTATTTAAACGAAAGTTTAAACCCCTTAGAGCAAATAAGCACTAAGGGGTTTTTTGTTGACATAGTGTAGAAACTGTTGTATACTATGTTTATAAAGTGTTATGCGGAACGAGACTGCAAGCGCACTATAAATTGCTTAAATGGGCGTGTCGGGGATGAAACCTGTGGCGGTAACACAGGGAGTAAAAAATGGCAATGTAAGACATGGTGTTCTTACATAGTGGTCAAGCTAAAACAAAAGCGGAGCAACATAGACCACTAATAAAAAACCGTTTGAGGATAGTCAGATGCAGACTGATTAAAAACTGCAAAAGTTTATGGTGGGCGTAGCTCAATTGGTAGAGCGCCAGTTTGTGGCACTGGTCGTTACCGGTTCAAATCCGGTCGTCCACCCCAAAATAGAATTAGGAAATTATATTGCACGATGTCACGGACTTAAACGGGATCGATAATACTGAATAGACCGCAAAAGTTGAGTCCTTCGACCGATCAAGGAACAGTATCCAAGTGACGTCATTAAAATTATAGTCTCGTAGCTTCAACTGGATAGAGCATTGGTCTACGGAACCAAAGGTTGGGGGTTCGAATCCCTCCGGGACTACCAACGAATAATGCGGATGAAGAAAACTGGGTTATCTTGAAACAATAAGATCCCTCGGGCAACAGCCTTGTCGGGACAAGCTAGGTTCGATTCCTAGACGCATTACTAATCACTGGGAGAGTTGAGCAGGTGGTGAGCTCCGCAGACTGTAAATCTGTCGCTTAGGCTTTGTAGGTTCGATTCCTACTTCTCCCACCAAAGTTTGTAGTAGCTTAACAACTGTGGGTCGCTACCGCAGTAAAGTATCGGCCGAGGATCGGTGATGTTGGTGCAAATCCAACCTACAAAGCCAATATAGAATACCGCCCCATCGACTAGCGGTTCAGGTCGTTGCTCTTTCACAGCAAAAACACGGGTTCGAATCCCGTTGGGGTGACCAATTAACGAGGGCAAAAATTCTGGGTGTCTAGCTCAACTGGCAGAGCGTCCGACTTTTAATCGGAGGGTTGTGGGTTCAACTCCCACGGCACCCACCAAGTTATAGACAGTGATGTAGGGTTCAAACCCTACCCTGTCTGCTTCTTTATGCTTCTGTAGCTCAACTGGCTAGAGCATTCGCCTCTTAAGCGAAGGGTTGAGAGTTCAAGTCTCTCCAGGAGTACCAATTATTAATGGCTTGTAGCTCAGTCCGGTTAGAGCAGTCTCCTGATACGGGAAAGGTCGGAGGTTCAAATCCTCCCAGGCCAACCATTAAAAGATTTCTATCTACATTGGGGATGTAGCTTAGTTGGTTAAAGCGTCGGTCTGTCGAACCGAAGATCGCGGGTTCAAGTCCCGTCTTCCCCGCCAATAATAACTCGCAGTCCCTGGAAGGACCCCTGTTGAGGGTGGATAATATCCAGAAGGATTCAGTTTAAAACCCGGCGCCGGCCAATCCGGTAGAGAAACTGATGATCTCAACCCAAGCGATATCAGGGCAGGGATAAGAGGTCACCGAGCCTATACGCGGAGTTAGCAATATGAAAAGTTAGTCACTTATTAGTATTGCATTAGTTTAACTAGGTGTAGCTCAGTCTGGCCAGAGCGCCGTGTTTGGAACGCGGAAGTCATAGGTTCGAATCCTATTACCTAGACCATAGTGCGACTTATATGGCATTGCATAGCAGGTTGTATAGACGCGGTGGTTACCCGAGTATTTTTGCTCGGGTGTCGACCACATTAGCAGGATAAAATCCTGCTAATTAATTAGCCGGACGCTGTATAGCACTGCCAATAACGCTTTAAGGTGACGGTGACGGGGATGTTTGCTAGGCAAGGGTCACACCCTGCAGTTGGCAATGTACTAGAGACAGGCAACTCCCCAATTATTTACAATAGGAGTGTAGCTCAATTGATAGAGCATTGGTCTCCAAAACCAAAGGTTGAGAGTTTGAGTCTCTCCGCTCCTGCCAATCTCAAATACAGTATGAAAATTCGTGAATTTACTGATTATAAAATGATCCTGTATTTAGATTATAATTGACAATTCGTAGATTGTTTGTTATACTTTAAAAGTTAACAATATAGAGCTTATTCTAAGGTAGCATGGCTCAATTGTGTTCTTTGCTCTGGTGTGCCCCGAATGGTAAGGGAGCCGACTGTTAATCGGTAGCTGTAATGGCCCTGTAGGTTCGAATCCTTCCACCAGAGCAAAGAACACAATTTCTAACTTCTAACTTCTAACTTACTTAAACGATGAATAATCTTGTAGGTTAGAGGTTATAACATGAACAACAGTGCAACAGCCGTTAAAAATGGCGTAAGAATACTAAAACAAAGATGATCAAGGCAATGGGAGGAAGCTGTCAATGCTGCGGGTATAACAGTTGTACTGCCGCGCTTGCCTTTCATCATCTAGATCCAAAAGTAAAAGAATTAGGAATCTCTTACACAAGGGCAAATCCAACTAGTTGGGAGAGAATAATAAATGAACTTAGAAAATGTGTATTGGTGTGTCATAACTGTCATAGTGAGATACATGAAGGAATACGGTTACTTCCTAAAACGTATGCTAAATTTAACGAAGAATATAATTTTTTCCCTCATGGTTTTAAAATTGTATTAAAGACAATAGACAAGGAAAAAAGTAATGGATCCAAAGAGTGAAAAGTATCATCACAGGATTAGTCTAAAGTTTCTTGAAAAGGCGTTAGAGGGAACTGACAAACTTACAAATGACGAAAAGAAAGCTTTTTTGTTTTGGATTAGATTAAGTGCAAGTGATAACGGTACAGTAAAACTTGGTGAAGTTATGAACAATATACAATATTTGATTAGTTCTAAGGCCTCGGCTGAATTCATTGTAGGTTATCGATATCTTAAAGATTGTGTAAACAAACAATGGAATAAAGAATAAGGCATGCATCGGCATACCGAGTAAGACATGCAAATTATCTTTAAACCTTAGCAAAAGAGAGAAAGATGTTACACAGAATTAAAAGTTTGACTATTGGTGTTAGAAAGTCTCTTTATATACCAAAAAGACAGACTCCTGTATCGATGTCTGAAAAGATTCGTGCAGCTCAAACTAATAGTTTAAATTCTCGAAACAAAGAAGAAATCAAACTCAAAAAGCAAGTTCCGGATAAAAAAGATATACAGACATATTGTAGACTTGACGAACGTTTTCAAGAAGTTGATGACGAAATAAAAGAATTAATTAAAAAACCTTCTCAAAAAGGATTGAGTGCTTTGTATAGAAAGCGGTCAAATCTTAAGGCAGAAATTTTAAATGAATTGCCTTTTGGTAATATACTAAATCGAATTGAATCGAATTAACTTAGAGCGGATTAGACTGGAGTGGACCCAGCCCGGCTTCATGAGCCGAGAACCCCTGTTCAACTCAGGGATCCGCAACCAATTACACTTTGGAGGGGTAGCTCAATGGTAGAGCAGCCGTGCGCATTAGCTTTTCCGCTTTCCTGCATACTTATTAGGAGTTAAAATGATTGCCCAATTTAAAATAGAAGAACAGTATATTACTGAGGTTTTAATAGAAAAATCACAAAATATTCATGCAGTAAAAGAAAATCCTACTGTAGAAGATACGATAAAAATGATGCAAGGTAAAGGTTGGGTATATTCTAGATGGACAGAAGATCATCCAAAATTTGCCGAGCTAAGAAATCTTCTCGAAGATAAAGAATATATAGTTACATGTAGAAATTCTAAAAATGGTGATAGAGTAATTAAGGAATTTTATTTAAATTCGGTTTTGTTTGAAGTTGGAGAGAAATTTTTTTGCTCAGAGGCTATGAGATTTTGTAAACCAATGCTTAAAACCTCAAGATAGAAAAATGATCTATCTTGTTATATAAATATGTTATGCGATTAAAAGAACTAACAGGTTATAAGAAAAATCCAGGTTATCAGCAACTAACCAAGACTAAAAAGATAGATGCTGATGATTATAGAAAATATCCTGATGCCGAAGGAGTAAGCGACTCTTTTGACGAGTTTATTGAAATGGCCAAGGACAGTGGTTGGATCTATAAGGGCAAGGGGTATTATGGACAAGTGTTACACAAGCCGGGTTCATCTTATGTGTACAAGATATACTACGATGATGACCAAGCCTACCGTAAATTTGTAGACTGGGCACGGCGCAATCAAAAGAATCCTTATCTTCCAAAGCTTGGACCAGCTAAGATGATTCCTAAGACAGAAGGTATTTACATAACAAAGATAGAATGGCTTTCGCCACCTTCTGGACCATTCGATCCTAGATTTAAAAAATATGTAGACGAACCAACAGTTCAGTCTTTCTTTTCTTCTAAGAAAATGGATTCTTATGACTGGTCAGAATTTGACAAAGCTGTTGCGACATTGCGCACAACCGAAAAACAGTTTAGTTCAATAATTGATTTTGCTGAGAAAAATGGTACATTGGATCTCCATTTTAACAATGTGATGTTCCGTAAAGACCAACTTGTTGTTATCGATCCTATTACTTAATAAATGCGGATGTAGCTCAGGGGTAGAGCATTACCTTGCCAAGGTAAATGTCGAGGGTTCAAATCCCTTCATCCGCTCCAAATAATTAATATGCGCTGGTGGTGGAACTGGTAGACACGCTACCTTGAGGTGGTAGTGCCTTTAATCGGGCTTAGAGGTTCAAGTCCTCTTCAGCGCACCAACAAACTAAATACAGTATGAGACTTTATGAGTTCACTAACGAAGCGCCTGTTCAAAGTAGCTGGCAAGCTGATCTTTCTTATAATAAAGAAGAACAATATATCGTTATGGTAACGAACAAAGATGCACGATATAAAATATCTAATGTTCCTCCTCAAGTTTATAGTAACTGGCGCCGCTCTCCTAGTAAAGGAAAGTATTGGCACAAGTTTATTAAAAATAATTACGAAATCGAAAGAATACTATAACGCACCTGTAGCTCAGTCCGGTAGAGCGGAGTCTTGAAGAGTCTCGCGTCGGTGGTTCAAATCCTTCCGGGTGCACCAATTAAACTTTAAGGAAAAGATAATGAAGATTATAGAACATCGATCAATTTACCACGAACCAAATATATTTGCAGCATGGCCTGCAAATCACGGATCTTGGTAATAGGACAATGAACTATTAGTTGGATTTGTTCGTGGTGAGTTTTACGATACACAATTAGGATCTCATAAAGTAACTGGTCCTCTTGAGTTTGTACAATCAAGAAGTATTGATTATGGTAAAACATGGCAATTAGAAACAGCAGCTCTATAGAATTAACAGAATTTAATCTTTAAACTCTAAAAAGCTGTTGACAACATGTTATGAACGTGTTAATATTAAAAACAATATAAACAGTTACAAGGGAAAAACAAATGTTCCGATGGCAGAGTGGCCATGCGATGGATTGCAAATCCATCTACCCGGGTTCGATTCCTGGTCGGAACTCCAAATTACTTTATTATAAGAGATCTTTTTTAAAGTATAAATCCTTTGGGGAATGACCCAAAGACTACTGTCTAATTTAGTTTGGGTGAGGCCGACTAGATGAAAACAGTAGACCATCAAGTTAGTGCTCTTTACCCTCACTTAGATCACACTAACTTGCTCGTTCGTCTAGGGGACAGGACGCCGGCGGAGGTCGGAAACACTGGTTCGAATCCAGTACGAGGTTCTTGGTTTAAGTGTGCATTGCCCACCCGTAGTTCAACTGGATAGAGCACCCGCCTTCTAAGCGGATTGTTGCAGGTTCGAGTCCTGCCGGGTGGGCAATACACATTTAAAATTTAGTTTGGAATAGTTTAACATAAGGAAGAAATTTATGAAGATGCGAATAGTAGAAAAATTAACAGACGGTAATTGGGAGAAACTTCTTAGTATGTCTGAATTGTCTGAAGGTGATACTTTTAGATTATGGGAAGAAGATGGAAAAGCAGCTGAAAATCAAATTGGTAGTACAGTTTTTGAAGCAGTAGGTGAACCTTATCTTAACGAAAACGGAAGATGGACTATTAATACTAATCCACTTTAATATAAATGATGAGGAATAGCCAAGCGGTAAGGCACCGGTTTTTGGTACCGGCATCCCAGGTTCGAATCCTGGTTCCTCAACCAACAAGTTGTGCTGCATATCTTCTTTCCATTGTAATAGAAGGTGTTATAAATAGATGATGCGAATAATTTACATACACGGCGCGACTGCATCAGAGAAAAGCTTTGCTTTCATACAACAGTCTATCAAAGCCAAGAAACATACCTTCCTTAATTACGATCATAACATGAGTGCTATGACCAATCTAGATTCCTTAATAGAGGAACTAGAAAAAACGGAAGATGACTTATTCATAATCGCACATAGCATGGGCGGATTATATGCGATGCATTTGTTAGAACGTTTTAAAAAGCGTGTAAAGAAAGTGATATCTTTAGCTACACCTTTTAAAGGAAGTGATGTGCCTGCTGTGATGAAGATGTTGTACCCATCTTATGAATTGTTTGATCATATAACTCCATATAGCGAATTCGTCAAACAAACGTACGATATAAAAGTGAAACGTGGATTATGGATACAAGTGGTCACAACAGTTGGAGATGCTCCTTGGATCAAAGGTGAGAATGACGGTATAGTGACTCGTGCGTCAATGACAGCAAGAGATGATATGAAGAAGGTTGAAATCGATCGTAACCATTACGAAATAGTGCAAAGCCAAAGAGTTGTGGATCTTATCAAAAAAGAACTAGACAAGTTTAAACTACTATAGTATAGTTAAATCTTATCCTACGGAAGGTAACCATGGACCAGAATGTAATTAAAATTCTTGAACAAAGAATTAACGAACTTAAGAAAGTAGCCACTCCTGATAATATAGAACAAGGTATGTCTGGATCATTTCTATGGTTCCAGATGTATCTAGAAACAGCTAAATGTATGTCAGAAGAAGAGTTTTATGACGAAGTCTACGATGATTGGCTTCGAGAAAAACACGATAAACTTTTAGAGTATGTTCATCGAACAGAATAACCCAATTTTGTCGTTGACAAAATGTATAGGAAGTGTTATAAATATACTTGCAACGTTGAAGCAAACTCAACGTTAGACAGGGCACCGGGAGTTCGAATCTTGGTCTTTATATTAAGATAGAGAATAAATTACATGGAAAGTTGGCCTAAAAGCAGCCATCTTATAATGAGTAGACTGTTGTTGAGGTTTTAACCAAAAAACAGAACCGGCATTTTGAAACGACGATATGCCGGTAGGGGTCTTTTAGCGTATCAGCACACCGTGTAATATCTAGGAGTTTATAAAAAATGAATTATTATAGATACTATTGTAAGAAGACTTTAGAAAAAACTGGTGATATTGACCTTAGTTTTAAAAATGGAATAAAACTATGTAAACATAAAGAAAGAATGGCAATATTATACAGACTATTTGGTGCGCTCTTATCTTTATCTATAGTTGGAGCAATAATATTAATAACAATAGAAATACTCGTTAATAACCGTTGACAAAATGTATAGGAAGTGTTATAAATATACTTGCAACGTTGAAGCAAACTCAACGCTAGACAGGACTCCGGGGCAGTGCCGGACAGGTCCACCATAAGCACAACGGTCGCATTTAGAGTAATTGTCCGGTTGCGATAAGTTGGGATCACATACCGTTGTGCTTATGACGGGCCTGAAACAGGATCGACTGTTAGTCATTAGGTGAGTGGAGTTGTCCGGATCTAAGCTCGGTTAACGCGAAGAACAACTGTAAATGCAGCATCTAATGCAGCAAATGATAATTTCGTAATGGACCAAAGCCTAGCGGCTTAATCCTTATGATTTAATCGGGGCTCGGAGGCGCCTGGCAACAGAAGCCTCCACTTATTTCCAAATTTCTTGTATTGGTACAAACTTCGTACCAGGATACAATTCTTCAATGTTATTCCATGTGTAATTATCTACATCGGCTTTATCCCAAAGGGTTCCGTGTATTTTACTTTCCTTACCAATTGAAACATGAGTAAAATCTTTTAAGAGAATTTTAACAAAAGCAGGTTGAAGGTTTTTAATACTTGCAAGATAGAATAATAAATCTTCATTATCTTCTTTTACTAAATGATCATACAAATTTTTCTGTAATTGAGCCGAAACATTAACCGATGCTACTTTAACATTTTCTAATTTCTTAATTAATTCATTAATTGCTTTATCGGGTGTGAGTTTGTTTGAGATTCCGCGTTTCTGTTTAGTGATGCTGAGTTTCTCTACTACTTTAAAAGAGGCGCTGCTAAAGAAAACTGCTTGGGTTGGTTCACTTTCGTGTATAATTCCACCACCGTTATCTACAGCATAAGTATAACCAAGAACTTGAGATAGTATCTTATTCCAAAGCACTGTTGATTTTCTTGTTCCGTTGTTTAGTGTAATTTTATTACCAGCTAAGATCATGGAAAGTGATCTAGTTACGTTCCACAAACGGGCACCATATGAATCTAATTTAGATTCTTCTATTGCTTGTTTCGTTACTATATTGAATAAGTGTTCGCTTATTTTACCAACTATCTTATCATGTAATTTTTTCATGTCAGAATTAAATTGTGTTTTGGTATATCTATTAAGATCTAATTTAGAATTTTGATCTTTTGCTTCTATTATCCAAGCAAATGGTTGATTGCCTTGATATGGTAATCCTCCAAATCCATCTTCGCTTACAATATCATAAGCATATCCAGTTTGATATGTATATACTCCAATCGGGGTATTATATTTGTTTGCTGGATTAAGTCCAATCTTATCAATAGCAGTCATACTCATGTAATGATTATTAGAAAACTGATATTGTGCCAAATCTTCAATAGGGCTTGATCTTCTATTCTGTTCTGGATTGCGTCGAAGCTCACTTATAAGTTCTTGGTATCTCATACACTTATTTATTGACTTTTCATCTTAGTATGTTATTATTAATGTAGTTTAAAAATCGTACAATTTTGTACAAATAACTTAATGAGGTTTTCAAAAATGGAAAAAGAAACTGTTACTATTGATAAAGAAAGATATGAAGAACTTCTTGACAAAGAAAATTTGTTAGATGCTCTTGACGCTGCCGGAGTTGATAACTGGGATGGTTACGATTTTGCCATGGAACAGTATCAAGAAGATAGCGCATAAGAGTCTTTTTATAATCCTATTCTAATTTAACCCCAACATGTAAGGAAGATAAAATGAAAAGAGAAGAATTTAAGTTTGTGGATGGAAATTTTCGAATGGCACGAATTCTCAAGAAGCTTGATGAGAAGGGCAGAATTCGAGTATCATATACCTATCGTAACAATAATCATCGAGGATTTGTTAACTTAAATGGTATTGTTAAGTGTGCTAAAAAAGAAAGTGGATATCCTGATCCTTTTGATTGGCAGGATGCACTTCAGCGTTCAGAAGGTTAAATTGTTTTTGGAAGGGTGGCAGAGCGAACGATTGCAACGGTCTTGAAAACCGTCGAACCGCAAGGTTCCGTGGGTTTGAATCCCACCCCTTCCGCCAAGATTAGTTAGATTGCTCCACTCAACGGTGCGCGTCTAGCAGAGGATAAAGAGGTCTCTTCGGACACCTCTCCTCATTCTTTCATAATAAGGAAATGTATAATGGTTGAATTTGGTACTTGGAAGTTCTTTCCAGGTATGTTAGAAATTTATAATTTCGAAGAACTAAAATCTCATCCCGATGATTTTAGTATGTCTATTGAAGAATAAAAGGATTTTGTTATGCTGAAAAAAGGTTACAATATCATTGTTCATTCTTGGGAAAACGATGCAGACTATAGAAATAAAGAAATAATTAATGTTGGTGAGAATAAAAATCATATTGATTTTTATCAACAAGTTTTAGAGATCTTTAAAAGCAAAAATAATTCAAAAACAGAAATCAATCTTGGAAATACATTCGATGATGAGATAGAAGAGTACATTGTACCGGCTATTAGTTATATCAAAGAAGTAGCAGAAAAGACCGGATTTAATTTAAGCTCTCTTAATTTTAATGAAGAAGACCATAAAGATAACCTTATGGAATATTATGAAGATTGGCTAAAAGACTTTGCAAGTAATCTTCTTGATACTTCTGAACATTATTCTTTTAGAGTATTTGATAGTATAGAAGTTTTCTATAGTATAGAAATTTTCTATGTAAAAGAAGAAGCGGAAAAGATACTATGAACTTTCAAGAACATAGAAAATTTATTGACGAACTTGAAAATGCTTTCGTTGCTAAAGATTTAGATAAAATAAATGATTTATATGAATCAAGTGGTCAGTGGTTTTCTAATAATCTTGAAGAGATGATAATATCTCTTTCTTATGATGTATTAAAAGAAGCAAATCCAACTGAATTAACAGGAATTGAAAAAGGTGACATAAACATTCCTTATTTGTGGGATTGTGAAAACAAAGATAATATTTTAGGTACTTGTGTTTACAAATTTGACTCAGAAGCTTGTCTTTTCTGTCATGATCCACAAGAAAGAAAATAAGAATTATTACCCGGTCGTCTAGTGGCAGGACAATAGACTCTGACTCTATTAACGGTGGTTCGAATCCATCTCGGGTAGCCAACAAAAGAAAGAGTAATATGGACAACGATAGACAAATAGCAGAAATCATAGTCGGTTTGATGGAATATGGTAATCCTGAAAACGAGCTGACTGTTGGCGATGCGCTCAACGTACTCAACAAAGCAGTTGGCGACGAAGCCACAGCAAGGGCATATGAGATCTCAAAAACGATCTTGTCTAATCAAAAATATAAACAGATAATAGTATTGCGAAAAGATTTGAACATGCGCAAAGGCAAGATGGTTGCCCAAGGTGCACACGCTTCAATGAAAGCAACTCTATTGCATTTAGAAGATCCACGAGTTGCAAAATGGCTCGATGGTCCTTTTGCTAAGATCGCTGTGTCAGTAGATTCCGAGCAAGAATTGTTAGAGCTTGCTAAAGAAGCAAAAGAAGCAGGACTTATATGCGAAGAGATAGTTGATTCAGGAAAGACTGAATTTGGCGGTGTGCCAACACGTACCGCATTAGGAATTGGTCCAGATATTTCGGCAAAATTAGATCCAATAACTGGGCACCTTAAACTTCTATAAAGGTCGGAAGGATGGCTGAGCGGCCGAAAGCACTGTCTTGGAAAGGCAGCGAACTGAAAAGTTCCGAGGGTTCGAATCCCTCTCCTTCCGCCATATATTCTGTAAAAGATGGACAGACATGGTTCTTCTATACTAAATCTGGAACAGGAATAGGACAAGTTTTTATAGTATTAAAAGATATTGGAAGATGAATTTCTATCCGTTAAAGATATACCAGCGTGTTGAGAGTTCCGAAGACGGCGTAGATTTGTTCTATAAACTTTACAATGAAAATACACGCCGTGTTGAAATCTTTGAAATTAAGATGATACTGATGAGATCAAGATGATTTAGGAATAGGTCTAATTTCTATAACGTCTTCACCAAATTCTTTTTTAAAATCTTCATATTCTTTGTTAGTCATTAATTGACCATAGTAAGCTGGTGAAAGTCCAGGTTCTGTAACTACAAGATCATATTTGTTAAGCTCTTTTTGTAATCTTGGAATAAGTGGTAGTTTCAATCTTGTGATTAATTTAGGATCTTTTGCGAATATTGTTTCCTGTTGTTCAGGATTTACACCAACCGAAAACAAAGGTCTACTCTCTAATTTTCTTATTGTGTTGTTCCTTGGATGTTGATAATCATTTATAATTTTTTCAATTACTTTAAATGATTTTATGGAAAAGAATACAGCTTGGGTTTCTTCATTTATATGTATAATTCCAAATGTGTCTGTTACATATCCGTATCCAAGAATATCACGAAATATCTTATTCCATATTACTGTAGATTTTTTATTAGTCTTAATCTTTTCTTCTATATTAGAAGTAATTGCATTATTGTCAGCAATTATAGAAGAAAAGATTCGAACAACATTCCATAATTTTCCTGCTGGGATATCTGAAAACTTTGCATTTTCTTCTGCCTCTTCTATTGTATCCTCAACAGTCATCTTCATTGAATCTTCGTATCTGCTAAAATGCGAAATAAGAATGCCCTTATCTTTTATATATTCTGCTTCTGTATAAGAAGATGTATCAATACCTTTTCCGACAGGAGTTAATACCCAAATAAATTTTCGAGATCCTGCAAAAGGAAGTTCTTCTATTCCACCAAGAACGTCTATTGCCTCTACAACTTCTGTAATTGGGTAGGTATAAATTCCATAAGGAGTTTCAAAGTTGTTGTAAGGATTAATACCCAGTTTGTTAATTCTAGTAAAACTGAGAAAATAGTTTCCGTTTTCGTATTTTTCAAGTTCAGAACGAACAGTTTTACGTTGGTTTATTTCCGGATTGCTTCGAAGCTCAAGAATTTCTTTGTATCTCATAATGTATTTATACTATGTATTATAAATAATTATAAATGCAAGAAGAAAAAATAGCACGGATTTGCCGTGAACAGGAGTTTTATACTAAGTGTGGAGAACTCCTTCATATAGAACACGAATACCATATTCCATATGCTCGAAAGACTAGATGGAATGCAAGAATATTAGGTAACGGTCGGTATCCGAGTTTTGGTGTAATACGTTATCTCAACGATGATCACATAATGGTTATGTCCCGCAAAGGAACAAGATTATTTGAGACTGTCGAAGAAGTTTACAACTTTATAAAAGACATAGGAGTATCTAATGGCAAAAAAATTGAAGAATTGTATCAACTATTAGTCAACGAACGTGAAAAGCGAATGATTGATGCAGACAATGCAAATCCAGATGTGGGAATGGGACCATTCCCAGGTTATTTTAGAGATATCGCAATAAGAACTTTACAAGAGGAAAATATAATTCCTCTCGATTATAAAGAATAAATGCTGTTATAGCTCAGTTGGTAGAGCACATTCTTGGTAAGAATGAGGTCTCCGGTTCAAGTCCGGATAACAGCACCAAGTTATAGATAATATAAATACTGTATGAGATTTATTGAATTGTTAGAAGGTAAAATAAGAGCTACGGTTTATCATGGATCGAATGCAAAGTTTGATCAATTTGATGCAGGCAAATCTCGTATCCCAAATGATTTTTACGGTGGCGGAATTGCCTACTTTACAGACAATCTTGAAGTAGGGAAAAAGTATGCAATTGGTATGTCAAAAAAGAAAGGTTCTCCATTTGTCTATGAAGTTTCTCTTTCTTTAAAGAAAATGTTTGACATTGACGAAAAATTTACCGGTAAAAAATTAGCAGAGATATTACCAAATGATATAGAAAACTTTGCAAGAGGAGCAGGGCTTCTATCTTACGGTAGTGACAAATATTCTGTGTTAGCAGGATTGAAAAATCAATCAATTGAATTAACTGGTGACCAAGTCTGGAAAGGGTTGTCAAAAGGACAGGTTAACACAGCAGATGCTAGAGAATGGATCAAAGAAAAAGGCTACGACGGACTAAGATATAATGGTGGTGTAAACATGGGAATGGATCGACACAATGTATATCTTGCTTACTATCCAGAATCAATACAAATTAAAAAAGTAGTCAAATTATAAGTCCTCGTAGGCTAACTGGATAAACCACTGGCCTCCTAAGTCGGATTTGGAGGTTCGAGTCCTCCCGGGGACACCAAATGATCGATAACAGAGTTGAACACTGTTATCCGCCAACTACTAAGACTTTCCGTTAGTATTTGGATATAGGTTGCAACTGCCTGAAAGATTGCTTGGGAAGCGTGTTGTTCTGAATCTGTTGGTACGAAAAACCATCGCTGGAATAGTAACCAGCACAATTTGCTCCTATAGTTCAATGACTAGAATACCTGTTTCGTACTCAGGGGATGCGGGTTTGATTCCTGTTGGGAGCTCCATTTATTATCTTGACATAATTAGCAGAGATGCTATTATTAATAATAATTAAATACAAGTGGAGAAACTGTAACATGATCGTTTTTAAATTTAAGAAAGTAGCAAATGGAGAATTTGCTTGCTTTACAAAAAAAGTCTCCGTTTATCTTTGTAGTGTCTGACTCTAAATATAAAGCATTGGCCAAAGCTAAAGAAGCTTTAGCTTTTTATAAGACTGCAACAAAAGCATAAGGAGATAAAAATGAGCTGTCAAAAGTGCTACAATGATCGAATCTTTGAGGTTGCCGGCAAAAGTAGTGACCTAAATAATTTTTCTTTTAAGGGAAAAGAGGATGACGGTTACTTGCCAACCGTAAAAGGAATTTGCGGTGGTGATTATTTTGATATGAAAATTTGTCTGGAATGCGGGCAAGTTCAAGGTTCTTTTCCGTTGCCTGATCCTAAAATTGGAGACGATGAAGACTACGAATAACATTAATACGGGGTTTAGCTTAGTCTGATAAAGCGCCTGGTTTGGGACCAGGAGATCGTAGGTTTGAATCCTACAACCCCGACCAATTTTACTAAAGGATATTAAATTGACCAACCGACTTATATTCGTGAGACACGGGCAATCTACAGGAAATGAAAATCACGACATGTATAAATATCCTGATTCTGCTGTTGCGTTAACTACGCTTGGTATCAAACAGGCAATCAATGCAGGTGAACAATTAAAGGGGTTAATGCAATCAGGTTATTTTAACTGGAGATGGCATGAGGTACATGCTTTTTCAAGTTCTTATACAAGGGCAAAACAGACAGCTCGAGTTGTGCTTGACATAATGAATCTAAGACATGTCCAACCAATTGAATCTCCGGGTATTAATGAAAGAAGGCATGGAGACAAATCAGGATTACTTCCTGAAAATGAACATTTAGTAAAGAAAGATGCTTATTGGAGGCCTGGGGCAGGCGGCGAGACAATGGTTGAATGTAGATCACGGTTTGGTGCTTGGTATAGAAATCATGCAGAATTCCTACTAACAGATTCAGACGTTATTCTTTTCATGCACGGTGAACTAATGATGGCAGGGCAATCATATATACTTGGAACTTCTGAAGATGAGATAATGAAGATGCCGTCTAGAAATGCTGTTCCGGTAATTTATGAACGTGATGTTTCTACTGGTGTCTATACACAATCGGATTATAAGTTTGAACAATTTGATCCGACTACCGAAGACAGGATAAGATAAAAGAATACCTTGTAACACACAACAGAAGGGATTTATAAAATGAAGAAGCTTGTAACCATTCTTGCCGCAGTAGCAATAGCCGGAACACTAACGGCTAAGTAATAACGCGGGTGTAGCTCAATGATAGAGCCACTGCCTTCCAAGCAGAAGACGAGGGTTTGATTCCCTTCACCCGCTCCATAAAGAGGGCCGCCCGATGAAAACAGAAGACATGTATTCTATTTTGACCGAGTATGTTCTTACTAAGAACATACTCGATTATATTTGGGATAAGATTGAAATTTACAATTCGGAGGGTAATACTGTTAATGAAGTTACGTGGAGAGATAAAAATCACTTTTTAGAGTCTTCAATAAAAAGATTGAAGAATAAGCGTCCTTATTCGAGAGAATCTCGAACAAAACTACCCGATGGTTCGATTCTTCGAACATTTAGAACAACTAGTCTTTATGCGATTAGAGATTGGGAGTTTAACATTGTTGAAAAAGATAATGCAATCATTTCGATAACACACAACGAACCAAAATATATAGAAGCTGTTTCTAAGAGAGCAGAATTTTGCTCAAAACACAAAGAACAAGTATCTTTCACTAGAACTGGTGTAAAGGTAACTTATATTTAAGGAGAGAAAAATGCGTAAACTAATTGAAATTCGATCTGCAGAAGGCGGATCAGACAGTCAGCTTTTTGTAAGTGATTTGGCTGCTGCATATCAAAAGATGGCTCTCCGAGAAGGTTGAACTTATCGAGTCGTAGAGGAACGTCCTAACGGCTCGGGACATTTTATGATTGCTATTGAAATAGATGGCAAGAATATCCAAAAATTAAATCAAGAAGCCGGTGGACATCGAATACAACGAGTTCCACCAACTGAAAAACGAGGACGTGTCCATACCTCAACTGTTACAGTAGCTGTCTTGTCTAAAGAAGAAAATGTTGATCCAAAATATGAAATGCTAGAAGACCACCATTTCTATGTAGAATGGTTTAGCGGATCAGGTGCTGGAGGCCAACATCGAAACAAACATCAAAATAGCTGCCGATATTATCATATTCCTACAGGATTGGTAGAAACAAGGCAGGGACGCAGCAGAGATACTAACTTACGCAATGCAAAAACCGCGCTTGTAGCGCGGCTACAAGAGGCTACAAGCGGGTTGCAAGCGCAAGCGCAAGCAACAACACGCAAAGCACAAGTAGGATCCGGAATGCGTGGAGATAAAAAACGAACGTATCGTTTTCAAGATGATCAAGTAATTGATCACGAAACCGGAAAGACTGCTAGTACGAAAAAAGTAATGCGAGGCAGCTTTCGAGAACTTTGGAAGTAAATATGAAAGTACCAAAAAAATATCGCGGCGAAAATTATACTATTACACAATCTCGAAAAGAAGAAAGAGAGAAATGCATCGCCTGCAATGGTAGCGGTCGATATGATCACAATGGATCTCCAAAGTGTAATCAGTGTAATGGAACAGGAAAAAATGTATAAACAATGTGTATTAAGAAAAGAAAACACAGAGCAAACAAGTTGGATACCAGAAAGGTTTGCAAAAGTTGGTAACATCCTTCGTCTCATTGAAGATGATGGATGGCTTGTGGTGCATGTAGGCACGGAACTATCCGATGAACAAGTGCATGAACAGAAGAAGCGTATTCACCAAGGTGTATTTCCTTCAATTGTTAAAATGAAAGAATAAGGCAATGATTCGAAATGATTCTGATGAAAGTCTATTTACAGGAACAATCGAGACAATGGATATATAGTCAGTGAAAGTCTATTAGAAGATGTAATGTTTCAAGTGGATGTAAAAGATGGTGTTATACTTGATAACACCATTCGGGTAGATAAAAATAAGGATTATTTTCAAAAACTTAATCAAGAACTATGGTTTAAATTTGCATTGGAATCTATTCAAAATTACGATGTGTTCAATGCAATAGATTCCAGCGGCAACATTCTGTATGATGCGGCATATAATGATAAGTAATTTAAAAGTTTGGCGGTATAGCTCAGTCCGGTTAGAGCAGCGGGATCATAATCCGTGTGCCGGGGGTTCAAATCCCTCTACCGCTACCAATTTTAAAATTAATTGTATACATTGAGGATATGAGCAATTTCTAAACCGTGCATTTTGGATATCCGATTTTGACAGATAATAGCATTTGGTTTTAATTTCAAATTTAGTTATTAACTGGTTGTTTAGATTAATCTAAACTGGAGAGAGAAGAGAATGTATACAATTTAAATAGTCTACCTGATATAAAAGGACTAATATAATTAGCATGTCTTTTGAGAAAAGATCTTTGGGTATAGACTAATGGGTCTCTAGCTCAATTGGTTAGAGCACTGGTCTCATAAGCCGGCGGTTCTGGGTTCAAGTCCCAGGGGACCCACCAAATTACTAAACGCATTATATACAAATTGGATTAAAAATTATCGTAAAACAGATGATTTAATGGAATATCCAGAAACTGAAGAATTTCGTAATATAATGATTCAATTAATGAACAGATCAAAATCTGGCGAAGACGAAATGACTATGAAAATTCAAAGGCCAATTGGATTTCGTGGTAAAACTAGAATTGTTGGCATACTTGATCCAGAAAAACAAAAGGTTTTGTATAGAGGTCAAAATATCAATATTGACCTCACAAAGATCTTTCACCAATTATAAATTTGTATATTTTAATTCTTAAGAATTTCTTATTGACTTTTTCTTGAAATGCTATATTATTTATAAATGCTTAGAAACAAGGATCAATAATGTTTGACCAATCAATTCAAAGAATTGGATTTGCCTGTAAATATATGCACACAAATCGATCATTGAAAAAAGCTCTCTTAGAAGATTTAGAACGTCCTTTTAATGGTAGATCAACTACCAAAGCTTGGCTCGATCGACAGACCAAATCCGTAGCTGAGCAAAGGTTACATGAGATAATTAATGACAACATCAAATCTTACAAGAAGTTAATAGAATATGTTGGAACATTAGATCCACAATTGCGTATGTTAAGATTAGGTTCTGACCTACTTCCTTTGTTTACAGAGAATACATGGAGCAAATTTTATACTCAAGATATCCTTGATGATATTGAAAAGAGACTTTTTCAGGTTGGGCAAAGTGCGAGAGACCTTGATATCAAACTTTCAATGCATCCCGGTCAGTTTACAGTATTAGCAAGCGAAAGTGATGATATAGTAAGCAAGTCAATTGAAGAGATGGAATATCATGCTTTGGTTGCACGTTTTATGGGATTTGCAAAAGAATTTCAAGATTTTAAAATAAATGTACATATAAGTGGTCGACGTGGTCCTGCAGGGATCAAATCCGCTTTGTTAAAAATGTCGCCGGAAGTTCAAAATACAATAACTATAGAGAATGACGAAAACGCATGGGGTATTAACGATAGTCTTGAACTTGAAAAAGACTGTGCTCTTGTTCTTGATGTTCATCACCATTGGTGTCGTGAGGGAACTTATTTACAAGCAACAGATGATAGATATAAACGTATAATTGATTCGTGGCGTGGTATAAGACCAACTATACATTATTCACAAAGTAGAGAAGATTATTTAATTGGACACTGTCCAAATACTTTACCAGATAAAACAAATTTGCTAGCGGCTGGCTATAAGAAAGGCAAGTTAAGAGCACATTCAGACATGATGTGGAATAACGCTTGTAATGATTATGTTTCTAATTTTTGTCCAACCGCGGATATAATGGTAGAGGCAAAAAATAAAAATATTGCCAGTCGTGCATTATTTGAAACTTTATATTAAAGGGCCTGTAGCTCAGGGGTAGAGCGTCTGCTCGACACGCAGGATGTCAGAGGTTCAAATCCTCTCAGGCCCACCATTTAAGATCTGCTTTGCCAGAAAGCTTTTGCATCTTTGCTATTGTTAGGATCAGGTATAATTTTTTCACCTGTTAATTTTTCGGCATAATTGTAGAGTGCAGTTGCTAAACCTTTTCGCCTATGGTCAGGTTCAATTTCTACCGAACCAATATATTGATTATTGTGTTCTGGATCTCTACCCCAATTAAATTCTCCAGCAAATTCTTCATTGTAGAAAACAGAGATGGATCCACCTTCAAAATCTTCTACAGTGTATTCAAAGGTATAGTCACCTTTTTTCCAAACTTTTGTAGCATCAAACATTTCTCTAAGGAACATACAATATTTAGTTGACATTTCATATATTATGTTTTATTATAATAATCTAAAGTTAAATAAATTTTCCTAACAGGAACCAAGAAATGAACATTAGTGAGCTTGACGATTTCGCGTTCAAATATCCAACTTACATACTTGTAGCTGGAGGTATTGGTGTTGGCAAATCTCATGTTCTCTCAAAATACATATCAAAAATTCCTATAGTTGATATTGATAATGAAATCGCAAAATTAGCATTATCTTATACTCATGAGAATTTGTTAATTGCGAGAAAATCTATCAACAAAAAGATAGATTTTTTGAAAGCAAACCATGAGAGTTTTGTTGCTATGGGCACGGCAGCTGATACAGCATTCACTATTAATAGATTGTTATGGGCTAGAGATGATAATTTTCATACTGTCTTGCTTCATATTACTTGTCCTGTTGAACAAGCAATTTCTCAAAATGAACAACGAAGGAATCAAGGTAGACGAGCAGTACCAATAGAAGATGAATACCTTATTACAAGAACTGCGACAGAGTCAGCAGTGACTGTCTCTATCGTTTCTCCAACCGATCTAGTAGATCATTATATACATTACGATAACACAAGGATTTAAAATGGGTATCGAAGCTTTAGGATTGTTGATTTTGTTGAGCACAGGAGATGTGCTCAACACAGATTATGTAAATTATATGACTCAAGCTGCATATGGAAAAGTGTGTTCAATTCATACTGAAGGTGCTATTCATTATGTAAAATTACCTTGCAAAACAATTTTTGAAGAAATCAAACTGGCAACAGAAACTTTTGAAAGCAAAGAGATCAAATAAAAACTTGACAAATCAAATTATATATTGTACTATATAAATATAAACAAAGGGCTCTTAGCTTAGCGGCTAAAGCATCTGCTTTACACGCAGAAGATCGTAAGTTCGAGTCTTACAGGGCCCACCATACTCCTTAAGAGGATATCATGTCCGAAATAAAAAAATTAGAAATTGAAAAATTTCAAACACCTGCTGTTATGAAATTAAAACAAATAATGGAAGATGCAGGACATGAAATTCGCATTGTTGGAGGAGCGGTCCGCGACTTAGTCTTGGGTAAGGAACCCAAGGATATTGATATGGCAACTGACGCCACTCCTGATGAAATGATCAAAATTTTTCTTCGTGCGGATATTCGGTATGAACCAACGGGCTTGCACCATGGCACGCTCACAATCATCATAGATGGAGAGATATTCGAAATTACCACGCTTCGGACTGATAAAGAGACGGATGGACGACACGCTATAGTAGAGTTTACCCGTAACTGGAAAACCGACGCGGAGCGTCGTGATCTCACTTATAACGCTATGAGTGTTGACCTTAATGGCAACCTCTACGATTATTTCAATGGCGTTGATGACCTTCGTGCAGGTCGTAGTAAGTTCGTTGGTGATACTGCAACTCGTATAGAAGAAGATTATCTTCGAATTTTGCGTTATTTTAGATTTCAATGTCAGTTAGATAATCCACATTGGGACTCTGATACGATTAAAATCATCAGAGAAAAAACACCTAATCTTGTTAAGATTAGTGGAGAACGTATCTGGGCTGAAATGTCTAAAATTTTAAAATCTCAAAAAGTATATCCATGTATGAGGTATATGTACGAAACAGATGTACTTGATTATATCTCTTTGTCATTATCTTTTGACGATGTTACTAAGGTTTTAACTTTTAGAAAAGTTTCTAACGATCCTATAATTATTTTAGCTAGTTTAATTGGTGATTTAGACAAACTTGCTGTTATAAAAGAACGTTGGAAGATTTCAAATGAAGAATATAAATTAATTAACTTTTTGTTATCGAATAAAGATACAACTTTAGACAATCTCTTTATTAGAGCAGGATTGTCTCGTGGATATCCACGTAGATATTTCTCTGCTCTTGCATTATTTAAGGGTAATAAAGTTTTATCAGAGTTTGCTGAGACTTGTGAAATCCCATTGTTTCCTGTTACGGGAAAAGATTTATTTTCAATAGGAATGAATCAAGGTCCTGATATGGGAAGAGCATTAGATTTAATGAGAGATAAATGGGAAAAGTCTAATTTTACACTTGACAAATCACAATTACTTGCTATTATATAAGCACAACAAAAGGAACAAAAAATTGCTAGTAGAACAGAACAACTTGGTACCGATGGTAGTTGAAGACTCGGGCCGAGGCGAGCGTGCCTTTGATATCTATAGTCGATTGCTACGTGAACGTATTGTTTTCTTAAATGGACCAGTAGATGATTATTCAGCTAATCTAATCTGTGCTCAGATGCTTTATCTTGAATCGGAAAACGATAGCAAGGATATTAGCCTTTATATTAATTCACCTGGTGGACATATAACATCTGGTATGGCAATCTTTGATACAATGAATTTTATCAAACCAGACGTGAGTACACTAGTTATGGGGCAAGCATGTTCAATGGGATCATTTCTGTTGTCAGCTGGTACAAAAGGAAAGAGATACAGTTTGCCAACAGCACGGATAATGATTCATCAACCAAGTGGTGGCACAAGAGGACAAGTAACTGACATTGAAATCTCTTATCGAGAGATTCAACGTGTAAAGGAACAGCTGACCGGTTTCTACGCTAAACATAGCACAACTGGAAAGAAATATGAAGAATTTCTTGAAGCTATGGAACGAGATCGTTTTATGAGTGGCGAAGAAGCTCGTGATGTTTGGGGCATTGTTGACCAAGTTGTTGAGAAGCGTCCTTAAAGTTTAATAAATAGAATATGCTGGCGTGGCACAGTTGGTAGCGCAAGGGTTTTGTAAACCTTAGGTCGGGAGTTCGAGTCTCTCCGCCAGCACCAGTTTTGGTATTAAAATGATAATATGCAGTTGCAGAAATATCAGTACTAATGATTTTAATTCTTTGAAAGAATTAAAAGAAAGACTGTTTAAAAATGACGCAGAATGCGGAACTTGTCAAGAAGATATAGAATTACTTTTTGATGAAGTAGATAATATAAAACAACTAGTGAAAGAGCTATAAAGCTAAAGGAGAAAAATAGTTATGACATAGGTACAATTTGCAGCGAAAGACGTGGTCTTTCATTTCAACAAAAAAAGCCTCGAAGATGCGACCATCCCAATGTGGGTCCTCAAATCTCGTGGGAAAAGCTATTACATTGATCATTTAGAAGCGGACCTTCCGTTTTCTACTAAAGAGACACCAGATAATCCGCACACAAAAGGTGCGATCAAATTTAAAAATGTTCACGTTACAATTAACGAAGAGAATGTTGCACAATTACGAAGAGCTACTGCTCTTGATTTACAAGAACAGAAAGAGAAAGACAAACCTCCTATTCGCGTAATTGCAGATGGGGTTAATTTAACCAAATTAACTGAGGTAGTTAAGAAATTTAAAATCCAACATGATCCCATTAAAAAATATGGTGGAGAATGTAGAGATGATTTTTTTGTTTTTGACTTAAAAAGAGACCAAGATTTTACTTTACTTAGCATGGCAACAGATGTTAATATACGTTTACTAAATGCTAATGAACACTATTATACTGAATATTCTAAATAGAGAGCTACACAAAACTTTCATTTTTTATAGAAATGGTTAGCTCGGTTAGCTCAGATGGTTAGAGCCGGAGTCTCTAAAACTCAGCGTGTCAGGGGTTCAAGTCCCTTACCGAGCACCAATACTAGGGAATATAAAAATGAGCGAATATGATAGATCAAATCCCTTTCTTACTCATCTATACGAGTTTGATTATTCTAAAAGAATTCCTTTTAACAGAGGAGCAAATTTAGTTCGCTCACCAAAGAATTTTCGTTTGTATCTGCTTTCTTTTTTAGATCGACCTGATGTACAAATGGCAGTGAATCGAGAAAATTGCTTGCATACCTTTCATCAACCTCTCAAGGGTATGTTAAAAGACGGGTATGTTAAAATGACAACTGGAAACAAATATAGCAGGATGAGATCTTATTCTTATTTGGTTATTACTATAACTAAAAAAGGTAAGGCATATCTTAAAAATAATAAAAAAAGCCTAAATAAATTAATGCTTGACAATACAGTTTAAGACATTATACTGTATAGACAATAAAGAAACACACACAAAATTAAAGATAAACTAGTGCGCTTAATGATATAGTGCCAAAAATAGCTTCCTTCTTATTTTTATTTGCAAAAAACCTAGCTATTTAACTTTCACTATATCATTAAGCGCATTAGAAATGAGATTCGGGCCATGGAACGGCTTCCTTCTATCTACCAGCAGGCGCAAGCCTGCATATCATCAAGACAGTTGTTCCATTTTCCCGTAACTAATGTGGGCCAAAAATAGCTTCCTTCTTATTTTTATTTAGAAAAAACCTAGCTATTTAACTTTCCCACTACTTCACAAAGGAGAAGAGAAATGAAGATTAAGAATTCTTTCGCGCTAAAGAAGCTAAATGCGGTCGTAGTTGACGCCGGAAACGCAGACAACAAAGAACTGGCTATGACGTTAAACGTCAATATTATGAATCTTGGATTTGTTATGTCGGCTCCTCTCTTTGATGCGGTAGCCTCTCTCTCCGATAAAAAGATTGAAAAATTTGCTACAGGTATGGTTCGTGAACTAAAGTATTTGGTTGGAGCGAACGTAAGGTACCAGCCAATGTATCCAAATTTTCCACAGCAAGTAATCGAAGCAGATGATTACGAATTGCTTTATAATGCACTTCTGCATTATTGGTCCTTTGGAGAAATATTGCCAGAGTATGAAGAAAAAGCACGTGAATTTTCTTTTGAGAAAATCAAGCTCAAGACAATTGGTCTTGCAACTCAAGCAGAATTTGATGCTATTCTAACCAAGTTGCTTTCGTCTGCGGATTCTATATCTGACGAGGACAAAGAAATCATTGAATGGTTCAATGAAAACCATCCAAACTTTGAATCTCTTGTACCAAGCACAATTCCTCACAAGGAAAATATGTCACTTGTTGCAGGAATGCGAGTTAAACAAGGTGATGATATTACTTCACTTGTTAAGACCGGTACTGATGTTATGCGTGTCTATGCTTATTTGTCAGACGCTGATGTATCTTTGACCGATAAGGTTAAATTTAAGTCAATGCCAAAGAAGGTTCGTCGTCAACTTACACTTTCTCTTGAGAAGGTATTGAACGACGAAGATCTTGCACGTCGACCAAACGAATTTGTTCGTATGTCACACAGCTTGCATGTTGGTGATTTCTCTAATGAAGTCTGGCAGAAAGTTAACAAGGTGCGTGACAACAAGCGCCGCGGTGAGATTGAAACTTTTTCTGGAAAGATTGAGTCTGCAATCATTGCTAAGGATTTTCTTGGAGCATCAAAGATGCTCAAGAGTCGTCCTGGTGAATTTGCACGTCGAATTTCTGAACTAATTGATAAGAGTGGCGAAGTAGAAGCAATCTTGCGTGATTTTACGGCAGTGGTTGACCATGTTCCAACTCGTGTTCTTGCACAGGTTTGGGGTTACGTTAACTCTCGACGCACAAAGAACGACAAGATGTTTGTCATGCCAAAGGGTGCTTCGACACAAAACGCAATGGTCATCAAGAAGCCAAAGAATGCTTGGTCGTCCAAGACCGTTGACGATTTTGAAAAGGTCATCCGTGATTCTCTCCTAAGTCGTTTCTCTAAACTAGACAAGCTAGGAAAGGTTTATGTTGATCCGGCATTGATGGGTTGCCCGTTGCCAACGCAGATGCGTTCAACTAGCAAGGCGGTTAAGACACTAGCACGTGGTACTAGGATGCCTTTTGGCGACGACAAAGGAACGCTTCGATTCTTTATCTACTGGAAGGGAATGGACATTGATTTGTCTGCTACATTCCATGGCGAGGATTTTGAGATGCGTGACCAAGTCTCATACACGAACTTGCGTTCTGAAGTTGTAAAGGCATATCACTCCGGTGATATCACCCGAGCTCCAACCGGCGCTTCGGAGTTTATCGACATCGACATTGATTCTGCTCTAGCAGCAGGACATCGATATGTTGCGATGAACGTTTATGTCTTCAACGGACCAAGCTTCGCTGAGCATGAAATCTGCTATGCAGGTTGGATGACTCGTTCTAAGCCAAAGTCTAATGAGATATATGATCCGAAAACTGTTGTGCAGAAGGCAGACCTTACGTCGGAGTCTAGGAATGCAATACCGGCAGTGTTTGACCTTCAAACACGCGAAGTGATTTGGCTTGATATGTCAACTTCTGGTCGTTTAGGTTATAGCTTTGAAAGTTCATGGGGTCGCACCGGACGTAATATTAAGTGGCGCGGCGGCAACAATGTGGAAGCCAATAAAGCTACTACATCAGAGATGATTGAATTTTTCACAATGCGAAACAACAAGATCAGTTTGTATGAGCTTTTCGAAACTCATGGTGCTGCACGAGGCGAATTGGTTACTAACCGTGATGAAGCAGACTATGTATTTGCTTGGGATGGAGACACTACTCCATTCGACATCATGGATATTAATTCAATGTTTGTGATAGATTAACAAAAAAGTAGTTGACAACATAGAAAAACGTTGTTATACTTTTTAAATAATAAAACGTTGCTGCGGTACACGATATGCTAAAAACCGTCAGCCACTTAAACAGAATGAGAACTGGCTCTGTCATGCCGTGGTATGTTATACTGGTTCTCAGCTTTACCTTTGGGTTGAGCAGGTTCTGAGCAGCCGGTACAGGTGGTAACGTTTTGTTAAAAGTTTGAATTAGTAGTTGACATAGTTTAAAATTGTGTTATACTGTTTAAACAGTAAGACATAACAACAAAGGAGAACATGGGCGGTGTAGCGTCCATAAGGGCAGGTGCAGCAATGCACTTAAAGGTAGGAAGCCTACATACTACCACTAACAGCAATGTTAGCCCAACTATGCAAGCCTGAATTAGATGATGCCGGTAATCATTCCGTAGCATGTCCCATCCTTAGGAAGGTGGTAAGCTTGAAGATAGTAAGACAGTCCGAAAGGATAACACTGGAGCCAGTCGGTGAGGTGTAATGCGGTTGGCGCCGCTACTGACTTAGCCAAACTATCGAGAGCCTAATACTAACAGGTAGGACAGAGTCTGATCGTTAGCGCGAAAAGGCGACGTCCATCACAAACGAAGAAGGGTGAGAAGCCCGGAAACGTGAAGTGAGGCTTAGTACCCCGCAAGGAGAAAAGCAGGTGGTGTGTTGTATTTTGTATCTAACAAGGTACGAAGCAACTGGGGCAGCACATCGCAGTAGGTTGCAATATAGCCAAACGGTAAAGGCAACGGTTTCTAAGACCGTCGATTACAGGTTCAAATCCTGTTATTGATAAAAGCAAAGACTGGCCCGGTCGCATGTTAAAGATGCCTAATGCTAAACCTCGGTGAGGAATTTAGCACACCGGAGCTCGCAAGGCAAAGGTGTTTGTTGGAAGTGAAGACGTAAAGGGTTAGCGCCTTTGAATTGCTCGCAAGGCAAGCGGAAGAACGAACGACGAGTAGCATGTGACGACGAGTGAAAAGCGACACTCTCAAAAACGCGGCATTGGTTGATACTAGGGTAGTTGTTTACAACACTTTAGTGGATAAGGAATTAACATGCCTCGCAAGGGCATGGTACGGTTCTACTAAAGGCAACCATTAAAACGTGTAATCTCAGCGTTGATTTACTAGACCGAAAGAGCTCAATAGGCTCTTTCCGTGTGATAAATAAACTATATAGAGTTTGGGGTCTTAGCTCATCTGGGAGAGCGTCTGCTTTGCACGCAGGAGGTGATCGGTTCGAGTCCGATAGGCTCCACCAATATTAAGACATGACAAAGGGCAGTAACATGTTAAAATTTGGATATCATGGATCTTCAAAAATCTTTGAAAAATTTAATACCAAAGAAATTTTTCTTGCAAAGGGTGAGCATGAAGCAAGACGGTATGGAAGTAATATGTACAAAGTTTGGTTTGAAGGAAACCCAATGTTTGAAACAGGAACTATCTTTGTTATTGGACTAGACAACATTAAAGAAATTGAGAACATTACTAGTTCTTAAATTATGCCCTCCTGGTGGAATTGGTAGACACGTCAGATTTAGGTTCTGATGCCGTAAGGTGTGGGAGTTCGAGTCTCCCGGAGGGCACCAAAAATTTAAAAGAAAATGTCTAAACATATCTTTGCAGCAAACGAAGATTCTCAAAAATTTAAAGGATAAAATTTTAATTTAGAATGACCAGAACTTGGACGGGATCGATAATACTGTATAGACCGCACCACTGAGTTTATCGGCGGATCAAGGAACAGTATCCAAGTGAAGTTACAATTTAATTCTTCTTGTACTCATCCTTTACAAAAGAGGTAAATCATGAAAACTAAAGTTAAAATAATCAAAGCATCGGCGTCTGCTTATAATTATAATTATGATAATTATGATTATGATGATTATAGACAAGTTTTTTCCCCCGCAAGTGGAGATTGGGAAGAAATAGAGCATGACGAGTTACCGGCTTTCAAAGAGGCAATAAAATTTGCCAACCTTCATAAAACAGATAACAGTTATTATTTTCTTGTACAATACGATGAAGGTTGCAAAGAAGAGGTCTTTGCAACTGCTTCTGCATTTCGAAAAGAACAAGAAAAACAAAAAGAACGTATCGAAAAGAAAAAGGCAGAAGATAAAATAAAAAAAGAAGCTCGATCAAAAGAACGCAAGCTCAAACAATTAGAAAAGCTTAAGAGAGAACTAGGAGAAAAAGAATGAAAGATCCAAAGATAGAAAACGGAGTAAATTCATTAATCCTAGTAATAAAAGAACTCAATCAACAGATTTCAGATTTAGAAAAACAAGGGGTTAAAGTCATCATTGCAAAAGATGGTCCGGTCCATTCCCCATTTAGAGTACAATCTGTTACAACGATCACTTCCTATCTAGACGATTAAAATCATTCCTATGAAGAATGGATTGATAATAAACGAAAACGGAACTCGTTATTGGTATCAAAATGGCCTTCGTCACAGAGAAGATGGACCTGCTATCGAATACACAAATGGAGAACGTCGTTGGTATTTAAATGGGTTTCTTCATAGAGAAGATGGGCCTGCTATCGAATACACAAATGGAGATCGTTATTGGTATTTAAATGATAAAAGTTATTCATTTGACATTTACCTAAATAAACTGTATATTAAAGACTGTGCAAAAAAAACATTGCTTATGTTAAAATGGAGTAGTCGATGAAAAATGGACTTTTGATAGAAGAAGATAGCGCTCGTCGCTGGTATCAAAATGGCCTTCGTCACAGAGAAGATGGACCTGCTATCGAACGGGCAAATGGAGATCATCGTTGGTATTTAAATGATAAAAGTTATTCATTTGAAGAATATGTGAATAAGGTCTATCCAAATGATTCTCCTAAAAAGACATTGTTCATCTTAAAATGGAGCAGTCAATGAAAAATGGACTTGTGATAGACAAAGAAGGAAGCCATCGCTGGTATCAAAATGGCCAACTTCACAGAGAAGATAGTCCAGCCGTTGAATATGTAGACGGAGATCGTTGTTGGTATCAAAATGACCAACTTCATAGAACGGATGGACCGGCTGTTGAATGGGCAAACGGAAATCATCATTGGTGGTATTTAAATGGAATACAACATGCGTTTGAAGAATACGTGAATAAGATCTATCCAAATGATTCTCCTAAAAAGACATTGTTCATCTTAAAATGGAGCAGTCAATGAAAAATGGACTTGTGATAGCCAACGATGGCGCTCGTTCTTGGCATCAAAATGACCGACTTCACAGAACCGGCGGACCAGCCCTTGAATTTGTTGATGGAACTCGTTATTGGTATCAAAATGGCCAACTTCATAGAACGGATGGACCGGCTGTTGAATGGGCAAGTGGAGGTCGTTGTTGGTTTTTAAATGATTTAGAATATTCGTTTGAAGAATATGTGAATAAGATCTATCTAGATGGTACTAAAGAAAAAACATTCTTTATCTTAAAATGGAGCAGTTGATGAAGAATATATGTGTAACAGACGAAGAAGGAACTCGTCGTTGGTTTCAAAATGGTCAACATCACAGAACTGATGGACCGGCCATTGAATGGGCAAATGGAACTCGTCACTGGTTACAAAATAATCAATATCATAGAACGGACGGACCGGCTGTTGAATGGGCAAATGGAAACCGTTATTGGTACCAAAACAACCAACATCATAGAACGGATGGCCCTGCTATCGAACGGGCAAATGGAACTCGTCGTTGGTTTTTAGAAGCTGTAGAACATTCGTTTGAAGAATACGTGAATAAGATCTATCCAAATGATTGTTCTAAAAAAACATTGTTCATCTTAAAATGGAGTAGTCGATGAAAAATGGATTAGAGATAGATAAAAATGGAAATCGTCGTTGGTATCAAAATGGATTTCTTCATAGAGAAGATGGGCCAGCCCTTGAATACGTAGGCGGCGATCGTTTTTGGTATCAAAATGGCGAACTTCACAGAACGGACGGACCAGCTGTTGAACGAGCAGATGGAGATCTTTTTTGGTTTCAAAATGACCAACATCATAGAACGGATGGACCGGCTGTTGAAGTTTTAAATGGGGCTTATTCTTGGCATTTAAATAATAGAAGATATTCGTTTGAGGAATATGTAGATCAAATCTATCCAAATAATACTAAAGAAAAAACACTCTTTATCTTAAAATGGAGCAAATGATAAAAAACGGATATGTGATAGA